GATATCCATACCTGTGTTAGCTTTGATATCTTCGATTTCAGTTCTTCTTAAAGCTGAAGATACTTCAATAGTACCAACTGCGATAGTCTTAGAAGAAATCTTAGGACCAATTACACCAGCATAGTTATCATCATCAGCTTGTCTTCCCATTGGGTAAGAACCAGCAGCTTGACCGCTAGAAGCAGATGTCCAGTTTGCAGAGAAACCTGGGATATGATCTTCTAAAGCTGAAATTAATTCAATAGATAAAGTACCAAATGAAGAAGCTGTAACACCAGCGATGTTAGTAATAACTGCTGTCATTGCACCTGTAGCAGGGAATGTGTTATCTGCTGCAACAAAAGTGTTAGGAACTACATTGCTACCAGAAGTGTTAGCTTGTCTGTAAGCTCTGAACATTGGGTGACCATCGATACGAGAGAAACCTAAGAATTCAACTTGGTTAGTTTTTGTACCTGGCTCAGAGTAAGCTAAAACACCAGTTGAAATGTTATTCCACATTCTACCGTTAGATAAACCACCTGAGTTTTGAACAATACTAGATGCTGTTAAACCTGCTGTTAAAGCCGCGTTAACTGCTGTTAAGCTAGTAGCACTAAGTTTGAACACCATTGGTCTATCATTGTAGTTCTGGTTGATATCATCATATTGAAAATCAATATAAAGTAAGTCGATTTTTGGACCAGGAGTTGGCTTTACAGCTACTAAGTCTAAACCGATTGTTTGAGCAGCAATTTTCATAGCTACTGGAAGTAAGTTTTGACCTACATCTCCATTACCTGCTTGAGCACCTACACCAGCACCGTAAGCACCACCTAAAGTGTTACCTGCTAATGAACCTACTACTGGGTTTAATACAGCTCCCATACCTGCTACGTTTGTAGCGTTAACGTAAGCGTTTTCATTGATTGAGTGAAATTCAGCATATTCAGCCATCCATTCAGCTCTTTCTCCAGTTACACCCATGTTCTCTAATACTGGAGACCACTTCTTAACTGCTTTTTGTTTGTCTATTCTAATGTGTGACATATTATTTTATTATTTTTTTTTATGATCTATATATTCTCCTGTTAAAACTCTTATTTTTCAAGAGTGGATTTTTTATAGATTAAATGTTTTTGAATCTTTCCATAATTGCAGTAACTTCATTATCTGAAAGTTTATCTTCTTGTATTAAACTTTCATGAGCTACTAACTTTTTAGTTATAGATTCATTTTTCTTGAAATTTCTAGTTAACCAGAAATGTTCAATTTGACTTTCAGTTTTTAATACATCTTCTGGGTATAATCTAGCTTGTGAAAGCGCAGACTTTTTAGAAGATTCATTTAACTGTTCCCAGATTGGCTTAATGTTTTCAGGCATCAATCTGATTACTCTTTCTTCAAGAGATTCATTCTTTGTAGATAGGGCTTCTGCGATCAGAGTAAGTACTTCTTTCTGTGTGAAATAACTTCTTTCGTTTATGTGAAATTTAACAGTTTCCTGTTCTTCATCTGATAGTGCATAAAAGCTATCAACTTGAGACTTGTTTAAGAATTTTAAGAAATTCAAGTCTGTTGTTTCAGAAACTTTACGTTTTTTAGCTTCTTCAATTAGTTTATTAATAGATTCAGATAACTCAGATTCGCTGTTCATATTCATATGAACTTCTTCTTCGTGAGCTTCTTCTTCTTTCTCTTCTTCTTTAGCATAAGCTTCTTCTTCATGAGCTGGTGCGATACCATTCTCTTCATAAGATTCTTCTTCATGAGCTTCTTCTTCTTTAGCAAAAGCTTCTTCTTCATGAGCTGGTGCGATACCATTCTCTTCTTGATCCATTGGACCACACTCTTCTTCTTTCTCTTCTTCTTTATTCCAATTTTCTACAGATTCAAAACCTGCAGCATCAAGACTAGGGAAATTTTCTTCTTCACCAGCTGATTCATTTAATTTAGAGCTGTTTAATCTTTCTACAATCATTCCTTGGTAAGAAATTGATTTGTCTAAGTTTTCAGCGATATATTCAGAATAAGCAATATTATCATCTAAGTGTTCAGCGATGTATTCAGAGTAAGCGATGTTACCTTCAACATGTTCAGCTAAATATTCAGAATAAGCAATTGAGTTATCAACATGCTCAGCTAAGTATTCAGAATAAGAAATGTTCTTATCTAAATTTTCAGCGATATATTCAGAGTAAGCAATGTTCTTATCTAAATTTTCAGCGATATATTCAGAGTAAGCAATATTTTTGTCTAAATTTTCAGCGATATATTCAGAATAAGAAATGTTCTTATCTAAGTTCTCAGCTAAGTATTCAGCGTAAGCAATATTCTTATCTAAGTTCTCACCTAAATATTCAGAATAGTTAATTGATTTTTCTAGATTTTCAGCTAAATAATCATTGTGTTTAATTAGTTTATCAGCAGTTTCTTTTAATGATTTATTTTCATTAACCATAACTTGGAATTTCTCAGCTAGATAATCTAAATATTTAATTACTTGAGAATTAGTTGTATTTAATTCTTCATAGTATTCTAATAGTTGCTCTAATTTCTTAGGATTCATATTACCCTTAGAAATTGCACCTTTAACTTCTTTCTTAGTAGAAGCTAGTTCATTAACTAAGTACTTAGAGTAGTCAGTTAATTGTTGCTTTGTAACATAATCACTTTTGTTCATGTTAAATAATTCGTTAATTTTTGACTCATCGGACATTTCATATATCCTGAAGTTAGATTTTGGGTTTGTGAATCCTAAAGACTCATTAAGAACTTTTACACTCATTTTAGCTGATGCGAAACCTGGGTCAGCAACAATATCATAAGTGAATAATTTCTTTAGTGCAACTGAACCGTCAGCTTCTGTGATACCTGCCGCTCTTGAAGAAACGAATACAGGACATCCATCATCTACTAATGATTTAGCCTCTTTACCCCAGTAAGTACTTAGTAATCTAATCTCACCTGTAACCAGGTTAGATTCTTTTACATAATCAGCTTTGGTGATTATGTGAGAAGCTCTTGAAAGTGATGTATCAAATACATCTGGATGATCAAACTCACCATAAACAGCACCAAGTGTGTTCATTCTTTCATTAAGTTCTTCTAAAGCAGGAAGAAATTTATCAGCTGTATATACTCTCTCATTACGGTTTTTTACTCCGAATTCTGTGAATGTACCACCTAATATATAATCCTTCTTACCAGTGCTACTCTCTCTAATAAGAGATGTAGTTGAATTTTCTACAATTAAAACTGGTTTCATTTAAAATAATTATTTTTTGTCGTGTAGTATATATTACCTATAAAAAATCCTATTTTAATAAAGGTGGATTTTTTATAGTTTTTCGAGACATCTGATAAATAAAATGTTTAGATGACATGGGAGGAAGAGTACTATTTTTAATAAATAAAAGAAATTGAGTGGTTTTTTATGATCCTAACTAGAGAGATAAATATTAAAATAAATGAATCAAATTATCAATACTATGATGATTTGGGATATGATGTCACTATAGGTGAGGAGATAATAATTCCAATTGAGTTAATGTCTAAAGGTTCACACTATAAAATAAAGTGTCAGTGTGATGGGTGTGGTATTGAAAAGCAGGTCATATTCAAAAACTATGTTAAGTATGATAACAAATGGGGTGAATACTATTGTAGAAAATGCTCAGAAGTTAAAAGAAAAAAAACATTAAGAGAAAACTTCGGAGTAGATTATCCAATTCAGAATAAGAAAGTTCTTTCAAAAATGCAAAATACTCTTATGGAAAAATATGGAGTAGATAATATATCTAAGAAAGATAAAATAATAAATGATAACTAAAAGAATAAAGGTTAATATATCAGAAGGTACTAAAATATCTGACTTTGAACCTATTTTAAATCCATTTTCAAACTGGATACAATTCAAAAGAGAAATTAAACTGTCATCTATATTAGAAGGAAAGAAAATAGAATATCTTATTGAAGATATAAACTCTATACAAAATCCCATCTATGGTTTATTGGAACAATCAGGTCATATTGTTGAAATAAAGAAAATATCATTTCTTATAAAGGAGATTTTATTTAACATAAAGGATCAAGATGTTCTTAATTTAGAAGTTAGAATAGAATCTCTAAATACTGAATATGGTAAAACTATACAATCATTAATAGATGCTGATATTGATTTCACTTTAGATTATTACAAAGCATCTGACTCAATGATATATTTTTATATAAATTTTCCAAAACAAGCCGCATAAAAAAACCTCTCATATGAGAGGTTTTATTTTTTAATATCTTTTTAGAATTCGAATTCACCACCTGCTTCTCCTCCACCCTCAGCTGGTGCTTCTGGTGCTGCTTGAGCTTCTGGTGCTGCTTGAGCCCCACCACCTTCTGGTGCTGCTTGAGCCCCACCACCTTCTGGTGCTGCTTGAGCTCCACCTTCTGCTCCTGGTTCTCCAGTTGCTCCGGCTCCGGCTCCTGTATCTTTTGCCCAATATTTTTGATTTTCGGCTTTTTCTTCTGGTGTCAATTTGAATATTCTATCCATAATCCACTCAATATGGAAGTAAGGTTTTTCACCATTCATAACACCTAATAATGTTCCAACTATTTCAGATTTCTTAGCTAGATTATTTATTTTCTTCCACTCTTCAAATACTTGATTTGAATTGAACTTAATATCTACTTCATTTATAAATCTTTCATCATCTTTTAGTTCTGGAAACTCAATTAACATTTGTAGTTTAATAGGTTTAACTATTAATTCTTTGAAGTTTGCTCTTATTCTATTGATAAAGTTGTAGAATTTAATTTCATCTCTTGTCATCTCAGCAGCATCTGTTACTAAATTACCACCACCATTCTCTGCCTCAAATCTATTCATTGGTATTCTAGAAGCTCTTTTTAATGCTTTATAGAACCAAGATAACATAGTTTCATCATTTAAGTCATGTCCAGTTGGTGACATTAATTCCATATTTGGTGTACCTGCGTCTCCTTCTGGAAACCATATTTGTTTATTATATGGTAAATGTTTAGAACCATTTATTGTTAAAGTTCCTAATGAGTCATCCCATTCAACTTCTTCTGAGTAATCATGTATTAATTGACCAATTTGTTCTTCTGCTCTTTGACGAGACATACCTTTAATAGGAATAGTAAACTTTTGATAAATTGTTGCGTTGATTATATTAAACATAATTCTTGTTTGCTCAAGAATCTTTAATTGATTATAAGGTTTGATTAAACCTTCTACATAAGATGTTTCTGAATAATCATTTTGCGTAGAATATGAAATATAAACTATTTGAGAATCTAAAAATATTCTTCTTAGTTGAGGATCTTCTGGAAATTGAATCCAAAGATGTCCAATACTAGGTTCAAAAGCCGGAACTAATGTTTCGGGTCTTAGTCTATTGAATCCAATAATATTTTTCTTTTTGTCATCATAAATAATTTCAACAGCTACATATCCATCTATTAAAAAATCTTTTATCATCATCCAAGCTGTGATACTATCAGAGAATCCAAACTTATTATAAACCTTTTCAAAATACTCTTGATACTTATCTTGAACTTCTTGTGGGTAGTCATTGGGAAGTGCTTTAGGTGAACAGAAATCATTATCATCACTATAAACAATACATTCATCGGCTACCGAACTTATAAAATCTCTTAATTCATCTTTAATTGAATACTCTCTAAGAATTCTTCTTTTGTCAGCATAAGCTTTATCTAAATAAGGAATAGATTTTCTATTTAAAACTGAGGCAACTGCTCTCTGTGAGAAGAAATCATACATTGAGTTTCCTCTAGCTGAATAGGGGTCTTCATTAATACCAACACCTACTTGGTTTCTAACAATCATGTCATCATATTTCATACCATATGATGATAGTCCTCTTAGTATTCTACTGAATAGACCTTTGTTTTCAACTGCAGAATTTGCGCTAAAATTACTATTACTATTGTTTTGTCCAAATGAATTATATGTTGCCATTAAAAATTATAAAATTTATATTATATATTAAATTTGATAAGTCCCTTCAAAGTCAATAGCAGTAAGCATTTTATTACTTATCTGTGATTTTACTGATAACTTCTTGTTGTCTTTTATTTGTTTCTTCAACATTTGAAGGGTCATATAATTGGCTTCCGTATCTTCCTTGTCTAGGTCTAAATGACACATTTAATTCTTTAAGAGCTTTAATATATTCTTCAGAATCTGGTCCGTATAATCTATCAGATATTTCTTGCATAAAATCAGAATCAACCTTAGGTCCAACTTTTACTGATAACTTATCCAAGTCTTTTTGAATTCTTTCAGTTTCTTCAGGTGTTGGTCTACCAGTAGATGATTTTAATCCTTTTGGAGTTAAGTCATTCTCCTCTTTCTTTTTACTAAACCAACCTTCATTAAATTTATCCCAATTCTTAATCATATCTAATATTAATTTTATATACTATATATTAATTATTTTCTACCATATTTTCTAAAACTAGCTTGTAGTCTTTTAATATGGTCTTTTAATATAACATACTTATCTGATATCTCTTTTTCTATGTCATACATCTCATTAACAACTAATTGAGACATTTCTTTATCTCTTGAATTACTATCTTTGGCTTTCTTATTCCATATTTGTATTAGTTTCTTAGGGTCATATCTATTCTTAGGATGTTGAGAGTATAAAAATTTAGGTAATTCTGATAGGTGAATTTTATGAGCTATTTTTATTTGAGCTACATTATACTCCATAACAGAATATTGTAGTTTGTATTTAACTAGTTCCGTATAAATTGCCTCAAAGTTAAATTTTCTAGAATAAACATCTTTTTTCCAAGGATCTCCAGGTGATGATCCTTGAAAATCTTTATCACTAAATAATTTATCAAATATTTTAACTCTTATCTCAATTGGAATAAAGTTTAGATTAATTGCATAAAGTATAATTAAATTATCAAATCTTTTCACACTGACTGCGAATATAGGAGACCATTTTATCCAATTTGAATCGTCTAAATAGTGTAGAAAATAAAATCCACCAGTTCTTATTTTAGCAACTGGTATTCTTTCAACAAACTTATCACTTTTTCTATATTTATTGAAAAAGTATAAAGAGTTTATTTTGAAATTAGAAGCTTTATCACCTCCTTCAACCTTTACTTGATAATTAACAAATTCATTTAACATTCCCATATTAGAGATTACTTTTTATTATATATAAATATATGTTAAACTCGAAACCTAGTAATAAGAATTATAATCAAGGTAATTATATTCCTAAGAATAAAGACAAAGTTCTTAAATTAAATACCCAAGGTGGTGTCTATTATAGAAGCTCTTGGGAAAAGAAAATAATGACATGGTTAGACCATAACAATAATATTATAAAATGGGGAGCTGAGTGTATGAGAATACCTTATCAAATGACACATTTTGATAATGGTGATTCTAAAGTAAAAGAACACTGTTATTATCCAGACTTTTATTATGAAATGAGAATAAATGGTGTCTTAAAACAAGTAGTTGTTGAAGTTAAACCAATGAAAGAATATAAAATGGTTCAAGATTTAAGTGAGGGTAGACTAAATGTTCCTGATAAAGGAATGAAGAAGTTGAAAAATTTTGAATATGACTTAAAAATGGCTTACAAAAATAAAAACAAGTGGGAAACTATGATATCTTGGTGTAATAAAAAGGGTTATGAATTCATTATCATAACAGAAGACCACTTGAAAAAGTTTAACTTGTAAACTTAATTAAAAGTATAATTCCTAAAATTAGAACAGATACTACAGGAATAATATTATCAAATAAAACATAAAGATATTTTCTTTTTGATTTAAATGTTATAAATTTTATAAATCTTATTGAGAATAGAGCTATAAAATATGGTGATAAAGATGAAAACATCCCAGATATTAACCATATCCAATATAATACCTTTGTAAAATAATAAATAACATCAAGTATTGTGGTTGATTCAATATCTTTATTTTTAAAATTAAGACTTAATCTATGTTTATTTAGTATATAATAGATTTCATTCCAGATGAATACTATTAGAAATGTGTAAAAAAATGTTATCATTTTATTTTATAATTAATTCTTCAAATTTAATTAAATTATTTAATTCTGGCTCAATTAATCTTATAGATTTTTCTACATTTAATTTTTTAAATAGCTCATCATCTATAAAAGCTTCTAATTCAGATCCTATAATCTTATCATATGTTTCGGGTACTACATCTCCTCTTGAATCATAGATAGATTTAATATAATTATTTCTATTATTTAAGTCAATATGTATTGAACATCCATCTGGTCTAGTGCCAAATCCCTTTTCGGATTCCTCCCAAAGTTGCAAAACTACTTTATTCATATTTTAAATATTGTTACTTAATTTTTATATAATATTCTAAACAAAGTTTAAAAAAAATAATAAAATTAAAAAAAACAACACTTATGAATATTAAATTAGAGTATATTTGGCTTGATGGTTCTAACCCTCAGCAAATTAGGAGTAAGACAAAGATTGTAAATAAGATGGATACAATGATTCCTATGGACTATCCTGTTTGGTCTTTTGATGGTAGTTCTACTGGACAAGCTCAGTCTGGTAAAGGTAAAAACACAGATTGTCTATTAAAGCCGGTATTTGTTACTATGGATCCATTTAGAGGTAATCCACATAGATTAGTTTTATGTGAAGTTCTTAACCCAGATGGTACACCACATGAATCAAATAACAGAAGAAAATTAGCTAAAAAAGTATCTGAATTAAATATTGATTCAAATGAGAAATCTGATCTTCCTTGGTTTGGTTGGGAACAAGAATATACACTAACACATAAACCTATGGTTCCATTTGGTGTAGGTGAAGGTATTCCTTTAGGATTTAGTTTAGATCCAAATAGAGTACCAAGACCACAAGGTGATTATTATTGTGGTATCGGTTCTGATAATGTAGTAGGTAGAGAAATTGTTGAAGAACATATGGACTTATGTATGGAAATTGGATTAGATATTTCAGGTATTAATGCTGAAGTTTTACTAGGTCAGTGGGAATATCAAATTGGTCCAGTTACTGCTCTAAACGGTTCAGACCAGTTATGGATATCAAGATATCTATTACAAAGAGTTGCTGAAAAACATAATGTTAAAGTTTCTTTACATCCAAAACCATTAAAAGGAGATTGGAATGGAACTGGTTGTCACGTTAACTTTTCTACTAAAGAAATGAGAGAAGAAGGTGGAATAGAAATCATTAAGGAAAGTATGGTGAAGCTAGAAAGATATCAAAAAGAACATATTGCTGTTTATGGTTTACATAATAATGAGAGATTAACTGGAGCACATGAAACTTCAAGTATTAATGAGTTTAGTTATGGATTCTCTACAAGAGATACTTCTATTAGAATCCCAGCTCAAGCAATTGTTGAAGGTAAAGGTTATTTTGAAGATAGAAGACCAGCTTCTAACTGTGACCCTTATTTAGTTTCTGAGAGAATGTTACAAACAGTTTATTCTGAAGTTGAAGTTTCAGCAGAAGCATAACATAAATGATTATAAAGTAAAAATCCACTCAATTGAGTGGATTTTTTATTTTAAAGATATTTTGAATTTTTTCTTTTCTCCTTTTCTGTCTAGATGGAAATATAGTCATAGATGCCATTCCAAATCCTGGATCTAAAACAATATCAAATGTTTTTATATTAATATTAGAGTGAGTGGAGTCCCATTCCGTCATTTGATCCTTCAATTGAAATTAATTTAATTAAGTGTTCATTATCGCCTTTCTTTTTATAGAGTTCATTATAACCTTTAGCGATTCCTCTTTTGAATACTTCTGTAAAATATGCGAAAGCATTTACAGATTTTTCTTCATTGAAATTATACCAGTTTTGAAACATATCAAGTAGTCCTGACTGATAACAATCTAATTTGTCATCATTTGACCAGTATCTCATTTTCTTGATTGTTTTTTTCGCTAATAATTCTAACATTTTTTCAGCGTTTCTTGTTAATTTTCCTTGTGCTTTTGACACTATGACCTCAATATAGAGATCTTTATTATTTAAATAGATAAGCGTTGGATTATTTTTTGAGTAAAAAAATTTTCATTTTTTGCTTTCATGTTATATAAACATGTAACATGAAAGTTTAATTTTAAAATAAAAAATCCTCAAATTTCTTTGAGGATTTTTATTATATTATAATAATTAAAGTTTAATTCTTTCTTTGTATTGTAATTCTTTAGTAGCTTGTAGTTCAACATCTAAGTTTTCTCTTCTCTTTTCTAAGTTTTTAAGAGCTGTTGTTAGAACTTCTGACTCACCAATCATTTGAATAGAACCTTTTACTTTTTCAATGTTAAAATTAACATCTTCAAGTTTTAAAGTGATTTCTCTTTCTTTATCTTCTAATTTTCTTTTAACTATTAATTCTTTGTCTAATTTATTTTCAAAGAAATAAGTTAAGTCATAGTTTAATTCATTTCTAACTTCATTTACTAATTCTAAAGCTGATTCATATTTAAAGAATGAATTACCATATCTTTCATCACATCTGTAAACAAAAGTATTATTTTTGTAGTTGAATGCAAATACTTCTAAGTAAGGATTGATTAGATTGTTAACTTTTTTAACAACATCTAATTCAATGAATTTATCTAAACTTTTAGACACTTCAAGTAAAACAGGGTAGAAGTTTTTATTAACAATTGGAACAATTGGTGAAGAGAATAAACTTTCTAAAGTTGTTTCTTCATTCATCTCATCATCATTGATATAGATAGAACCTTTTTTACTAACTGGTAATCCAATAGTTAAATATTCAGAAATTCTGAAATTAACTCTATCTTCAGTAACAGTAGCATATTTCATAGCTGTTTCTAACATTCTTAAAGATTTTAAATCTTCTTCATTTTTAACATGATTTTCTAAAAGAGTTTTCTCAATATTAGACTCAGTTAAAATAAACCAAGAATCTTTTACTAAAGCAATATGACCTTCTTCAACTTGTTCAACAACTGTGAAAATAGATTCACCTTTACCACCACTTAAAAGATTTGTTTTCTTCTCAGGTGATTTAGTTAAGTTATGTACGAATAATTTAACTTCAGGTACCCAATCATAGATAGCTAATTCGTTAAGAATCTTAGACATTCTATCTTGATCACTTTCAAGATTAATAGTCTGTAAAACAACATTAATTGGTTGTCTATAAAGTTCTCCTTGATTTTTAGTATTCAAAACATTATATAAATTTTTTAATTCATATAATAATTCGTAATTTTTCATATCATCATTAAGATTTTCTAATAATGATTTAACACTTTTATCGTAAGTATAAGGCTTTAATCTTTCGTTAAGTGAGTTTATAATTACTTTTTCTGATAACTCATTACAAGCATTCATGTGTCCTTCAATTACAAATGAAATCTCTTCTTGATCAAGAGAAAGTTCCTTTTTGAAGTTATACAGTTCAAGTTTAAGATTCTTCATATTTTAAAATATTTTTTTTTATATACTCTATATATTAAGGTCAAAAAGTCATTTTTTACCATTTTAGTTATTTTTATTTGGATCTGACGAATTTGGGTTATTTGTTCCTGGATTTGTCTTTTCTCTTGTCTTTAATAGGTTATTATACCATCTTGTCCTCTTTGGTGCTACTATATAATTTGGATCATAAACTCCACCTATTTCAGTTAGAGGTCCATTTTCAGATCCATTTACCGATGTTTTATTAGATCCAACTCTATCTCTTCTTAATGCTGGATAATATGTCTGAACCTCAAATGAAATAGATAATTTAATAGTATTATCACCAGTCATATTCTTTTCTCTATTTATCTCAACAGTATTTTGATCAGGTAGTAACATCACCGCATCAATATTCATAAAGTTGTGTTCAAACCACATAAATCTATATAACCAAAGAGTATCTAATATAGCTTGACTACATTTGAATATATCAATCTCACTAGATAAAATAATAGATAGATCATAACTAACTGTAATTGGAACAGCTCTTACTTTAGATAAAACTTTTCTTATTTCAGTATCATCTTCTAATACCATTTTTAACCAAACATTTGGATTGGCAAACTCATCAGACCTAATAGTAAAATTAGTCATTGTTAAATGACCTCTTGGAATTTGATCAGTATTTAATTCAATAAATCTGTTTTCTGAAACTATATCATCTGCGAATGAGTCTAATAAAAATCTTTCATCCCCTGTTAATGAGTAGTAGAAAGGAACTTTAACATAGACATCACCTGAGCTAAATCTATTAACCCAGTTAATTTGACCCTCCATTGTATCTAAAACACAAACAGTTAGATCTCTAAAAAATACGTCTTCGAAATTAAACTTTTTACCCACCATGAAGTTATATATTAAATAAACTTTGTCTCTAATTTGTAATATATTAATTACTAAAAACTAAAATATGTCTACTATAAAATCACTTTTATTATGGGAAAAATGGCGACCAAAAAATTTGGAAGAAGTTGTCTTACTACCAAGAATAAGAAAACAATTTGAAAAAGGAGTTACTCAAAATTATATATTCCACGGACACTATGGCAGTGGAAAAACCAGTCTAGCTAGAATTTTAATTGGTAAATACACAAAAGATAAAGCTTTCTTAGAGTTAAATAGTTCCTTATATACATCTATTGATGTTTTAAGATCAGAGATTGAGAATTTCTGTAAGACCACGCCTATGATGGATGTTGAATCTGATATTAAATATGTATTTCTTGATGAGTTTGAAAGAGTTTCTGTTCAGTTTCAAGATGCTTTTAAGGCATTTATTGAGAAGTATAATAAAAATGTAAGATTTATTATTACCACAAATCACTTGAATAAAGTATCTGATGGTATTAAGTCTAGAATACCTCAAATAAATTTTGACTGTCAATCAGTTGAAGAAGAAAAATATCTTAAAATGGAAATTTTTAAGAGAATAAATAATATTATTCTACCAAAAGAAGGAAAAGAAATTCCTAAGGAAGATTTAATTACAATAGTTAGTAAAAAGTTTCCAGACTTTAGGTCTATAATGGTTGAAGTTCAAAACTATTTAGAAACCGGTAGTCTTAGTGGTGGTTCATCTAATGTATCTAATAAATTAAAATTAGACCTTTATAGTTGTATCTATGATAAATCAATGGATTATGAAAAGATATATCATTTTTTAATGTCTACATTCGGTCCAGATAAAATAGATGTTATGATAGGTCTTCTGGGTAGACCATTCATTGATTGGTCCTTAAATGAAAAGACCGAGAATGTTGATAAATTATTTAAATGTAATTATATTGTATCTGATTATACTTCAAAATTAGAAACAAATACCGATCCAATAGTGTTGGGTATGACCATATTAGGAAAGTTTAGGGATATTCTAAATTAATATATACTACATGGCATCATTTAATTTTTCAGACTTTTATATTGGTTACCCTGGTCACCCAAGATTTGTGGATAAAGAACTTATCACTGATGAGTTGGTTAGAGTTATTGTTCAGAAATATGAAATGATAGTATTTACTAATAAAGGTGAAGTTTTTGGTGATCCTGAGTTTGGTGCTGATTTACCTAAATTATTATTTGAAACTAAAGTATCAGCTACAAATGTTGAGAATGATATAAGAGATCAAATAGCTATTTATATTCCTGAGATTAAAAGTATACCTTATGAACTTTCTGTTTCATTTTATCAAGATCCTGAGAATTACCAAGATGTAATGGAAGTATTCTTTAAGATAAAAGAATATGATGTTTATTTAACTATAAGTTAATTTTAATTCTTTCGCTGAATTCTTCAAATCTCATAATGCTTTCATTTTCAGCATATTTAGGTAAAGATTTCATTTTTATTCCTTCTGTCCACTCCTTATCAAATACCCATTTCATATTCTTAGGGGCTTTCTTCTTAGAACCATATTTGTTTCTCATTGCCCAAATATATTTGGCTTGTTGTTGACTTCTCGCTGGCATTGTTTATATTTATTTTTTTACCCAGTTATATTCTGGATGCTTTTTTATTACTTTATCCCAAAATCCTCCACTAACATCTTGGTCTATAATAATTGTAAAATCTTTATCTATTGAACTTAATATTACTCTCATGACTTCTTGTGATAAACCTTTTTCTCCGGTTGAATTTACAATAGATTTTATTTCAATTGAATCTTTCCCAAATTTTAACATAAGAGCTTTGAGTGGTAGTTTAGAATCTATTCTAACATTTGGTTTTCCTGACTTATCAAGAATAGATGATGCTAATATTGTATTATTAGTAATTTGAACATTTGTAAATATTTCTGATAACTTATTAGATATCTTATCCATTAATGTATATTCTTTATATTCTCTAATTAATCTCATATTATTTAATTGGACAACTATTAGCAGTATAAATATACTTATAGTCTCTTTTAATTTTAACACCTAAACTCTCAGCTGTGGTAACAACATCTTCTAGACATTCTGAATCAGCTCCTCCAACAATAGTAACTTCTTTCCCATTTAAGGATTTTAATAACTCATATAGTTTTTTAGGGCATTGAAACCAAACATGTTTGTTTCCTATATAAGTAATAATAGTTCCTTCTTTAGTATTGAATATATCACCTTTCTTCAGTGATTTAGATTCTTCCATCTCACTTATTTTATCATAAACTTCTTTATCTAATATCTTTTTATAGAAATCAGCATCTACATCATAATTATATCTCTTTTCAATTAAATCTTTTTGATTTGGGAAATGATATAAGTCATCATGTATAGGAACTTCAGGTTCATCTTCATATAGATAATCTTTATCTACATTCTTACCGTCTATATGGTTGTCCCAAAGTTGGTAGACATTTTGAAAGTTACTACAATACTTATTCAATTCATTTAGGTACATTTCTGAAAAGAATTTCTTAAATGATTTCTGAACATCAACTATAATTAATGTACCATTACTATAACTTTCAAATGTTTTAAGATATCTCATTAACTATATATTAAATAAAAAACCCATCAAAAATTTGATGGGTTTCAATTTTTATAATTTTAATATTATGCTGGTAATTCTTCACCACCTTCTGGTGCTTCTTCCTCTTTAGTTTCTTCTTCAGCTTCTTGAGTTTGAGCTTGAGGCTCTTCAAATTCTTCACCTTGTGATTGAGCTTGTGGCTGAGCTTCGGTTTGAACTTGTGGTTGAGCTTCAGCTTGTGGCTGAGCTTCAACTTGAGGTTGAGCCTGTGGCTGAGCTTCAGTTTGAGCTTGAGGTTGAGCCTGAGTTGATTGAGCTTGTGCTTGGCCACCCATTAATGCTCCACCAGGAATTTTTTCAACATCTAAGTTGTTCATATTTATATACTTAACAATTTCTTCAGCGATGTCAACATCACCAAAAAACTGACGTAAATTTTTACCAGTAGTATCTTTTACTTTCTTTACATAAGCATTAATTAATGATTGGGGAATATCAATCATAGTTTTTACTTTGTAGATATCGTTTACTTGGAAAACAGATTCTTTAATAATCTCTTCTCTCTTACTCTTAGTACGATAATTTTCAAATGTTCTAATATGCTTCATTTTACAATTTATTTTTTATAGTTTATATATTAAGATTAAAAACTCATTTTTTTCACTTTATGGTACTAATAAAATTATGAATAAAAGGCCGCCTATTATAGCTGCTCCGGCTCCTCCACCTAAAATCATTTTTAATCTCATTTTATTAATTTTTTTATCCTTTTCATCAATAACTTGTTGTCTATTATCAATTTGTTCTTGTAGAACTTTTTCTTTCTTTTCATGCTCTTTAATTTCATTTTGTAAAGCAGATATCTTTTTATCTTTTGTATTCAAAGATTCCTTCAAATTAGAAATTTGCAACTTCTGATCAGAGATAACAACATCTTTATCACTTATTACTTTTATACAAATTGAATCATAACTACCTATTTGGCTATTTAATTTTTCAAACAATGATAGCATTTCAGAATTGTTATCTAAAGATTGAGCTTGTTCTATTGTCATTACTACAACCTTCTGCCCAAGTGAATCTACTTCATATCTTGGGTAGTCTATTTGTGAATAAACATTAATACTTATTAATGTCAATAAGAATATTAAAAATACTTTCATATTATTTGGTTTTATTTTTTAAAGATTGTAAAAGATCATCCCCGGTTCTTTTTACTGGATTCTTTTCTAGTTGTTCAATCTTATGTCTAGTTTCTTCCATTTCATGTCTTAACTTATCTAAATTAGATTTAGACTTATTAGCCTCGGCTTCAGCTCTTTTTGTTTCAGCTTCTAATTTAATATTTTCTTGTCTAAGTCTATCATCTTCTTTTTGAAGAGAATCGAATTTAGACTTCCATTTATTTATTTCTAAATCAATTGACTTTTTCTCATTCTCTAATTCAACAAATTCTTTTTCTAGTTGCTTAACTCTTTCTTTATATGAGATATCTCCTCCAATAAACCATTTATATCCGAAGAATATCGCAACAATTAGTAATACTAATATTATTATGTTTTTAATGTTAAACTTCATAAATTTTGATAATTTTTAGGTATATATAAAAAATAATACCTGACTTCCGAATATTTTATATATATTTGTAATCTTAAAATAATAAAACATCATGTATAAAAAACTAATTTGCTTTGACTTTGACGGTACCTTATGTCATACACCAGAACCTTCTCAAGGAGAAAAAATATGGTTAGAAAAAACAGGAACTGTTTGGCCTCATAGAGGTTGGTGGGGTAAGGAAGAAAGTTTAGATACTGATATATTTGAAATACCTGTTAATAGTTGGGTCTATAAGAAGTACTTAGAAGCAATCGCTGATGATGATGCTTATGTTATATTGGCTACTGGTAGATTAGAAAAGGCCACTAATATGAGAAATAGAGTAGAATCTATTTTAATTAAAAATAATCTTTCATTTGATGAAGTTTATTTAAATACAGGTGGTGATACATTTAGATTCAAAACAAAATTATTTGAGAGCTTGACTAAAGAAATCGGAGCTACTGAAATGATTATGTATGATGATAGACATGAACATCTTGTTAAATTTGAACAGTGGGCAACTGAACAGCCATTTGATGTTACTATTGTAGATGTGGTTAATAAAGAGACTAAAACATTTGAAAATAAATAAATATAATATATACTAAAAATTCATAAAAAAATATGGCAACAATTACAAAAAAACAAACAAAGACAAAAGTAGATCAGATACTTTCTAAGCCTTACCGTTTGACTTTACACAATGATGATTATAATTCATTTGATTGGGTTATTACTTGTTTAATTAAAGTATGTAAACATGACCATGAGCAAGCTTCACAATGCGCTCACATAGTACATTTTAATGGTAAGTGTGATGTTAAATATGGCGATCTTGAAACTATTTCTGAAATGAAAAGCAAACTACAAAGTGCTGGATTATCAGTTACTATGGAAGTAAATAATTAAAAAAACCCTCAAATTGAGGGTTTTTTCTAATTTTTATTAGCTCCAAACCAATTTATTCCACTATCTGTATTGTTTTTATACCTATTCATGTTTTGTTTTCTTATTCTTAAAACTTGACTATAATCCACCGCTTGAACAAAGTCTAAATTCTTTAGGCATTGATTCACATAGTTCATAAATTCTTTATCTGAAAAATTATTACCCCACTCTTCAACCATTTCTTTAAATTCATTCTTGGTAAATATTGAAGTTGAGTTCACAATTGTCATAACCGTATCATCATGTCCAACATCTGCTGCGTATCTTGTATTACCCGCTGATGTTGTGTGTTTAACAAATGTTGTTATCTCTCTTATATTGTCCTCATTTGATATTACAAATCCTCTACTTTGCATAAGATCTTGATAATCTTTAACCATAATATTCTTATTCTCACCAACTTTTAATCCAACTTTTTCCTCTGTTGAGTCAGCTCTGTGTTTGTACCTTACAAATACTGATGAACCATAGTCATTATTCCCATCAAATACATGTGGCAGTTCGGCAAAAAGAGTATTACCATAATTATTTAACTCTACTACAACTTTAATATTCTCTGGGTTGAGATATTCAAAAACTAACATATAAAGTAATTCAGCTAACTGTTTTACTGATATTAAATTACTTCTAAATAATCCAATTTGTTCTAGTCTGAAAAAATCTGTTATTGACTTATATGATGGTTTTTGAACTTCTATTAATTCAATGGGTTTTTCGGATATTCTAAATATATTTATAATAGAATAATCCTGACCCAATCCTTCTGATATATCCACAGACATAACAATTTTATATTCCTTTCTCCTAAGTGGTAAAAATACACTATCATCATCTATCCATTTAAGTCCTTCATAGCTAAATTTCAACTTTTGATCAAACTCAGGTATTGGTTCAAATACATAATTCTTCTTACCCTTTAATAATTCTTCTATTATACTCTCATTTAATAATGATTTACTTGAGTTAATGAATCTTAATCCATATTCTTGATTAAAAGCATCTTCACCACCAATATCCTTTACAGCTTCTTCTTTCCAAGTTGTCATTTCAGATATTGCTCTTATTGGAACTTCATGTCCTTTTTTATCAATGAATGTCATGGATTTAACATCATCATCAGAACATTTATCATTATTATAGACATAGATAACATCTTTCATATTATCTAAGATGTACTTCATTTCTACCTTTGTAACATCTCCCCAGGTATCTGACATTAATTTGAATATATCCTCTTTTGTAACACCGTGCTCATGTAATTTATGAGCATTCAGTCTAATATATGTTACGAATCTACCTGGTACTTGATACCAGTAAACCCTCATTGGTTTATAGTTATTCTTTTGTGGATCCCCTTCAGGTCTCTCAGCATCAGTTAGTAACCTATGAAATAGATTCATACCATTTGGAGTTGATGTAATAATAATCTTTGAGTTCTGAACGGCTGATACGGTTGGAAAAGCAGCTGTATAGTATGGTTCAATAATATTTGATGGGATATGAGCAAACTCATCTAAATAAAGCACATCAATAGTAAAACCAATAGCTGGAGTTTTAGTTCTTGCTGATGTTTTGATTCTACAACCATTGTCAAATGTTAGTGATTTTTGATTCCAAGTTTTAATTCCTGGTTTTAAGAAGAACGGTAGTAAAGAGTAGATTGATTTAATCTTATCTACAATCTCAACTGCTGTATCACCTTTATTCGCAACAATCATTATATTCTTATCATTGTTAAATAGAATAGTATGTAACATGAAAATAGAAGATGAGATTGTTTTACCAACCTGACGAGAAGCCATTAGAATATTAAATCTACTATTAACAAAATTGTCAAGTATTTCTTTTTGATACTCTCTTAATTTTATATTATTGATTGATCCATCTTCTGTCTTAACTTTACAATATTTCTCAGTGAAATAATGAACATCTAAAGCACATTTAATATACTCAGATTGTTCATCTTGAGTCATTTTAAATGATACGCCCGATCTTCTTAAACCAACTTCGGATTTTAACCAAGGGTTTTGGTATCTTTTTATAACAATACCATCATTTATCTTATCTGTAGATTCATCAACTAACTTAGTTGTGAATACCATTTGTCTTTCTTTTTGCTCAACAGCCATTTTAAAGGAACTATTTCTTTTTAATATATATTGTAAAAAACCGCGGTTCTATGTCAAAAACAGAAAATGAAAGAAATAGACTACAGGATGAGTTTGATCAGATTCAGTCCGAAAATGGTGAGTTCGATATATCTAAACACCTTGCTAAACCTGAGGATTTACCAGATTTAGGTGAGATAGAAATATATGATTATGATTCAGATATGACAGTTGCTGCTCAGCAATCTATGCAAGTATTAGAATCATTGGTAGATTTATATTTAAGTGATGTTCCTCAATTAAAAGAACATTCATATATTAAAACAAAAATGAGAGAAGATGCTTTAGTTTATGCTGAGTCTATATTTTTATCAAAGATGACTCGTAAGAACTTTCTTTCTCAATTAAGACAAATTGATAATGGTGATAATTCAGCTAGAATGCATGAAGTTGTCAATCAGACAATTGGTCAAATTAGAGAAAACTCTAAATTCTCATCAACTCAAAGAACTGAACTCGAAAAGTTCTATAAAGGATTAAGAAAAGATTTAGGTCTTAATGATATTGAAAGTCCGGATGTTCAAAGAGCTCAAACAGAAAATAAAGAAAATGATTCAACTAATGATGACTTAGGTGAAGTTATGGATAATAGAAAACTTAATGATTTAATTAAGGCAGCTATGAATAAAGACAAAAAAGATTAATTAAAAAACCCATCATTTTGTGATGGGTTTTTTAATTTATTTTCTTATCATATCTCTACTTACTGCAAAGTTATACAGAGTTGGTAGATTCAAGTATTTGTTAAAATTATCTCTTATATCTTTAAATTTTTTAGCCTTCTTAATTATATTAACTATCAACATTCCAAATTCTTCTTGAAAATCTAAATAGCAATCACACCAAGGTTTGTTATAATGTTCTAATGTTCTCCATTCGGTATACCCACCAGTTAACCAAAATAGACATTTCTCAGGTGTTATTAAATCTGTGTTTATGTCTTTTAGGTCTTTTTCCCATATCGGATCATTCCAATCAATTTTTCTCATCAAGATTGATATAGCTTCCGCAATATCTTCTGTGATTTCTGTACCAATTTCAAAAAAATACTCATTATTAGTAGATTTATTGATTCTGACGATTTCATTTATATAATCATCATTTGATCTTTTTGACTCTAGAACAATTTTTTTCTTTTTCATTACATTACTTTATTTTTTATATCATTAAAGATTACAATTTAATTCCGTCTATCCATTTACCTTTAAAATTGCCATTTTCAAATATTCCATTTTCCCATATGCCGTAAAAATTACCATTTTTAAAAATACCATAATACCAATCACCTGTTAGGTAATCACCATCATGCCATATTAATGTATTATGATTTATTTCAATGTTAGCGTTCTCAATTTCAGAGTCGATTAACCAAAAGAATTTTTCTTTTTCTAGGATTTCATTTATTTGAGAACTGTTTGTGTAAACCTTTCCGTTGAATTTTAACTCGGAGTATCTCATATTATTTCAATTTGTTATTAAAGTATATATTGAATTTTTAAACGCATAAAAACTTGACCTTGAAAATTATCAAAAAAATCAATATTGAAAAATAAAAATTTATTTAAAATAAAAAAACCGAGAATTTTCTCGGTTTTTTATAAAATTGGAAAAAGTTATATTATTTTGAGTTTTCATCAAGGAAATTTCTTTCATTTATAGAAAGAGATTCAATTCCATATTTAGATATTTTATCTAAAATATTATCAATTGTCATCTCAAATTTAGGTTGTTTCTTTTTAGCAGTTACAGATGGAATTGATTTAAGAGAATTAGTGAAAGTATCGGCAATTACTATCTCATCTTTATTACTCTTATATGTAAATGCGATTAATACACCATCAGTAATATTTATGTAAAGTTTAGCAAAACCATTTTTTTTATTACTTAAAAGACTTTTTTCTTCTAAATTGTATAATTTAGATACTTCTACTAATTTCTCATTATTAAACATTGTCAAATCTATACAAATTATATTTTTCATAGTTTTATCTTTTAGTAGTTTATTATTTATATACAAATATAAGGATATATATTCAATTAACCAAGTTTATTTTAACTTATTTGAACTTATTTAATTAACCAAGTTTATTTTAACTTATTTGAACTTATTTATCCTATAAATAAAGATACATATTTTTTATTATTTATACAAATTTATTTTAATATATACAGTTGAAAAAAATATAATTTTCTATGAAATATTTAAAGGGTAGAGATAATTACTTAAATGAACTAAAGGTAAATAGTGGACTTGTACCATATGCAAAAAACGATTCTATTGCTTCTATAAATGAAGAAGTAATGACTAATACAATTACCTGGGGTGATTCATTATTAGGTAGACTAATAAACTCTGCTATTAGAAAAGCAAAGGTTGGTGTTAATTTAGTTAGAATAAGTAGTGTTATTAAATCTCTTTATAAGTTATTTGATGAGATGGTGGCAGATGGTGTTATTAAAGAGATGCCAGTTGTTAGTAGAATAAAGATTTACAAATTCGCTTTAATTAAGTTTATTGAAGAAATTGAAAAGGTTGCTGCTGATCCATCAGATTATGTATTAAATGAACCAGGTGTTGAAGTTGAAGTTGAAGATATAGATGAGATTAAGAATATGACTGATGGTGTAATAACTGAGATAGAGAAGTATATGAGTGATATCATATCAACTGGTCAATCTAGTGGTGAGATTCCAAAGAATGAAATAGATGAGTTAGAATTAGATAAAAAGGACTTAATAGACGCACTTACTAAGTTTAGAGAATCTTTAGATGAAATAAAAGCTCCTGAAGGTGATAAAGAAGAAACATCCGTAGTTTCAGAGCCTAAAAAGGAAACGGGTCTGGTATATTCTGAAAATATGGCGAATAACTTAAAGTCCGTTTATATGATATTATTTTATTATCACCAAACTATATTATCTAAAAAGCCAGCATCTGGAGTTAATAAAGCCGAAGTGGTAAAAAAACCACAACCAGAAAATATTGTTAAAAGCTCTGTAGTTGATAAAAGTAAAGTTGCTGAGTCCGTACTATTAAATGAGTCGGTGCTAAATCCTAACCTATCAAATGCTATTAAGCCATTATATACTTACTTTAAGAATGAAGGTCAATTTACCTTTCCTAGTGAATCAAAGGGTAGAGAAAATGAATTTCATAAATTTCTTAGTGGGAATAAAGATGGTATATTAAAAGTATATAAATCAATTAGTTTAATTAAAGAAGATTTAAAAACTCTACTAACAAAACCAGAAAAGGTTGGTGGTCATATATTTAATTTATATAAAACTACCAGAACTAAACCAAATGGTGATTTTCAAGGAGTTGATGGTGATTTTCAGAGTCAGATTAAGATATTTAATACTACAATGAAGTCAATTTTAGACTCTATAAAGGTTGAAACAAAAGTAGAGACTAGTGAAGATGGTGTTGAGGTTGGTAAGAAGTATAAATATACTAATAAAGAAGGAGAGACTAAAGATGTGTTGGTTGTTGATAAAGATAAAGTTGTTCAACCAGGTCCTGATAAAAAATTCCTAACCGGTGATGATAAAAAGGGAAAAGAATTGGAAAGTGGTCTTGTTTCAGTAGCTTCTGATAAATCAAAGGTTACATTCCCTGTGAGCCCAGAATCTCTAAAGAAAGAATCTAAATTAATATCTAGCTATCTTGATTTTATAAAAGAAGCTGATGAGAATAAAGATACCTGGTTAGTAAAAGTTCATGAGTCGTGGAGAAATAATTTTTTAGGTAATTTTAAAAATCTAAAGAAGTATAAATTAACACAAGAGGAAGTTGATAAATTAACACAAGAAGTTGAAAAGGCTAGTAAGAATACTAAATCTCTTAAAATAGTTGGTAAAGATCCGGTTATAGAGGTTGTTAGACTATTCAATAGAGCTTATAGATTACACACTACTCAAGTTATACCAACAGGTAGAAGTGGTGGAAAAGTTTCTAATAAAACCTTTATGGAATATACATGTTTTGGAAGTGGTAGTCCGGATACTGCTGGTCAATCAGGTGGTCCATATAGAAATAACGCTGTATTTTCAAAATGGGAAAATGCTGTTTTAGATATAGTATCATCATCTAAATATAGAATCATTTTTAATGAAGAAGCTACTATACAAGTAGGTGAGGGTAATCCTGTTAAAGATTTTGGTAGAAAATTATTAAATTTTATGAATGAGTTATTAGATGATACTCAATTATATAAAGAAGGTGAGCAAAAGAAATTCATAAATAAATATTTTAATGTTGATATTCAAACTAAAGAACTAAATTCTCCTGGTAAAAATGATACTGGGTCTAATGATAAACTATCTAAACAACAGAAACAAAAAAATGTCGACTTTACTGAACAAGATGAGATTAAATTTGAAGAAGGTCAGATTTTTAAATTTAATTATAAAGAAGGTACTTTATATGGATATGTTTATAGTATAAAGAATAATAAGACATATATTAAATTTAGTAAGAATCACTTATTTGTTAAGAAATATCTACCAGGTGATATTAAATTTAAAACAAATCCTAAATCTGTTGATGGTCCGGTTTATTTTGCTGAGATTAAAGGAACTAAACTTACTAAGAATACATATAAACTTGATAGTTGTTTAGATGTCTCTAAAAAAGTCGAAAAAAATGAAGTAGATAAATCATTTAATATAGAATTTAGACCATCTAAGATGTATTTACTTAAAGAAGATGGGTCCACTGAATCTTATACTGTTAATACACAGGCTGATGACTTTGACTCAAATAGATTTTTGGTGAAAAGAGATTCAAAGAAACCAAAAGGATTTGATGGTTGGTATAAACTATTCATTTCATAAATTAAAAACCCATCACAAAATGATGGGTTTTCTTTTTAATATATACATTAATGAGAGCTTACTTTTTTGATATAGATAGTATATTAACATTTGATAATAAGGTTTGGATTGTAGATAAGTCTAATCCTAATATACCTTTATTAAGAATAAATCAATCTGATTTTAATTTGATTAAATCTGGTGTTTACAAGAACCAAGGTAATAAAATAAACTTTGCTGGTAATTTTTACTGGGTTCCAACTGACTTAATGAATAAGATTAAGATTAAATGTAAAAACTCTAAATCTGACATTTCTAAGTTAGCCTTTTCAATGCAAGAATTTATGAATAAAGAATTAATTGAAAATATTAATTATGATATTAATATTGAAAATATAATGCATGTTAAGAATACAGATGATCACATCTATTTAATTTGTTCTAAGAATACTAAAAGAAATTATGAGTCTATAATAAAGAAGATTGAGGATAAATTAAAAGACAATGGAATGGTCATTAAAAACTATTATTTCATCTCTGAGACATTTTATAATAGAAATGAAGATAATATTTCACATAAGAAAGTTAGACTCTTATTACAACATCTAATAGGGTTAAAAACGGATGATAATAAGTTTACATCTGAAGAAATAGAGGAATATAATGAGGTTTGTTTTTATGATGATGAGATAGGTGCTATAAATTTAGCAAAAAAATCAAATGATGTTTTACAGATACTATTATCAAATACTGATCCTGATATCAAAACTAAAATAAAAGAAAAGCTTAAGTCTAAAGAACATATTTTATATGTTAATCTAGTAACTCATAATAAAGTTAATAAATTTATTATGGATAAAGTAATAATAGGTTGGAGTAACCTTATAAAAGCATTTGAGAGCTTTAATTGGAAGTCATAATGTCCTTTTTTACAAAAAAATTATTAATATATATAATATGATACATTTAAAATCATATTTACCATTTTTGGAAGAAATTGATATCAGTGCAAATGATTCTCCAAATCTAAAAATTGCTAAAACAAGTTTAAATTCTGAAAATGATGAGATACAAGAGTTTAAAACTAAACTAAAGCCAGGTTTGGATAGGCTTTACAAGGATATTAAAGATCCTGTAGAGAGAGATAAAAAGGTTACTCAGTTATTAGGAGATGAAAATGTAAATAAGTATGCTAATGATTATAAGATTATTCTAAATGATATAGAAAGCCTGGAGAAAAAGCAAAATTCAATATTATCTGATGTAGCTGATATAAATGCTGATAAGAGTTTATTAGCATCATCATCAAGTACTGCAGATAATAAGGATATAAAAGCTAGAATAAATCAACAAATAGCTGAAAGAAATATGAAAAAGTCTAAAACTATATCTGAGATTAATAAATTAAAAACAGATATTGATAAAAGACAGTCAGATTTTAAACAAAAAATGACAAAAAATATTCAAGATGTTGAAAATGATATAAAAACTTTATCTAAAGGTCAAAAATAGAAAAAATATGATTTTTGATATTTTATATATACTAAACAAAACAAAAATAAAAGAATAAATATGGCAATTCAAATTGGAAAATACAAAAGACCTGGTATCTTTATTGAGGAGTTCGACAATTCTATCATAAGCTCACCTACTGTAGAAGGAATAACTAACATGGTTATTGGAGTATCTAAGAAAGGTCCCGTTAATACACCTATATTATTGAAAAATGTTAATGATTTAGAATCAATCTTCGGTCAGTTAGACAGAAATTTAGAAAGAAAAGGATCTTTCTTTCACAGAACTGTTGCCAAGATGTTAGAATCTACTTCTGTTTATGCAGTTAACCTGTTATTAACAGATGATACATTAGATCAAATAGAGTATCAATCTTTATCAGCAGCTTCTAACTATATGAATGATGTAGAGAGATTAGGTGCTTACAGAAGATTTTTTGATACTACAGGTTTCTGGAAAAGAGACACTGAATCATTTATTAACCTAACTAAAGGTAATGTTGGTTATAATGATAGAGTAATGAGTATTACTAACTTATCTGATAGATATACTACTGTATTTATTGTTAAATCTAAACTTACAGGTTTTGATAGAACTTTAATTGAGTGGTATGGTTCTCAAGAGAAATTACCTCCTTATGTTAATCCTACAGATTATGCTTCTGATTATTTAGTTGATGTTGTTATTGTTGGTGGTGATTGGTCAAACTATCAAGATTTGGCTATAGATACTAGATGGGGTGCTTACTTTAACTCAGAAGGTCTAAGAAAAGAACAACTTAGTAATTTTGCCAATGATAGAAATGTTACTCTTTTAGCTTATTATGAGGGACTTTCTTTAATTCCATATTTTAGAGATTCTAATGGTAGAAATATATTTATTGAAACTACAATCAATAGAGACACAGACAAAACTGGTATCTTCTGTGCATTCAATTCAGAATTACTTGAAGGTGATTATCCAAATGGATTAGTTGACCTTATTGGTAACGGTATTGTTGGACAAGATGCAGTTGAAATTGATTATCTTTCTTATAAAGAAACAATCAGTCAATCTGTTGAATATTCTAATGTTATTTTAGATAGACCAGGTAATACATTAGCATTAAGTGGTGCTTACGGTGGAGCTAGAGCTAATAATCACTCAAGAAGTGATGCTTCTACAAACAATACACCTACTATTGATGGTCCAGTTGTTTCTGGTGATAGAACAGGTTGGTTTGCTGAAGATTTTATTTTCAACTTAATATCTAATACACCTATTTCAAGTACATCTTCTATTTCTATTACATTTGATTCTGATCTTGTTACATATACAGACGCTTATGCTGTTATTGGTGGTGAATATATTCAACTTGCTGCAGCAGCAGGAGCTACAACATCATCTATTGTATCAACATCATTTAATGTATTGGGAACTAGTTACCCCAATTCTGGTACTACTGCTTCTTATACAGTTGCTTTCGTCGTTGATGCTACTGGTAATATAGTAATGGTAGATAATGTTTTAACATCTGACAATCCAGTTGTTGCAACAAGTGATGTTGTATTAGGTTATATAGATTTTGATATTACTAATCAAGTTATCGCTACAAGCAGTGTTGTGTATAATCCAGTATCAATTGATAACTCTGGGTATATTGATTTAGATTTTGGTGTAGATTATACTGTTACTGAAACTTCTACAGGTGTTATTGAGGTTGAATTTTTAAATACTGCTTCTACACCAAGTACTAAAAACTATGAACAATATAGAAAGATTAAAATGTTCAGTAAATTAACAGATGCTTTAGATGGATCATCTAAAGATAAAATGACAATGGTTATAGATTCTACTACAATGACTAAGAAGCCATTATCTAATATGACTGTTAGTGGTGTTATTACAAGTGCATCATCTAATAAATCATTTGTTATTACTACAGGATTAGACAGTGCTGACATTGCTGATGTTGTTAATAATGGATACTTATTATTCTTTAATGTTGATGATGAATTTGTGTTAAATGAATATGAAATTGAAACTAAGGATGAAGTTGCTTCTGTTTCAGGAACATCATCTACTGGTGTTGTTGCTAAATTCTCTACTTTCTATACTGATTATTATTCTGGTAAAGTTAACTCAGAAGATTATTTCTGGAGTAACTTAGTTGAAAATAAAATAGACCAAAATGGAAATACTCCAGGATATGGTTTACCAGATATTATCTTTATTGCTGGTGAAGATTCACCTTCTATGACAGCTTCTGTAATTGGAAATGACTATATTGTCTTCTCTTGCACAGCTTCTGGATTTGGTAGCTCATTATTAGCAAATTTAGATGTTAATGATATTATATCAGTTCCTTCATCTACAAGTAATAAAGGAACATTTACAATTAAATCTGGTGGTGGTTCTACAGCAATTGCTTTAGCTACAACTTTAGGATATGGTTCAGGTTATTGGGCTTTTAGAGTTAATGAAAATGTTGTACTTGAAAGCTTAGTTGATGTTCCTGTTGTTTATGACTATATTACTAAACATTACTTAAAAATGTACTTAGATGGTCTTAATAACTTAGATGTTAAGTTTACAGATTCTTTATTATCAAGTTTTGAGCCAATTAATGTTAACACTAATCAAACAATTTATATTCAATCTTTAATTAACAATTACAAACAATCCATTGAGATTGAAATACCTACAGGTTATACTCAAGTTCCAAACAAGATTCTTGTTAATGGATCTAGATATACTGAGGTTAAAGTTGGTGACTTCTTAGAAGCTTATTATGATTCTACTTTATTACAAGTTGGTCAAGTTCCTAAGAAATTAACAAGAATCTTAACAAAGAGACAATATGCGGCTGATACATCATTAGTTGAAATTACTTGTGATTCTAGAATTGCTACTTATAACTTTAGTGGTGATTACCAAACATTTAGATATACTTCAATGGAAGATTATGTATCTACTTATAAGGCTTTATCACTTAAAGGATTTAGAGTTAGACAAGACTCTTTACCGGATGGTACTGAATCTAGACAAAATGCTATATTAAACCTTTTAGCTAAAGGAACTCCATTGTTCAAAGCAGCTACAAACAAAGAAGCAATTGACTTTAGATATTTAGTTGATTCATTTGGATTAGGTTTAACTGAAAGATCTAAACAACAATTAGTTGATATTTGTGGTGATAGATTAGATGCATTTGGTTTCATCAATATGCCTTCAATGAGATCATTCAAAAACTCAAGTTCTCCGTCATTTGTTAACACAGAAGGTGTTCTTCAGTTAGAATATGTTTCTAAAGGTGGTGATCCTGAATCAAGTCCAGCTTTCCTTTACTCATTTGGTGATGGTGCTGGTACAACTTGTGTAGGTTACTTCTTACCTTATATGACTGTTAGTGACAATGGTAGACCAGTTGAAGTTCCACCAGCTATGTTTGCGGCTACAACTTATATGAGAAAACACTTATCTAATATCTCAGCAATAACTCCTTGGACTATCGCTGCTGGTGTTACTAATGGTAGAATCACTAATATTGCTGGTCTAGAGATGGATTTCACACCATCTGATATTGAATGGTTAAATCAAGCTCAAATGAACCCAATTGTGTTCAAGAGAAATAGAGGTTATGTTATTGAGACTGAAAATACAGCTCAAACACTTTATAAGTCAGCTCTTTCTTACATTCATGTTAGAGAGGTGTTAATTGAACTTGAAAGAGAATTATCAAGAATGTTATTAGATTACCAATGGAAGTTTAATACAGCTGATGTTAGAGCAGAAATTAAACTTAGAGCAGATGTTATCTGTGAAACTTATGTAAGTAGAAATGGTTTATATAACTACTTCAATAAAATTGATGAAGAAAACAACACTCCTGATGTTATTGATAATCAAATTGGTGTTCTTGACACTTATGTTGAACCAATTAAAGGTATGGGTATCATTGTAAATAACATTACAATACTTAGAACCGGAGCAATCAGTGCAGGTGGATTCATCAACGGATAATAATTAAATACTTAAAAAACCCAGATAGAAATATCTGGGTTTTTTGTTTTAAACTTTTACTGATAATATACTATAATGGAGAGAGCAAACCGCTTAATATATAAAAAAAATATAATAATCCTATGAGTGATAATAATAAAAAAGATATGTCAGAAGAAGAATATCTAAGAAAACATTTAGAAAGTGTTGATAATCAGCAATCTAATTCCGATATACCATTCGTCAAACCTGTAGTTGAATCTGTTAAATCTAGTGATTTACATTATTTTAACTTTGATGTAAAAGAAATGCCTTGTGGTAAATATTATCCTACCGGTACTGTTGTTATGGTTAGACCGGCACAAGTAAAAGAAATTCAATCATATTCTATGGTAGATGATAATAACTTCTATGATATTGTAGAAAAAATGAATGATATGTTGCAATCTTGTGTTAGATTAAAATATCCCGATGGTAAGATTACCTCATTTTTAGAAATTAAAGATCAAGACCGTTTATTCTTAATCTTTATGATTAGAGAATTAACATTCCAGCAAGGTAATTCACTAGCAGTTAATGCTAGATGTTCTTGTGGTAATGATATGCAAATTGAAATGAAGAGAGATAATTTTGTATTTCACGAGTTTGATGAGAAATTGGAAAGATTTTTTGACCTATCAACAAAATCATTTAAATTCAAAGTTCAAAATGGTAAAGATTATGAACTTTCTCCACCTTGTATTGGTATTCAAAAATCATTTACTGATTATATTATTAAAGAAAATAATGAAAAAAGAACTCCTAATTTGGCTTTCTTAAAAATCATTCCTTTTATGTTGAATGGAAGATCTTCTATTACAATTGATGGTATCAAAGCTAAACTTCAAGAATTTGAAAAGATAGATGATATCTCATTTCAATTCCTTAATGCAGCTGTTGGTAAAATGACATTTGGATTGAAGGAGTTAAAGAAAACTTGTAGCTGCGGGTTGGAGGTGCGCAGCGAAATGACATTTCCCAACGGAGCGTCAGGTATTTTCGTTATTCATGATGCCTTTGAAGCATATATTAAAGAATAAGTTACTTTTACAGAAACACTTTAATACACAAGAAATTTCAATGGATGAATGGCCTTATTGGTTATTAGAAGAGAATATTAAAATAGTTAATGAAATCATAGAAGAAGAGGAAAAACAAAAGAAAAAGGATGAAGAAAAACAACAAGCAGGAATGCCTAACTTTAATCCTGGATCAATGATGAAAAATGCTTCAAGTATGATGGGTAATATTAAGAGATAAAAAAAGAGAGACAAATGTCTCTCTTTTTTGTTTAGTATTTTTACTATTAGTATCCAGAAATAAGTGGAGGGTTAATAGAGAAGTTATTATCAATATATTCATCAATCCAGTAATCTGCTATGAAGTCTGCATCACAAGACCAGATATCACTTCCTTCCCATTTAAGAGAAATACCACTTACTGATTTAATTTGACAGTTTTGGAAAGTTACCCTTCTAAGAACAAATCCTTTTTTATCATGTTGATTTACAATAATAGTTCCAATAATGTCACTCTTATAATGTAAGTAACCTGTTTGAGAATTCCAAACTAAATCATACCATGATTTTAATGTATTCCAGTTTTCCATTGAACCTCCTTGATTAACATTAACTTGGAAGTTAATTTTGAAGTCAATAGTTGTTTTAGCTGGACCAGCTGCCATAAAAGCTCTAGTTGAATACTTGAACCTTTGTTCTTTAGTTTCAATTGCTTCTGTTAAGTTTACATCAATTGATGTTGCGTTTTCTAATAGCAATAGGGTATTTCTACCTTGTGCTTGTAATAAAGTCGGTAATACAAATGTTATTTCAAACAAATTAGTATATACTGGTTCTTCTGGTGACGTACCTGGTCCACCTGGTGAACCTACGTTTGAGATATTTGTAAAATGTGGTAATGGCATATCTTTTTTAATTATTTTTTATAAATTATATATTATTACTCACATTCTCTTTATCTCCATTTATTATAATTATGTTGTTAAAAATGCCATTTCCACTTTTTAATAGATAGATTATGAACTGTAACTATAGATTTTGCAATAAAGAGATTAAATGGGGTAGACCAGACAGAAAGTTTTGTAATAAAAATTGCAAGTCAAAGGAAAATGCTATAATAAAAGAACTAAAGTCACTCAGTAGAAGAAATAAAAGAAACAAAGAATTTGTTGAAAAATCAAATATTAAACATAACTATAAATATAATTATGATTTAACGCTTTATGAAAATTGCAGAAGTAAAGTTAAAATAATATGTCCAATACACGGAGAATTTGAACAAACACCAAACGCTCATTTATACTCTGGTAGTGGTTGTGAAAAATGCGCTAGAGAAGCTAGAAGAAAAGAAACAATATCGCAATAATTTCATATAAAAAGAAAAACTAGTTTTAATGAAAGTTTTTATAACAACTGATTGGCATTTTGGTGTTTATCTTAATAATTTAGACAAATGGTTGAATATGATGGAAGATTATTTCTATAATTCATTTATACCATATATAAAAGCAAATGCCGAACCAGGTGATATTCTTATTCACTGTGGTGACCTTTATGATAATAGAACATCTATTCCTATTATAGCTTCTTACAAGGCGGAAAAGATACTTATAGAGATATCTAAGATACTCCCACTTCACATTATAGTTGGTAATCATGATCTTTATAACAAAGGAACTAATGATATTAACTCGGTTAGATTATTCAACCATGTTCCTAATATATCTGTTTATACCGACACTACATCTATTGAAATAGGTGGTCAAAAATTAGTACTTATGCCCTGGGTTGAAAAAAGATTAGATATGATTAAAGAGATTGATAATAATCCAGGTGATTATCTTTTCTGTCACTCTGATTTAAATGGATGTTTAATGCACTTAAACTCTGTAGCCCACAGAAATGCTGATAAAATTGATGTTGATAACTTTGGAAAGTATAAACATGTATTCAGTGGACACATACACATTAGACAAACCAATAAAAACTTCTCATTTATTGGATCTCCCTATCAAATGGATAGAAATGATATGGGTGATCAAAAAGGAATAACTATACTTGATCTATCAAATGATAAAATTAACTTTGAACCAAATAAATACTCTCCAGTATTTAGAAGATTTAGTGTTTCTAATGAAGATGATATTGATAGACTAGATGAATTAAAAGATACTAAAGATTACATAGATTTGTCTATATCAAACAATCTCCTAATTAGTAATAGAAAGCTTCGCCGAAAACTAGAAGTGATGTTAGAGAAAGGTAATTTTGCTTCTGTTGACTATATTGATGATATTACAAAAGAGTTAGTTGAAGGTGAAGAAGTGAATGAATCTGTTGAATTGGATGAGAACGGAATGGAGATATCTGTTCAATTAGAATATGAAGATTATATTAAAGAATATATCTTAAAACAAAAATATGATAATGATAAATTCAAATCTGGAGTTATTTCTGAATTTGATGAAGTTATTAAAATCTATAATGAAAATTATAAAGTAAAAAGTGAATAAAACAAAAACCCATCTTTAAGATGGGTTTTTTATTAACTTTATTTTCAAATCACCAGTTCCTTTTATTAGTCTATGATAAATACCCATTGGTATAAATACTTCTCCTTTTATTTCTTTGGGTAATTCATTATCTATTTGAATCATCCAATCTGTTTTACCAATAGATTCGATTATTCTATCTTCTCTATCACGATGCCACATAAATTCACCAGAATCAGTATCATTATGGAACTCTCTGATAAAGATATTATCACTTAATTTATTTTCTTGAAATGGTAACATATGAATCAATTATGCTTTGTAAATGAAATTTGTAAATGGTGAAAATTATCAACTTCCTTACCAAAGAAATACAATCTATGATTTTTATACTTTACAAGATTATGACTAGCTGGATCTTCCGTTGTAGAATAAAACATATTTAAAATATAAAAATCTTCGCTTTCCATGTAATCAATCATCCTTTCAAAAACTTCCTTTACATCATCATAGGTAAAAGACTTAGAACGTTCTTCATAATAGCCTGAATTTTGTACAACTCCAACAAATACTCTTATAGAGTCAGGACTAAGAACTCCACCAGTTCCTTTCATCTCACGAACATCTACAAAATAACCTAAATCTGTTAGTTCTAATAAAATATCATTTAACTCATTAGTATTTTTATTAAAAGATTCAAATATTTTATATTTTTTTAAGTGTTTCATATACTATATATAAAAATAATCAGTATAATTATTTGACTTTAATCGGTATCTCATAATTTGTCTATCTATTCCCGATCCATCAACTGCTTTTGATATAGATTCATAAATAATTCCATTTATAGAGACCGATTTTAGTTTTGGTATGCCTGTTTCTTTTAACTCGACCACTTTATCCAAATAAAACCAACTTGGATATGATTTTGAGTTAAGTCTCCAATTTATATAATCATGTGTTTTTTTTAATTCTTTTACAGCTTCTGTTATTGACCCATATTCTTTTCCTTCTATTGATATTCTTTCTTTTTTTGACAGATGTGGATCAACTTCAATAAATTTATTATACTTTATGTTTAGATCATTATCTTTGAATAGATAGTTTTTGAAGTGAGATGACTTTAATCTTGAACGTATTAAAGACCTATCAATACTAAGTCTTTCAACAGATTCGGAAATAGATTTATATTCTATATTATCAATGATTATTTCTTTTTTAGTCTCCTGGTCAAACTTTTTTCTTTTTTCTTGAAGTCTAATCTTTATTTTTAATTTTAAATCTTCGCCAATATATTCATAAAATTTATATCTTCTTTTAAAAAATCTATTCGGTACACAATCAATATATAAAATTAAACCATCTATATCTTTTTCAATAATTAGTCTATCGATCTTATCAAATTCCTCATTTTCTCTAATTTTTAATTTTCCAAAAATATACCTTAAATCCTCCCCAAAGAACTCGTAAAAACCATAAGCATTTTTAAGAAAATTATGGTCTACTCTTTTTTTAATTAATGATAGTTCGTTTAGATAATCATCAATATTTCCAAATTTTATCTCGTTTCTAATAAATTCACATCTTTCTTTAAATTCATCATTATATTTCTTCCACTTTTTTTCATTTTTTAATTTAGATTCTGTAGATAAAATACTCTTATGTATATTTTTTTTAAGATTTTCTTTGTATATCTTAGCTTTTTCCAAACCAAATGCTTCTTCATAGGTTTTACCCTTTTTGGGACTATTTTTAGATATCTTCTCTCTTATTAATTCTAAATCAGGATGATTAGATAGAGTATCTCCTCCATCACCACCAGGAGCGATATTATATCCTATTTTTCTATCAGTTGATTTATAATATGATATCCAATAAATCTCCTTCTTTGAAAGTACATTATAGTCATCAGTTTCATCAATAATTTCTTTGATGAAATTTTCCATTCCATATTTTTTTAAAGACCTACTAATTATCAATCCTGATCCAAAATAGTTGGGATCTGATGTGGTGTCTTTGCCTATATAAATTTTATTATTTACAAGATTGGTTATTTTATATATTTGCATAATGATAATTTTTTATTTACCATTATATATTAAATGTCTTCTCCTCCCTTAAATTACCAAAATCCCGGGTAGGATTTATTGTTCCACAAGTGACCAAATTTATTAATTCTACACGCCCAGTAACCAGCAGTAGTTTTGTCTTTTTTTGCGGGGCAATTCATGCGACTGGAAAATGCTTTTCTTGCTTTAGGATTACTAACTTTAGCAGTCAATCCACCTTTTATATCACCAAATGAAATCTTTTTAACCCTGCCAGTTTTAGGATTTTTAACATAAACATAATATTTTTTACCCGATCCGGTGTTTCTCATTGGGTAATTTAATTTAACTTCTTTTCCGTGATATTCAGCCTCATTTAGTTCTTCAATGTTTTCCATTGGTATATCTAAAGGAACTAACTCACCGTTGTACATTCCAAACTTACCAATATCAGTTGATTCATATAATTCTTTATCAACATCACATAGATTAACTCTACCTAAGTCAAATAGTTCTCTAGCTTCTTTGATAACCTCATAAAAAGCTTCTGAGCCTGGTCTGAATATATTTTCAGTAATAGGTTTATTATTCTCTAAATGATATTTAAGAGATTCTGATACATTTATAGATTCTGTGAATTTTCTAATTTGCATAGTTAGTTATTATTTTAGTTCATTGAACTTTTCAATTTTGTTCTTTTTAACTTTTTCGAGTTCTTTTTCATCATGTTCAACTGGTTCAGTTTTGATATCAGGATTTAAATCCTTTTCCATTTCTAAAGAATCAGCATTAAATTCCATTTCTTGGTCTTTAGCTTTTTCTTCTTTAGTTTCGTTAAATCTTTTGATGTGTGTCATTTTTATTTACTAATTTTTTTAAGAACTTTAGCGCATTTTTCATACTCTTCATTTTCTTCCAGTTCTTTAAGATATTCTCTTAATTGTTCTTTATTAGATAATTCTAATTTTAGATTAAATCTAACTTCACCTAATTCTTTCATATCTTTTACTTGTTTATCTATTATTTTATTAATAACATCTCTTTTGAATTGTGACATTTTTGCAAATTCATTCCAATCATTTACACCATTATCTTTTAGAAAGTGTAAAATACCATCGGTACAAGAAGTTATTCTATCTATTGTAGATTCAAGTAAAAATTGATTATAATTATTTATTTTCATTAAAAGTATATATTATTTTTCCTTATCAAGAAATGTAAAATTAATATATACTTAAAACTATTAATAAGCATAGATGTCAAATCATAAAAATTTAATCTGGTACAATAAAGAAGGTGATTATTTAAATTTCCGATACAGTGATACAACTGACAGATTTGAGGGTAATATTCTTTTTCACGAAAATTCAACAGATACATTTAAAACATATGGTTTGTATATGTTCGAAAGGATACCTGCCTTTGAATATGAGGTTCCTGGTATTTTAACATTAGCTAAATTTCAATTATTTAATGAATATGGTATGGATATTCATGGTGCTAAGTATGCTACTCAATCTGTTACATTAATAGAACCAGTTAATAATGATCCTGATTTCTTTTCAAAGTGGATATATGGTGTTAATTTTGAATCTAAGTTTCCTATTGGAACTCATATAGTTTTTGATACTCCTTTTTTAGAGTTTACCAATTCTCAACAAACTTATATAGTTGTTGCTTCTAAGAAAAATGCTATTATGGTTATAAGTTTGATGGATAATCAAACATTTGAAACAACATTTTACACAACATATAGTGATCCAACTCAATATGGTAATATTTATATTTCTGGTTTAAATTTAATAGGTGTTTATAATTATATTGATAATTTTTATAATAATAATTTATCTAATTGGAATGAGCCTAATTTTTATGATAAGTATACTAAAGGTAGAAGATTGAATATAGTAAATTCTACTAAGAATAAAAATGCTGATAATAGATTTACACAAAAAGTTGTAACTGTTGTTGATGATAATTTAACTGATACTATTTATTTTGAGTATGATTTACCTAGTGTATCTTTACCAACTAATACTGATTTAATTATAGAGCTTGTTACTAAAACTGATTTACCACTAATTTATACTGGTCCATTATCAATATCAACAAATTCTATTTCATTTGGAACATCTACGGTTCCTATAATATTAAAACCAGGTATAGTTTTTAAGATTAATGGATCTGTTAATAATACATCATTTTATACAGTAGATTCAATACTTAATTTTACATCTAACAATCAGTCTATATACTATGCTACGCAATCTTTAGTTACCTACGATAATAGAATATATGAATGTATTCAGGCATATACTCAGAGTGGTGTATCTCCTGATATTAGTGAGTATTTTACAAATAAAGTAGGACTATCAACAGGATATGAAATAACTCCTGATAATACGGTATATTGGAAATTAGCAACATATATACCGGTATCAGAAACATTAGTTTCTGAGAATTTATTGTCTTCTCAAATTTATCTTGATAGTAATAAATTATATTTCACACAAGGATTTACTCAAAGTCAAGCAATAACATTAGCATCAGTAGCTGAGAACTATGCTGATCAATTTAAATTATTTAATGTTGATTTATATTATTCAGTTAATAAATTAAAAGCTGATTTAATGTATCCAACTAGATATGTAGATGTTAATTATTATCATACACAAGTTGGTGCTACTTATAGTATAGGTAGTGGTTTTGTTATAAACTATGAAAGAGTTGTTAGAGTTGAGCAAGAGTTAGTCACTGAATTAAACTATGACATTTCTGAAAATTTTGATTATAATATAGTTTTCACTGATTTAGATGAGTATGGATTAATTATTAAGATTAATAAAATGGTTTATCAAGAAGAGATAGACTGGGTTTATTCTGGTATAGCTGTTGATATGGTTAGAACAATAGATAGAACACTTAGAAATTGGTTAACTAGAAATCATCCAAGATTAGTCACATTAGGTATATTTGCTACTTTACAATATATTGGATCTGGTTATTCAATCTTTTTTAATTCTATTAAATTAACTACTGAATATCCAAATGTTCCTATTGATTTCACTGTCCAAGTTGGTACAACTGCTGATTTTTATATAGAACACTCTAGAGTTTTATTTAATGAAATGGGTAGTTATTTAGGTGTTAAGATAAACAATAGAGATTATAGTATAGGTGTTACTTATTCTACTTATCCAACTACTGTTGATATTCCAGGAACACTTCAATTATGGAGTGATGAATATTCTGATACATTACAAGATTTTGGAATTTATACAACTATTATCAATAATATGATAAAGTTTGATGTTAAAGAACAGGATCAAAGATTAGAGTATGAATTTTCTATAGGTAAGAGTACTTTACCTGGTCTTCCTGGCTATTCTATAATCAGAAAGATGAAAGGTAATGTAGGATTAATAATAACATCTAATCAAATACAACTTCCAGGTCCTACATATTCTTTAGAAGAAGCTGGATTTGCAACTGGTATGGTTGTTGCTATTAATAATACAATTCATCCATATAATAATCAAGAGTTTGTTGTTTTAGGATTAGATCCAGATAGAATAGATTTGAGTTATGAGGGTCCTTTCTGGGGATTGACAAATGATATTTGTAGTGTTTCCCCTTTTGTTAATATTGCGTTTAATCTTGGTTTTGGTGCTACTGGTTGTCCTACACCTGTTGGTCCTACTGGTGCTGGGGGCGGTCCATTTAATCAGTATCAATTTAGTAATTTAATGTTTAGTATCTCTTATAATCCTAATAGTTATATAATTAACACTTATAATCTAAGTTCATATCAGGGAACTTCTAATATGGTTGATATTACTTATGTTCAGTTATCTAATTCCATTTATGCGTTGGGTGATGATATTACAGTAATGGATTCTTATTTTGCTGATTATTTAACTACTATTTCTCTACCGGGTAACACTCAAAGTTTACATTTAAAGTTTAATAGTATTAATAATTATCTTTATTCATTATCTAAGAATATACTATATGTCATAGACCCATTATTGAATACCGTTATATCTACTATTACTTTAGCAAATGATGCTTTTGGTATTGAGATAAACACATTTAATGGTGATATCTATATCTCATATCAAAATACAAATAGAATTGATATTTATAATTATTTAAATGTTCTTGTAACAACATTAACATCTGGTTTATCTTGGTCAACCGGTAAAACATATAATATGGCTTTTAATGAGTTTGAAAAAGACATGTATGTTATTACTGATGATTTAAATGATATTGTTCTTAGAATAGATGGTACTACTAGAACACTTCAGACCACTTATGGTATTCCTGGATTGTCCAGTATGTTATCATCCGCTTACAATATCTATTATGAGCCGGTAAATGAATCTGTTTATGTTTGGGGTAGTGCTAGTCTATATAAAATAGATAATAGTTCTCCCATTTCTATTCCTAATGTGATTACTCAGAATTTTAATGAAATACTATTTAATAATTTGACAGGTCAAATGTATATTTCTGACTCATCATTGTCATTTCAATCATTAGATCTTAATACGAATGCTACTTTATTTAACACTGGTCCTTCTACATATGGTTACTTAGCTCTTAATCAATATGATAGTGATATTTATTTATCATCTCTTACTACAAATACTATTAAAGTGATGAGTTCTATTAATGGTAGTGTTTTATATACGGCTGCTTTAACTGACCAAACTACAAAAATTATTTATGATCCCGACAGAAAGAGTGTTTGGGCTATTCAACCTAATACAAACTCCATAATAGAGATAGTTGTTAATTTGACAAGTTTTATTTCTACTTATGTTATTCCTACATCAAATATATCCGAAAATCAATATGGTACTTTAGATCCTAATTATGTTCAGAAAAATGATCTTTGGTTGAAGACAAGAGACTATATTAGAGCTCCTAGAGAGAACTTCTTAGGTGAACCAAGAGTAACATATTATTACAGATGGATGACTGATAATGTTCCTGAGATTTTCTTATATGATTTCTCTGGTGATCAACTACCAATAACTGGATCATACGCATATATTGGTGTTAAGCCACTTACTGAAGTTAATCTTAATAAAGTCCCTAATAGAAATTTAAATAATATTTCTTTGCCTCAAGCTCAACAAACAATATTTGATAGAGTTTATTATAGCTTAGACCATATTGATGAAGAAACTACTAATATTTATTTAGATCCAACTCCAATAGAGACATTTATTGGATTTAATTCACCACAAGAAGGTGCTATAAGATCTATACTACAATTATTTAAAAGAGAGAATGTTAGTTTTGAAATTAACACAAACTCTACTAATAATGATATTATAACATTTAAAACATTTGTTGACATTGATGGCGTTAGTAGAGGTGAAATTAAGTTGAATATCGCATCAAGTAAATACTTTGTTTATGATAGTAATGGAAATAAAAGAGGTCTTAAGTCCGGTCAGTTATTAAGAATTGATGTTAAAGATAAAACAAATACAAAGAAGCAGTATATTTCTGGAAATAGTGGTAGAATATTTAGAATAAAAAATGTTTATAATAGAACTATAGTTGTTGATTTTCTAAGAACTTCAGATTCAATGCTATTTGAAACTACCATCATCAGTAACTATCCGAAGATTGGTAAAACAACATACTTAGGTGTGACGTTTACAGCCTTAGATAGAGAGATTGGTAGATTTAATGTACTTGGCCAAACAGAAGAAGAAGATGTTAGATTTAGGGTAGAGTTGGGTAATGTTGGTAAGAACATAGGTTCTGATGAGACATTTATTTTCAAAGAATATGATATTTATGAAGGTGGTATTGATTGGACCTACTTAAATAAAAAGAGAAAAGAGATGTTAATGCAAAAGCACCTGATATATCCATATATTGGTTCTTATAAATCAATTATAAATGCTATTAACTTCTTTGGATATAATGACTTAGAACTAAATGAATATTATAGAAATATAAATGAGGCATCTGATAATTTTAATAAATTATTTAAGGTGGAAATTCCAGATATTTTTGATAATACTGTTGAGGGTTGGACAGAAAATGACTTTATTAAACATACTTTTCCAAATCCTAATTATGAGACTACTAATTTATTTAATCTAACTTTTAGAATAACAGATAAAGAAGGTAATAATGTTTTACTCTATAGTTTAGCTGAAGTTCAGATTAAATTACAAGGTCTAAAGTATTGGTTACAAAGAAATATAATTCCATTAACTCATAAGATATTAGATATAACAGGAAGAGCTGACTTTGTTGGTGTGAAAACCATAGAACACCGTTCTTTTGATATACATCAATTTAATGTAAAACAGAATATGTCTCCAGTTTCATTTAAATTAAATGAAGCTTACTTGATGCCGGTTAATAGTGGATCAACTCAATATACTTGTGTACTAGATTTTAACTTATTATCATCTTCTACATATTCAAGTAGTTTATCAACATATCCAAGTGCTTCTACCGCTTCTATTCCTGACTTTTATAATATTTCTATAAGAACTTATAAGACATATCCAGAATGGAATCCATTTGTTACTTATCAAACTGGTGATAATATTATCTATTATAATAAATTATATCAATCTGTTATTGATAACAATAGAGTTAAGAATCCTAGAAAATATGATTCTTCTATTGAATGGTCTTATCCATCTGGTACATATAGTTTTACAGTTGGTCAAGTTTATAAATATGATAGAGATTATTATGTTTATAGCGGAATAGGAGTTTCATCTGCTACTTCATCAACATATTCAACAATTACACCTAATAAAGACAGTAGTAATTGGTTAAATGTTACAGAATGGAGAGAAATGGATTTTATGCCTGTTCAAAGTTTCTCAGAGTTTAGGGGAATTGATAATTTATATCCTTATAACTTTACAATAGATTCAAATATAGATCCTTTCTTAGTTATTGAAATAACATCTGATAATGGTTATGGTCAGACTTATAGAGATAGAAAGAACTATGAGATAAGAGGATTACTTGATATAAGAAATGGAATAGTTACCTATGACCCAATTGGTCCATTTGTTCCAATTAATCAAATAACAACTTTACCTTAATAAAAAACCTCTTATAATTAAGAGGTTTTTTATTATTTATTAGGTGTTTCGCTTGGGAGTGGCTTTTTTCCACCACCTTTACCACCTTTTTTATTCTTTTCTTCAGGTACTCCCTTTTCAAATTCAGAGTAAACATCAGGATAAACATCACCTTCAGCATCTTGGTCATATTTTATCTCAAAAAAATCACCAAAGTCAAGAAGACCAGCTCTTGTTAATTCAACCTCTTGTGCTTTGTTTAGATATTTTTCAATATAAACATTTATATCATCAACAAATTTATTAAATAAAATAACTGTATTATCTGTGAATAAACCAATAGGCTTTTTTCTCTTCTTATTAAAAGAACCAAGTACAACTTTAAAAATGTATTCTAGTTTAGAATCTTCTTTAATATAATCTTTAGTTAGTTTATTATTAATAAGTTCTGTGTTAATTTTAAATTTATCTTTATCAAAGAATTGAGGAACTACAAAATCAAATTCAATAAGATCTTGTTTAACTTCAGAAACATAAATATTAAATAATTTGGAAATCAAATAGATATAAATCTCATCTTTTTTCTCACCTTTTAGTTTAATATCTTCAATGTTTACTGATTGACAAAAATTTAAGAAGTTAATTAATATAAGAGTGTATATTTCAACAAAGTCAGTTGAATTATTATCACTAATTCTCTTATAAAGTGGATTTAATAACTCAAATGAAATATCTTTATCATCACTTCTGATAATTAACTTTTCTAAGTTTTTCTGGAAGTCTTCTTCCATTAAAAATGAATTAGTGGAAGTAGGATTTAATATTTTATAGAAGAAGAAAGCAAATGATTTTTCACCAAAAATATATTCTAAGTCATCATCACTAGTATTAATAAAATACTTAATAGCTTCTTTCATTCTCTCAGTTAATTTACCTTGAAATAAAATAGGAATCATATCAACATCAAATAACCTAGCATATTCATCTAACTCATCTATTGAAAATTCATACTTACCACTTTTATTAATAGCAGTAATAACTAAGTTGTTTTTAGGGACTTTAGAATATTCTATATTAGCTGGTTGATTATCAGGAAAGTATTCAAAACAAAACCACCATTTTTTATTTAGTAGAGATTTAACTCTTTGATCCAATGAATTAAAATAATTAATAGCAGGGTTGTAATAGTTTTGCATAGCTAAGTCAATTAGATTTATTGACTCATTTCCAATTGATTTTGGTTTGATAGTAAATTCATTACCATCCCAACTTACCCAAATTTTACTACCTTGTATATCTTCAAATACTGTTATTTCAGAATCAAATAGATTGTTTATTAAAGTCTCATCATTTAACCCATTCAGTGTTACTAGTTTACTCATAATTTTTATACTTTGTTTTTGATTTTTGTTTTATATCAAATTATATATTAATAATTACTTATTACTTAAAAAATTGGTAATTATAATCAAATCTTCTTCATAATTACCTGTTAGATTACTCTCTAATCCACCCGCTTTTAGATATTCATTATGTAATCTTATATAATCATCTTCAAAGAATAAGTCTTTTGTTAGATCATTTTTAGAACTACTATTTTCAACATCTTTAACATTAACTAATGATGTATCTGTTTGAGTAATTGTTTTATTTTGAAGTCTTGTTTCACCGTAAGCTGGCCCAATCGGACCTACCAATTCTGTTCCCGATACTTCTTCATTTATAAAATCATTAAATTTTTTAATCTTCATCTTTAGTTGGTATTTTTTCAAAATATTCATCTTGTTCTTGTAATGAATATTCATCTTTTTTGGTGTTATAGATTATATTGTAAAGGAATTTATCTTCTAATTTATGTTTATTGTCTCCTTTCATGATAACTATACAAGATTCATCTTCAAATGAGTTAGTTATTCCAATTATTGGCAAACCTATTTTACCATTTCTATCATGTAAGTCACATATTACCTTTTTACCTTTCTCTAAAAGAGAAGATATTTTACTAAAAGTAGTATTTTTTGAAAGATATAAGAAGTCTTTCATATCATCATCTTTGGTGTTTTGATATAAATCTAAAAACCTTTTCTCTCTTTCTGATAATTTAGATTTACCAGAAACTTTATCCAATATTCTATTCATTTCTATTTCTTTAACAGATTCACCAAATAAATAATATTTAAGTATTTTTTTAATTTTCATATTATAAAAATTCTTTTACTTTAAGTTATATATTAATTAAGGATATATGTTTTTTTATATATACTATGTAAAATTAATTTTTAAATGGATAAGCAACTACTACAAGCTCTCGATAATCTATCTATCGCATTAGAGAAGATATCCGATACTCTAAATAAGAAGGATTCAAAATCATCTACTGGGAAGGCTATGGAGAGTGGTAATTTTGGAGGTCAGCTAAAAGAGATAAGTAATGGTATTAAAAAATTGATATCTGATAATCAAAAAATTCTTAAGAATCAGGATACTATTATAGCTCTATCAAAGAAAAAAGAGTCTGATAAAAAGACTGGTGTTTTAGAAGAAGCGGGTGGTGATAAGAAGAAGGAAAGCAATATTAAAAAAGGTGTTGGTACTATACTTTTAATTGCGGTTGCTGTTTTAGCAATTGGTATGGCATTTAAATTAGTTGGTAATGTAGACTTCTTATCGGTTGTTGGTCTGGCCTTAGCCATGACTCTTGTATCAATAGCTTTTGAAAAAATATCTAAGTTAAAAATATCTACAAAAGATGCACTTAACACTTCTTATGTTTTACTAATTATAGCTGGTGTTATAACAATATCATCTTGGATATTAGCCTTAGTTATACCTCTTAGTTTTGGTAAAGCACTAACCGCGATATTAATTGCTGGAGTGTTTACTATTTTATCATACGGATTAAAGAATATAATAACTGCTTTAAAGGGTGTTAATATATTTGCCTTAATGACAACTATGGAGTATTTACCATTTATATTCTTTGCTTTATCAACCGCAATCGCTTTATCATCATATGTATTGGCATTGGTTTTACCACTTAGTTTTAGCAAGGCTATAACCGCTATTTTAATTGCGGCTGTATTTGCGGTAATATCTTATGGGTTGAAAAATATAATGACAGCTTTTAAAGGTGTTAAAATACTTGATATATTCGCAGCTGCTGAGTTTATACCTATGATATTTTTATCACTATCAACCGCTATAGCTTTGTCTTCATATGTATTAGCATTAGTTATGCCTATTGGACTTGGTCAGGCAATAACTGCTATTTTAATTGCGGCTGTATTTGCGGTAATATCATATGGATTAAAAAATATAATGAAATCATTTGAAGGTATTTCGGTTGACTCAATAGCTGAAGCTATTGTTGCAATACCATTTATATTTATAGGTCTTTCTTTTGCTATTGCTGCTTCATCTTGGTTATTAGCGATGGTTGTTCCTATAACATTTGCACAAGCTTTGACATCTATAGCTATATCTGTTGTTTTTGTTGTCTTATCATTTGCAGCGTCTCTTATATTAAAGGCAATTAGTGGAATAAGCAATTCTAAGTTGATAGCAGCATCTATAATAATGCCAATTTTATTCACTGCTATGTCACTTGCAATAATGGTTTCTTCATATTTACTTGCTCAGACACAGGAGATACCATTCATGAAATTACTTAGTATTCTTGGACTAGCAGTGACCGTTGCTGTCGCTGCCGTGGTTCTTGGATTAGCAGCCATAATACTAAATAAATTAGGAGGGATAACAGATTATATAAAGGGTGGAATAGCAATACTTATAATATCTGCTACTATTATGGCAGCATCTTTAATTTTAAGTTATGGTACATATGATGAGGGTAAATATCCTAGCTGGGAATGGGCTCTTGGTGTTGGAATGAGTTTAGCCGCTTTTGGAATTGGTGCTGTTTTATTAGGAACACAAGTACTTAATCCTTTCTTCTATGCTGGGTTAGGTGTAATTTTACTTGTATCTGCTACTATTCTTGCAACATCACTAATATTAGCTGAGGGTGAATATAATGAAAGTAAATTTCCATCAATGTCTTGGATGTTAGGTGCTACCGGAACTATATTAGCAATGTCTCTGGTGGCCGTTGCTATAGCATTCCTTTCACCTCTAATTGTACTTGGTTCTATTGCAATAATGACTGTTGCTCTAACTATTATGTTAGTAGATAAAGCATTATCGGAAGGTAAATTCAAATCATATCCATCAGATAAATGGATGTTAGGTGCTGTTAAAACGATACTTGAAATGTCTATGGTGGCTGTAGCATTGGCTATCTTCACGCCTTTAATTATTTTAGGATCTATTGCTATAATGACATCAGCTTTAACTATAATGTTGATTGATAAAGTATTTTCAGAGGGAAAATTTAAATCATATCCATCAGATAAATGGATGAGTGGATCTACTAAATCAATATTGAAGATTGCTATGATATCTGTTGGGTTGGCTTTCTTCCTTCCTTTAATTATTTTAGGAGCTATTTCAATATTATTAACAGCCGCAAGTATAAAAGAAGTTGATGATATACTTAGAGAAGGTGAGTATAAAAAATATCCATCAAAAGAATGGATTGATGGTGTCTCGGAAACACTAACAAAGTGGACGGGTCTAATGGATAATATTTCATTTGGAGATGTTGTCGGTGGTGCGATAGCTGACTTTTTTGGTGGTGGATTAGGTGACATAGCTGAGTCAATAGTATCAGTTGATAATATTCTAAAAACAGGAGATTATAAAACATATCCATCTAAACAATGGATAGACGGTGTGGGTCTTTCTTTAATGTCAATGAGTAGTATAATGGCCGGTGATTTAGAGGTTGATGACGATATACTTGGTGTTGCTGATATGTTAGTTTTAATAGCAGCTAAGATAAAGGCTAATATTGCGGTATTCAATTCTAGTATTAATCCTGGTTTTATGAAATCAATAGCATCAAATATAACATCATATGTTGAATTAGCTAAATATGTAGCTGGTAACTATCCAGGTCAAAAAGGTGGATTGGTTGGTGCTGTTCAGGGTATGTTATTTGGAGCAGATTCGACTCAAGATCCAATGGATAGAGTAGTTAATGGAATGGTTAAATTAGGAAATGCTTATGCTAAATTAAGTCAGTCTATACAGAATTTTGGTAATGCGATTAATGCTATTGATGCTGAGAAATTATCAGCTATTAAATCATTCACATCAAATGTAATTTTAATGTCTTTAATGGATCCTGATATGTTTGAGGACATGTTAGATAGATTAGAGGATAAAGCAGGTGTATTTGTTGATGCTATAAATGAAATAGACTCGGATAAAGAGGATGTTAAAAAACCAGCAAGTGTTAATGCTGGCAAGGGAGCAAAAACACCACCAGATCCAAATCAACAAAAAATGATTCAGTTATTAACCGCTATGGATGCTAAGTTAGGTACAATTGCTAAAAACTCTGGAACATTAGCAGACTACACAAATGAGTTAAGAACATCTTCTGGTGTTAAAGTAAAAAAATAATAAACAAATAATACTTATTTCATATAATTGATATGAAGAACATTTCTTTATTCAAGAAAATTAAACTTTTTAGAGAGTTTAAAAAGCAGATTAAAAACAGTAAAGAAGATTTAGAAAGAACTCTAAATATAAGAGTTGATAAGTCTTATAGACTATACACTGTTTTAAACATACCTGAAGACTTGGTAGGTGAGGCTTATAGTCTTAAAAAATCCGATATTGATAGAATATCTGAAAATTTTACAAGAGAATATACACTTGGTGTGTCTAGATTTTTAGATACAAAGGGATTAAAAGAACTTTATGAGATATATGAGATTAGAAAAGTTGATAAATATTCTTATCTAATTGTTATAGGATATTCTTTATTTAAAAGTAATAAGTATTATGATACTTTATATTATAGAGTTATACCTGGTGGTATTATACTTTCTATTATTTTATCTCTTATTTTACTACTATAACTAAACTTTTTAATCATTTTCAATTATAAAAAAAAACAAAAACAAAATAAATATGGATAATTTCTATGAATTGTCGGAAGACACAATATCTAAATTTTTAGAGGTTTTTAATAAAAAAACTTTCCCAGTTTCTATCAAATTTCAATTTGAAGGAGATGAAAAACAAAAAGAACTTATTAAAATATCAGTAATCCCACCAAAGTACCAATTTATAATTGGTAAGGATTTATTAGTATCAATTAATGAAGATATTCTAAATGTATTTGATGACGAATCAGTAACTATTTTACTTGAACAAGAAATTGACAAAATCAATATGAATATTGAGACTGGTAAAATTAAACTTGTTAAAACAGATTTAAATACATTCTCATCACTTGTAAATAAGTATGGTGTTGAAAAAGTAGCTAGAGCTAATAAGGTTGAAGAACTTTATAAAGAACAACAAAAAGATGCTGCTCAAGACGAAGAATTTATTGTATAAAAATATAAATCAAAATGAGTATTACACACGGACAACATCACGGTCAAAACTATGTTTCGGCTTTGAAGAAGAAATATGAGTTTCAAATGGAAGAAGCAAAGGCAAATTTAGCACTTTACTTTTCAAATACAAATCTTGCAGCAATTGGAGAACACTCTGATCTATTAACAGAACATGATAAGTGGATTGAACAATATGCAAATGCTAAAGATAAATTAGAGACACTGATGTCTTTGTATGACACAGTAACCAATATTAACGGATAAAAATAAAAAATAAATAATATGAAAATAGAAACTAATGTAATTAAACCAGAAATTAAATTTCTTGAGAATGATGTTGAAAATATCATCATTACTCCTGAATATGAATCACCGCTTGATTCTAAACTTCAAGGAGTTGAAGAATTTATGAAGGCTAATGGTGGTAAAGGAAAGTCAGAATCTGAAAAAGATGAACTTTATAAACAATCACAACAATTGTGGCAAGATTTAGCTCTTTGTTTAAGAGATACAAAATATAATTTCCATCTTAACAGACCACAGTGGAAATTTTTAACTGATTTAGTTCTGGTTAAACTAGAATATGATGTGAATACTGTTTTCTTTGCAATAGAACTAACAGATCTTTTGGGCTCTATGAAAGATGTTAAATATTCAAATGATAAAGACCTAATTGCTTTTCCAGTTAATGCAACTGAAATCACTTATATCTATCATTTAATATCAAAACACAATGTAAAGGGTTTATCAAAAGATTCTTATACATTCGCACAGATTCTTAAAAGAATTGGTGCTATCAGTAAGGTATTTAATTACTATGATACAACAATTAAAAATCTTTCAACTGAAATCCAAGATTGGATTACTTCACTTGAAGATGGTGTTACCATAGAAGGTAAAGCAGAATCAGAAACTGTTTAATATAAATAAAATAGAAATTAATAAAAGTGGTACTTATTAGTACCACTTTTATTATATATACTAATAATGAATTCAATACATGTTACATCTAAAACAAGTTCTATTAGAGCTACTTGGACTCGTGAATTATCAGAGGATTTGAATATGTATCATGGGTTGGATTTTGAAGATGAGCTATCTCAAATTCTAAAGAAAGAACTACTAAAAGAAAGATGTAGTGATAGAAAAAAATCTATTAATAAAATTTTCAAACTACAAAAAACATCATAGTAAATTTTGATATAAATACTATGAATGTACTCAGTGTTGTTAATTACTCTAAAATAAATCCCAATATATCAGTTATTAAATCTAAACTAGAAAACAAAAACAATAGTTTACAATTTCTTCCTCAAATTTTAGATAATTTATCAAAAGATAAAAACTTTAATTATAAAAATCAAAAATTAAAATCAGCTTATGCAATAGATATTGTTCATAATTTGATTTTAAAATATTATTTCAAAAAAGAAAATAAATTTCATTTACTAGCAACTATTCTTAAAGAGAAGTATGGTTATCTTTATAACTACTACATTGATTACTTAATTGAGAGAAATATTATATTACTTCTTTCAAATCACCAGAAAGGTAAAAGTTCAAGAGTGTATTCGATAAATGAATCAGTTCTTAGAGGCAAAATCACAAGATATAATAATAAAGACAAAGTACTCCTAAAGAAGTATAAATCTAAAGTATCTCAAATAGAAGAAAATGATATTGAAAGTTCTTTAATAGATGTTGATATTAAAAGAAAACTAGTTAGTGATTTATTTGGTATTCAAATAGAATTTGATAGGTCAATTTTCTATTTAGATAGTCTTAAAAATGAAGATATGGATATTTATAATAGAAATAAATATTCAGTAGAATGTGTTAAAGAAGGTCATATATTTTATCACTTTGATAATTATGGCAGAATGCACACTAACTTTACTATACTTAAGGCTTTTATTAGAAAGAATTGTTTATTAATTGATGGTGAAGAAACTTGTGAAATGGATATTAAAAATAGTCAGCCTCTTTTCTTATCAAAATTAATACAAGATAGTAATACAAAGTGGGTTGATAAAGATGAATTTGAGTTATTCAAGAGTCTAACTATTAACGGTAACTTCTATCAATATATTATGGATAACATTAAAACAAAAGATAGAGGTATGGTTAAAGAATTAACATATAAAGTTCTCTTTGGTAGAAATGGTGCTACTAGCAAAGCTGATAAGATATTTATTAGTTTATTTCCCACAATACATAACTTTATTAAGTTATATAAAAAAGATCATAATGATTATAAAATATTAGCCTATGATTTACAAAAAGCTGAATCTAGTTTAATATTCAATAAGATAATTAGACAAGTTATGAACTTATATCCAGATATTAAGATTGTTACAGTTCATGATAGTATAATTGTACCTAAAAAAAATAAAGAAGAGGTTTTGGCTATTTTTCAAACTAAACTTTATGAAGAATTCGGATTAATATAGTATGAAAAAGATTTTATTTCTATGTGCTCAACCAGATGTACCTTATTTTCATTGGCAGGTTGAGGTTATGATTCATAACTTTATGAAAGTTGGAATAAATCCAAATCATATTGAGATTTTATTTTCATATGATTCATCTCCATCTAATCAAGGCAGAGAACTAGCCAGTAGATATCCTTATGTTAGATTCTTCTTTTACAAAAGAACAATTTTAGATAATGGTGGTTATATACCTATACTTAGACCAGATATCATAGAACAACATTTTATGAGTTATCCAGAGTTATCTAATGAAACTATTTTTTATCATGATTCGGATATTGTATTCAGAGAACTTCCAGATTTTAATTCTATGAATAATGATGATATATGGTACCTAAGTGATACTATATCTTATATATGTGCTGATTATATAAAATCTAAATCAACTGAATTATTTATTGAGATGTGTAGAATATCCGATATTGATCCTCAATTAGTAGAATCAAATAATTCTAATTCAGGTGGTGCTCAGTATCTAATGAAAGGTGTTGATTCTGAATATTGGAGAGAAGTTAAAGAAAAGGCTTTAGCTTTATATAAATATATGTCTAATAGAGAAAACATTGAAAGAAGGTCATTAACACCTGAAAAACTAGTTAATTATAATCCTATACAAAAATGGTGTGCTGATATGTGGGCTGTCCTATGGATGTCTCTAAAAAGAGGAAATAAAGTTCAAATATCCAAAGAGTTAAATTTTAGTTGGGGAACATCACCAATTTCCGATTATAATTCATGTAAGATATTTCATAATGCTGGTGTTACAACATCTAGTGGTGGTTTATTTTATAAAGGCGAGTTTATTAATAAGAATCCATTTGAAGAGGATCTTTCCTTTGTTAAAAAAGACACCGCATCTTTTAAATATGTAGAGGCAATTTTATATGCTAAAGATATGAGAAATAAGCCTTTATAGTTTTTTAAATAAATATATACCTTTGTGAAAAGGTTTTATCTAAAATATAAACATGAGACTATAAATGTAGTTGATTTGAATACTTTAGAAGAAGCTATTTCCTATTTCAGTAAGATAAAAAAATTATCTGTAAGTAATTTGTTGAAAATCTATATTGTCACAGACCAACATTAGACTTTTAATATATACATAATGAATCTTCAAGGTCAAAATATATCTTATGTTATTTTATCATCCGATAGATTAGATGATATGATTTCTATTCTTTATGCTAAAGAATATCAAGTAATTCCGATTAAAGGATATTATAGGGGTCAATATGAGGATTCGGTTATGGCTTTTGGTATGGTTGATAATGATAATTTAAGAAAAGATGTTTTATTTTTATTAAATCATTTTCATCAGGATTGTGCGATTATAAAATACTTAGGTGAACCATCAGCTAGAAAGATTTTTAAAGATGGATCCGAAAAACCACTTGGTATAGTAATGTATAATACCGATGCTGAGAATGTTTCTTACTTATACAATGGTCATTCATTCTCATTTATAGAACAAGTTAGATATTGGAAACCTACTAAGAAAGAAGATTTCAGAGTGGGTATGATTGTTGAGTATTTTAATAAAGATAAATGGTATGAGAGATTAGTTGAGAATCCTCATGATGAGTATGAAAAACTTTATAAATTACTTATAAAGTATGATAAAGTTAGAGTAGCCTCTAAATAATCTCAAACCACTTTATACACCTTTCCCAAGACCCTGGAGTTTCTGACATAAAATAAGTAGAATCACTTATATTATTAATAACATTTAAACCTATTTCTGGTTTATTTATATTTCTCATCAATATAACCTTTTTAGGATTAATCAAATGAGATGGTATGATATCAATTCCTGATATATTACCAGTTACTGTTGTTCCATTATTTTGAATAGTAAATGTATTACTTTTCAATAAATACATATAAACATCTAAACCAACCAACATTGAATTAGCTGGTCCTATTCTGCTATCCATAGCAATCATACTATTCAACATCATTATCTTAGATACTATTTTTCTAAAATTAGAATTATCATTATCATAACTTGATAAAGTAGGATCATTCTTAATAGTGACATTCATACTTTGATTATTAGATGAAGTCATTGGATTTAAAGTCAATGATTCTAGCTTTTTTACTATATCATAATAAAGTGATTGATTATCTATCAGTTTTTGAGATTTAACAGTCAAACTTTTCATTTGAGTTGATACAGACATTATATAACTTTCTTCTTCTAATCCCCATTCATTTGACTCTTTTTCATTATTCCATTCATCAACTTTATTCTCAAGAATTGCGTCAATTGTTAAATCTCTTCTTTTACTTTTCAGAATATTTTTATAATCTTCTGTGTCAGAATAAACATATTCTAAATAGTAAATAATCCCGCTAGGTAAAGATGGTTTTGAATTTTCTGAGTAATTACAGACTTTTTCTAAATCATATCGAGTAACTGTCATACTTATTCTTCATTCCATTTTTCTGAGCTTGTGCGTTAGACATCTTCATTATTTCATCTTTACTCATTGCTGATGTTTTTTGCAATAATTCTAGGTTTCTCTGATAGTATTTCATATCAGGTGCTGTTCTTGAATGATATAAGTGATAACATTTATTAGGAAGTTCAATCCAATTTAAGAAGTGTTTAACTTTTAGAGATACAAAATCATCTTCAGCTCCCCATCCAACGAATGATTCGTTCCATCCACCAATTCTCATGATGGCATCTTTTCTAAACACACAGATACCACCACAAAGAGGAACCTTTTGATGGTCTAATTCGCCTCTACCAGGTCTATTAATTTGTAGTATTTGTTCAAATCTTAATCCAGATTCATTTTGGTCTAAATCAATAACTGATTTATATGGATTCACCATTTCATATTGTTCTATTGCTTTAAGAGATTCTATAAATTGATTAGGATCCATTATTAAATCAGAATCTGCAAAAACTATGATATTTGAGTTTGAGTTTTTAATTGCTACATTAAATCCCCAAGATTTATTATAAGGTAATGTTGATTTTAAGAAAATATGTTTAGCTTTAAGATTTAAGTGTGATATTTTTGAATGTTTATCTTGTTCAACTATAATAACTTCAGACCCGACAAATCCATTTACCCAGTCTAATGTTTTTCTTAGATTTTGTAATCTATCTGGTGAGTGTCTGTAACCTATTACATAAGTAAAAGCATGTGTATAATTCATTAATGATATTATTTTTTAATTATACTATAGATATGTTGATTTGTTTTGATTCTATAAACTTTTTCACATCTAACTTTCCACTTTTTTCAGAACTATAGAAATTAGACAATGGTAGTGTTTTATCATATCCAAGTAAATCCACAATTATATCATTATATAGCGATTCACCAAATTTAAGCCAAATGTTATAATCATAATTTGTCTCATGTGTTGTGTGATATATCAGTTCATCTTTTATATGATATAGATTTAGACCATTTTTAACACAAGATATTGGAACCCAGTAGTCCCACCAAGGCATTCCAATTACATACTTGTCATTTTTAAAAATGTTTGTATATTTAGAATCAAATATAAAGATATCATATCCATATATAAATGGATATTTTTTATCACCATCTAATTCATATCTAGTTCCTATAAAAACTCCATTCTTTAGGTATCTTTTATTTATGTTAATTTCACTATCCTCTTTTAATTTAATATCTGAATTTATTATAGCAACTATACCTGATGATTTTTCTTCTATAGCTTCTAATATAGCGTCCAGCTTAATAAGTCTTTTATTTTTATAATTAAATGTATTATTCGTTTCTATAAATATTACATTAGGATATATATCTTTTATTTTTTCAATTTCTTCTTTTAGGTTAACTGAATAAACTTGATAATACTTAGACCAAGTATTAATTGAATGACTTTGAACTTCAAAGTTTCCATATGGATTTATTGTTGTAAATATTTTCACATATTATATATTCAAAGACTTCTTGTTTGTAATATATAAATACATGAATATTATTTCCTTTCCTAGAAGTGGACAACATTTGATAGAGAGTGTATTAAGACACTTATGTTTACAACATAACATTGATTTTACTTACTGTGAATATTATGGTTGTTGTAATACAATTCCATGTTCAAAAGGATATTTAGTTAGTAAAAACCATGATTTTTCCTTGAACTTAGAGATAAAAAAGGATGTTAAATACATTTTACTTTATAGATCTGATATGATATTACAACTAGAATCTTATTATAGATTTGCGATTAGAAATAAAGATGTGGAATACAACTATAATGACCTATTAAACTTCATAAAATCTAATACTAACTATTATAATAAATTTTTAAAAAAATGGGTAGAAAACAGTTATGATAATATAGTTAAAGTAGAGTATTATGATTTTGTTAATTATCCTGTTAAATATTCTAAAATAATTTTTAATCACTTTTTTCCAAATTGTGAAATAAAGGAAGATGTATTTAATGATTTACCTAATTTGTACCTATCTATACATAGAGGATTTAAATCAACTAATTTGAATAGCAAAATTCAAATTTTGAATAAAATGAATGATGATTTGTATAATAGAATAAAATTAGACTTAATCGACTAATTTTTGAAAAATACATTTTTTATATTCTATATTAGTTTTCATATTTTCTTTTGTGAATTTATGAACAAATCCAGACTCTGAAAATTCACTAACCGGTTTATATTTTTTTGAAACTTCAGTATCTTCAAACATAAAGTTTGAGTTGTATATCACAATAAACCCATCTTTATTTAATTTCTCATCTAACCGAATGATAATATCATTAAATTGATTAAAGTTATAAATATCAGTTGAGTTATTAATTGATGATGTATCTGGCCATCTACAAAGTACACTCATACAGAATATGATATCAAATTTTTCATCTGGTATAATATTTGATATTTTAATTCTATCTACATTTTTAGTATATTTTTTACTAGTTTTTATTGATTTTTCATCTACTTCAACTCCAAATATCTCAGAATTGCCAAAAAACATAGCTAGTGTTACTAATTCTTCACCACTTGAGCTACCAAAGCTTAGAATCTTACAGTTATATTTCTTTCTATTATCATAACAAAATTTAAATATATCAGGGTATCTATTTATACCGGTAGTTGTCATTTTTTGATGTAACATACTATTTATCTTTTAATATTTTTCTCATAGCTTCTGATTTAGTCATTGAATTATCTGAACAATGTTTAAATGAGCAATGTATTAAACTTGATTCAATTGGAAAATCTTCTACTAAATTATATGATTTTATAAATTCATTTTTTTCGCTAATTAGATTCATCATAATAATCATATCAGATGTATGTTTTTTTCCATTATAATCTATAAAATAATCTTGACCTCTTTCACAAAATATATTAAAGATATTACCATAATGTTCACTATTTCCATAGACTAAACAAGGAACATGTCCTTGTAATATAGAAAGTGACTCATACTTAATAGCATCATTTGGAGTAAAACCATTGTTTACTACGTCATAATCCGACATCCAACCTCCACCTATCTGACTCATAGCTTTCCACCTTATATAACAAGTTATTTCATAATCTATGTTATTTACAGTTGGTATTTTATAGATTAAGTTATACTCTTCATCTGTTATCAACACATCTTTTTTTGTGAGAACAATTGGCTCCCATCCAAATTTAATCCAGGAACATTTCCATAAGTCTATTAACTCTTCTTGATTTGATCCATTATTAATAAAATCAATATTTTCATAAAATGTATATACTTTCATAATTTATCAATTATTTTTTCATAAGAGTTATATTCAAAGTTTAAATTAGATTTTAACATGAACTTCTCTATTTTATCTAACATTGATGCTTTTAAATGATTGAATTTATCAATATCTTTATTCTCAAATACCTCATAATTTATTTGATTATTTGAATATTTTGATATATCATAAAAGTTTTTAAATAAATTGGACAATCCTTTTAGTCTCCAGTCTCCTTCCCACCAAATAAATATAACAGGTGTATCAAGAGCTAAACAAGGAAGAGCCGTGTGTAGTCTTGATGTTATTACTAAATCCGCACTATTATATTCATCTAGCAATTTTACACAAGTTTCCATAGAGTCTTTGTATGTTCCCTCTCTTAACTCATATATATCATGGTCTGTGAAGATTGCATTATCTAATATATTTTTAGGTATTCTTCCCTTCATATTATTGTAATATTGATCACTTGGTATTTCATAGATAAAGTCTTTTTTAAATTTATTTAAATTGTCTTTACCCATTTGACTAACTGGTCCGTCTCCATTCCACATTCTATCTAATTCATTTATAATTATCTTACCTGTTTTATTTTTTGGCTTATTAGATTTTAATAATAATGTTAAACAAGATGAAAAATATGAGTTTGTGTTGATTTCTTTTAACTTTTCATATGAATTAATATCTCTTAATCCAACTTCATTTGTTTTAAAAAAATTAGGCATTTCATCAAAACATTTAGGTTGTAAGTTTACTGATATAGGTAATATGTTTCTCATATTTTCTAAATATGAGAAATCACCAACAGCTGTATTTGTCCACCCATTGTATATCATGAAACTTTTCTCATCATATTTAAAAATATCATTAGTCCTATCTAACCTACCATTGTCTCTGTTTATTGTATGTGTCACTTCTGGATAGAACTGTAGTGTTGCTAATGATTGAATCCAATCACCCGCGTTTATTGAGCTGTAATCTAAAGAATAATAATTCATTTATCTAATAATATTTTTTTATCATATGTCTTTTCCATCCAGTCTTTTCCGGTAAATTTAAAATTAGGAGACTTTTCTGACATCCAATTATAAGCTATTTTTATATTTTTAATATTTGTTTCTGAAAACATATTTTCTTTTTTTTGCCAATATGATTCATGTTTTTCGTGATATGATACATTGGGTGTTTCACAGACTAATCCTTGTTTTTCAAATTGTTGTTTGAAAACTATATCTCCTTCTATACTTTTACCCATTGTTATTCTAAAAATCCAATCCCAACTAGGTCTACCTATTATTTGACCATCTGGTATATAGTCTCTCCATTCCCTCCACCATGATTTAGTTACTGCGAACAAATCAGCACCTTTTGGATGATCACCACAATCTGACCATTTAGCTAACTCTACTTCCTCTTTACTCATTTCTCTTTCTAACTTAAATGGGAAGTCTTTTCTAAATGAAAATGTACACTTCCACCTATTACAAGATTCTACTATTTTTTCATATAAATCATCTGTTAAACATATATCACAATTAGTGTACATGACTATATCATTATCATTTTGGCACATATTATATCCATAATCAAACAAATCTTTTATCATTGGTATCTCTAAATCATCTATCCTGTTATATCTTAAACAAGGAATAATTTTTTTATTTTCATATAATTTTTTCCAAGTTTTCTGTGCAAATTCTATTCTTTTATTGGTTTCAACATCATATGATTTGTACAAGGATGATACATGATATATAAATTGTTGACAATCTTCTATATCAGATTCCATATCCGTTTTTAATTTCTCTCCAAAAAACAAAATATCACTTAAAGATTCTAAAACATTCTTATGAGATTGACTATGAAATAACTCATAGAATTCAGAATCTGATAAAAACCTATCTGTCTTTCTTCCTTTCCAGTTTTTATAAGCATCTCCTAAGTGTATAACTGACTTCTCAAACTTACCTCTTTTTGTAAATTTGTCTCTAAATTGTAAATCACTCCATGCAGCATCATCTGAAAACTCAGGAAATGGTAATTCCTTATTAATATTTGAATTGTTAATATTAAATAGTTGGAAAAATCCTAATCCTTTATTTATTTCATATTTTCCTAATTTTTCTATTTCTATTTTACCTTCTTCCCAATCTCTATAAGTATTATAATCTTTACATATATACCTATCTGATGTGTATAATAAATCAATATCAGTATCAATATTTATTTTTTGAGTTATTATGATATCAGCATCTAATAGTAAAATCCAATCTGGATTTTCAATTGATTTTATACCATCATTTATAGCTTTTCCTTTATTAAAAGTAGCTCCATTTTCATACATTCTATCTGTGACCACACATTTAACTCCAAACTTATCACATATTTTTTGACACATTAAATCATCAGCTGATGTTACTACTGTTATGTCCTCAAAATATTTAATATTATTACTTAAAGAGAGTAATAAGTAATCATTATAGTTAACTGAGACTATAATAACAGATATTTTATTAATTTCATTTATTGGATTTACTACAATTGATTCTATACTATTTGATATAGTTCTTCTAGATACCGGCTTTGAAACCTTAACCATTACTGATTCTTTATCTGGATTTATATTAGGTCTTTTATTTATAACATTAATATCTAATGTTATTTTATTAGAAATTATAGAATCTATTACATTAACATTATCTTCTATTTTAGAACTTGAATTGAATATTAATGCGTCTAGTGAATTTTTATTTTCTTTTCCATTAAATTTTGAATTTACATAAATTAAATTTTCAATTAGGTTAATTTTATTAACTTTAAATAAACTATTATCAAATTTTGCAAACTTATTTGCCCATATTATAGTTTTATTTGGATATATTTTATGTACAGCCTTTAGTAGCTCTATATCAGTACCTTTGTTTTCAAAAACAACAACTTTATTTTTATTTAAATTAAAATATGGAAAATTAACAAAGATGATTATTCTAGATATCAATGAATTGGATATATTATAATCCAGTGAGTTTATAAATTCTGGTCCAAAATCATCAAATTCTTTTTCTGTTAATTTAATTACAAGTATCATAAAGTTATATATAAAGAAAAATCATTTCCAATGAAAAAAACTATAGGCAGATGTGAAAAAATTTCACTTGTGGATTTAGGATTAGATTCTAAGGCTAAAATAGACACAGGTGCTTATTCAACCGTTATTCATGTTGATGGTGTTAAAGTTATAGATAATAAATTGCAATTTTGGATTGGTGATAAATCAAACAAATTTACTTTTTATGATTATAAAAAAATAACAGTAAGAAGTTCCTTTGGAAAAAAACAAAAAAGATACAGTATTTTAACTAGATTAAAAGTAGGTAATAAAGTTTATAAAATTTATGTATCTTTAACAGATAGAAAAAAAATGAAATATCCAATATTAATAGGTAGAAGATTTCTCCATAAGTTTGGATATATTGTTGATGTAACAAAGAAAAATATTTATGATACCACTAAAAAGGTGTAATTATATCACCGGTGATAGTTCCTCAGTATCTTATGGATTAGATAAGATAATTAATTTTCTAGAATTAGAAGGTAAAAATATTATTGTTTTTTTCCCTAAACCAAAATCATATTACAATTCTCTTACTTATTTCGTGAATAATAGAAAAGAGTATGATGGATTTGATAACCTAAAGTCATTCATAGAAACCGAAGGAACTCTTTTTAGAGTTAATTTAATAATTTTAGATATTTGGCATTTAAGAAATTTAAGTAAAGAATATATTGACTTAGTAAAATCAACAGGAATTGATTTTATATTAGTATCTAGAAATTATCATTATACTTCTTCAGAAGATGTTTGTGATTATCACATAAAAAGAGAATCTGTTTCACATAGAAATTCAGACCAATTTTTCATAACAGATAAACTAAATGGTTGGACTACCGATTTAGATGCTCTTAGAATATCATATATTAGAGATATTAAAATAAACAAATTATTTGACAAAGAATAGTTAAATTTGTTAAATGTTAAATTTATCCGTATATTTATATTAAATATAAACTAAATGAGAATTAGAAAAAAGTTTTTAAAACTTACAAACTACACCTATCCACATGGAACAGAAGGATTTTTGAAAGGATTCCTACCTCAAGGATATCAAGAAGATGGATATGGTAATTATTACTATCTAATCGGAGATAATCCATCTACAATGTTTACTTGTCACTTAGATACTGCTTGTAGAGAACAAGAAAGAGTAAAACATATTTTCAGTGGTAATATGATTATGACTGATGGTAAAACAATATTAGGAGCCGATGATAAAGCGGGAATGGTTGTTATTCTTAATATGATTGAGAAAAAAGTACCAGGTCTCTATTTATTTTTTATAGGAGAAGAAGTTGGATGTATTGGCTCTGGTTTATTAGCTGATAATTGGAGTAAATTTCCACATTCAAAATCTATAACTAAAGTAGTTTCATTTGACCGAAGAGGTACATCATCTGTTATTACTCATCAATTTTGGGGAAGATGTTGTTCAGATGAGTTTGGTAAGATATTAGCTGGTAGATTATCTTCAACAAGTGATAGATTAATGTTAGATATTGATGATACTGGTGTTATGACTGATTCTGCTAAGTTTATGAGATTAGTTCAAGAATGTACCAATATATCAGTTGGTTATTATAATGAACATACATTCAAAGAGTGTCAAAATATTGAGTATCTACAAATATTGTGTGATGCTGTTGTTCAAATTGATTGGGAAACCCTACCAATTGTTAGAAGTGTTGATGAAATTGATTTTGAAGAAGAAGATGAATATGATTATATTGACTCTGATGATTTTGAAATGAAAGATGAGTATGAAGAAGAATTCTTTTCACACTTTAAGTATAAAGATGGTGTTAAGAAAATGTTTATTTCAAAAAGACATATTTCAAAAGAAAGATTAATTATTTGGAATTGGATTAATTCAAGATGTGAATATAGTGGTGTTAGTTCTTTTACTTGGAATGGAAACTCTCTTCATATTGATAATGAGTTTGTTGGTAATAGAATTGACCTAATAGATATGATTAGTCAATTATCATCTGTTCCTACATCTGAATTATCTCCAGTTCCTACAAGGATATCAAAAAAAATCCTGATGTAAATCAGGATTTTAATTTTTAACCTAGAATTAAACCAGGTGTTTTGTATTCTTTTTGAGAAACTATTTCTAACATTTGACTAGTTGATAGTTCTTTAGGATTCCAACCTTTAGTTTTAGAGTATTCACTGATGAATTTTTCTCTTAGAAGATCTATTTCTTCTTTCTTTAGTCCTTGGTTTCCCTTAATTAGTTCTTTATTTTTCATAAAATTAATTTATTTTTTACTGTAGTAAGAATATATATACAAATATTTGAATTAGCAAACCTAACACCATTAAAACAGTTCTTTTATTATATCTCATCAATCCAGAATAGAATACTGGTAAAGTCTTAGACTCATCTTTCCACTTCATTGGATACATTTTATCATCTAATTTATTTCTTGTTAAGTAGTAAGTTCCGTTGTGGAAGTAACTAAATAACATAACCATAGAAACTGTTGATATTAATGAATACCATCCTAAAGTGTGTACTAAAAATCCAGCAATTAGTAATATAACAAGTGATCTTTGTAAAGAGAAAATTCTGTTAATTTCAAATTCACAAGTTCTTCTGCTATTATTTCTATAGTGCCAATAGAATCCTTCTCTGAATCCATCCATCATTGAATAAGCTATCCAGATTAAATTTGCTAATAATAATGTAATTATAATCATATTGTATATATTAAAATAATTTTGTATCTTTGTTCTATGTTTGAGTTAATAGGAAAAATAGAATTTGACCCAGTAAATGTTACTAAAAAACACAATAAACAAGCTTCTTGGAAGAAAACTGCTATGGTTAAATTTGACTGTGATATTTGGGAATATTACTCTTGGTTTCTACAAAAAAGATTTAACTTATACTTAAATAAGCCTTTAAGAGGAACTCACTTAACTATTATTAATGATAAATTTGACCCAGAGACTGAACATTTCTATGACCAAGGTCGTCAATTATTTCACGGTAAAGAAATAAGAATACAATATGATCCTACTTTAATTAGAGCTAATGATAAAGGACACTGGTGGATAAATGCTAAGTGTGATGATGCTAGAAATATTAGAAGTGTTATGGGGTTAACTCCAGATCCTTATTTTGGGTTTCACATTACTATTGGTTTGGCTACTCACTTACAATTAGAACACTCTAAGTATATTTTAAAACAATGTCTAAAATACAATCTGTAGTTAATAATGGATGATTTTTTTGATAGTTTTAAGGGTAGACCTAAATATGACCATAAAGTCAGAGTAGTTCATTTTAAGAAAGAACCTTTTGATATTTATATCGGTAGACTACCAAATGGTAAGTTCAATAAGTGGGCCTACCCAAAAGAACTACGTGATACTTTCCCAGAAGGAACTCCAAGAAAAACAATTGTAGATGCTTATGAACAGTATCTAATTTCTAATCAGGAATTAATGAATGACTTACATGAGTTAAAAGATAAAGTTCTTGGTTGTTGGTGTAAAGATATTGGTGGAAAAGGAAAATCTTGTCACGGTGATATTTTAGTTAAATGGGTAAAGAAAACTTGTAATTAAAATTTGATATAATAATAGTATTAAATTTATATTACATGCCAGAATTAGCAGAATTAAAAATCATGTCTGATTATATCAATCAGAATGTAAAAGAAAAAACATTTACAAAACTATATCACGTTGAAAAGGGAAATAATCCCGTAGATTCAAATCTAATTGAAAACTTCAAAGTAGAATCCGTTTCTAACGGTAAAGAATTAGTATTAAGAGTCTATCATGATGTTGCAGATCTAAAATTTTCTGTCTTTATGGGTATGTCTGGTAACTGGAAGTGGGTTCCAACTGAAAAATGGAATGATACTAAATTTATCAGAATGAGATTAGATTCAACAGATGGTCATTCACTTCTTTTATATGGTTCCTATATGGGTCCTAAATATAGATTAGGTGGATTTACTGGTGTTAAAAGAGGACCAGATCCAACAAAAGAATTTGATAAATTTAAACAAAATATATTAGATAATCTTCATACTAAATTATTTGATAAACCAATTTGTGAAGTAATTTTAGACCAAAAATACTTTAATGGAATTGGTAATTATTTAAGAAGTACCATATTGTTTTATTTAGATGTCAATCCATTTGAATCTGCTAGAAAAGTTATTACTGACAATCCTAATATTTTAGATTTATGTAAAGATATTCCTCTAAAAGCATATGAGTTAAATGGTGGTCAATTACAAGACTGGATTAATCCGTTTGATACTGATTATGATGAATTCAAAAAGTGGGTTTTTTATCAAAAAGGACTTAAAGTAAAAGATAAAACAGGTAGAACTTTTTGGTTCCATGATAAATGGAAAGATTTCTGTCCTTACTAAACAATTAGTATCCGTTTGGATATAAAAGATAATGTTTGGTAAAAATTTCAATATAGTTATAGGAGATAGAGCTTCTGGTAGAACTACATTTCTATTTGAGTTGGCTAGACTGATTAAAAGTTTTGATAAAAAAATATGTTATGTCGGTGGTACTGATGAATTCTTTGAATTTGCTAATAATTCAGTAGAAAGGATTTATGATTCAGCTTTTTTCTATAAAAATGACATTAGACTATTTCAAAATATAAAAGAAATAACCGAAAGAGATAATTATGAATACATATTTGTGGATGATATAGATTATATCTCACATGATTGTATAGATATATTAAGTAGTATTAGAATAAATAAAATAGCTACTTGTTTAACTGATAATTTACCAATCTTTAATCAAGATATTAATTGTTATGAAATTAAAAGCGATAAAAATACACTTTTATTAAAAATCGGAGAAGAATTAGTAAAAACAAAAGATATAATAACTACTTTAAGTAGAGACCAAAAAATAAAATCAGTATTAAAATGAATTCGGTAGATAAACAATATTTTGAACTATTAAACCACTTATTAAAGAATGGTGTTACTAAAAAAGATAGAACCGGAACCGGGACTATATCTGTATTTGACTATACTATGAGATTTAATATGTCTGAGGGATTTCCTTTATTGACTTCTAAAAAAATGTTTACTAAGGGTGTAATACTTGAGTTAATATGGTTTCTAAGAGGTGATACTAATATTAAATATCTTGTTGAGAATGGTTGTCATATTTGGGATGGAGATGCTTATAAGAGATATTCCATCATCGCTGGTGTGTCTACTCAAGTTCAAACCTTAACAAAAGAAGAATTCATAAATAAAATCAAAACCGATGATGAGTTTGCTAAGAAGTGGGGTGAATTAGGACCTGTTTATGGTAAACAGTGGAGAGACTGGCAAGGGTTTAAGCAAGGTTGGGATTCTATGGCTAATACAGAATATTCTGGTGAGTTTGATACTAAAGGTGTAGACCAAATTTCAAACTTAATTAATGATCTTAAAAACAATCCAGATTCAAGAAGACTAATGGTTTCAGCCTGGAATGTTGGAGAATTGGATTCAATGGTACTTCCTCCTTGTCATTATGGTTTTCAATGTTATACACATGAAATGAATACATATGAAAGAAAGATGTGGTGGTGTAGTTCTTTAGGTAAGAATATTAGTTATGCTGAAGACTTAGAAGAAACTGAATTAAATTCATTAAATATTCCTAAAAGAAAATTAAGTCTTAAATGGACTCAAAGAAGTGTTGATTCACTACTTGGTTTGCCATTTAACATAGCTTCTTATGGTTTGTTATTACATCTTTTAGCTAAGGAAGTTAATATGGTTCCAAGTGAATTAATTTTCTCTGGTGGTGATGTTCATTTATATACTAATCATATTGAACAAGCTAAAGAACAATTAACAAGACAAACATTTAATCTACCTACATTAGAATTAACTAATACATCATTAGACAATCTAAAGTATGAAGATATTAAAATTCTAAATTACCAATCTGATAAGGTATTAAAAGCAGAATTATCAAATTAATTAAATAAATGAGTAATATAACATCAAATAATTATTTAGACAACATAGTTGAACTAATTAAATCAATAGATACTACTGAGTTAACAGACATAGTTGACCAAACTGCTATGTCAAAAGTAACAGAAGAGCAAAAAGTTTACTTTTGGATTAGACTTTATCTTAAAGATGATAATATTAATGCTGAGATTGGAGATGATATTAGCATTAATTGGAAACAATCAGGTGAAAAATTAGTAACTAAGTTTATTTGTTATGGTAAAAAAGGATTAAATAAAGATTACAATGATCAAGTAACAAATTATAATTCAGAAGATGATAAAAAATGCCTTTGTTTAATGATTGATACTAAAATGGTTAATTTTAATGATGATATTCCTTTTATTAGATCTTTATTTAAAACCGGATATCACTATAAATATCAATTGGTGAAAAGAGAAGATTTACAATTTATTATTGACAAAAATGGAATGATTTTAGATTACTTTGATTGTGATTTTTAAGAACAATCTGGGCAATCTACATTACCACTTCCATCACAAGAATAGCACTCAACCTGGCCTCTTTCATCACAGTCAACACAACCTAATTCACCATCACCATCACAGTCTTCACATTTTATATAACCATCTTTACATTCGGTGCATTCAACTTTTCCACTAGCTGAACATTCATCGCAATCAGTTTCATTTCCTTCTTCATCTTCGACATGACCAGTTCCGTCACAGTTAGAACAATCTATTTCACCTGAGGCATCACAATTAGTACACTCATGTTGTCCTTCTCCAGAACATTCATCACATCTTGTATTTCCTCTGCCATCACATTCTATACAATCTACTTCTCCATCTCCTCCACAATCATGGCATTCTATTCTACCACGACCACCACAATACTCACAAGAACCATTACCACCGTCAGTTTCTTCTAAATTATACTCATAACTTCCGTCATTATAATTTGATAATTTTCCTGTATTAGGATTATAATTTTTGAATGTATCCATATAAGGATAGTAATTATAATCATAACTTGGTAATTCAATTACTATTTCTTGCTCATCTACTGGTTTTCCATTTAGTAAAAACTTTGTAGCTTCATTACTATCTTGTCTTTCTTTATATAAGAATTCATTCTTAATTGCATATTCTTTGAATAATGTTTCATCTGCCGAATTATTAGTATAGATTCTGTCCATTATTTTTCTACCTAATTTATCAGTCCATAAAAGAGCTCTTCCTGTTATAGATGTTCCATCTTTTTTATTCATCAAAACAATCATTGAAACTTTTTCTGGATTTCTAACATAGATATCTAAGAATTTTTGACATTTTTTATGTCTCATACAAGAATTGCCTAATGTCCCATCCATACTTTCATAATTTTCAGAAGAATAAAAATCTCTAATTTCTTCACCAGATACTATTTTAAATCTTAAGAAAGCTTCTTTTCTTATTTGTATTATTGATTTGTATTTATTAACAAATTCTTCAAGATCTTTATCACTTACTTTCACACCTGCCTTATCCAATATTCTTCTTGCGAATCTACCTACTCCGATTTCACTTTTAACTAAATTATCTGTTTGATAATCTAATCCTTGATCACCCATTATAATTTCACCATCACCATCACTATCAGTGTATTTAAAATGAACTACTCTAAGACCATTTGCATATGTATTTCTCCAGTATGATTTATTTGTGTTGCTTAAAGATGCCATCTCATCAGCTGTTAGTTCTTTTACAATTTGACCTATAGCTCCATTTAGTGGAATTCTAACATTCTTTATTTCATATTCTCCGTTTTTTTCTAAATTCTCAGATAAAGTATCATATGAAGTTCCTGGATTTATAACTTTTACTTTTAATGATTTTAATTTATTCTCAGGTATAAATTTTATCATATCTTCTCTGTCTTTATCTATATCAATGTAATTCGTATTAACATCTACTTCCTTACCATTTAAAGATAGTAGTTTACTGGATAAATCTGAATTGATATCATTAAGAACATTCATAAAGTCCTTAGTGTATTTAATATTGGCTTCTAAAAGTAGTTCTAATTTACTTTCATTTATAAAGTCAATGTATCTGTTAATTTTCATATAAGTATATATTTAATATCCTAATTCAAAATAACTTTTTTTATAAAAATGATATAACACATGTAATAAAATAAAAAAATTCATGCTCGTAGAGACACAATATTTAAGTAATAGTAAGAAATTAGTAGTAAGTTATGTTGATAAATCCGGTGAAATCAAACTAAAATACTACAATTGGGATAATCCAATGAAGTATATTTCTTGTGAGGATAATGATCCTCTAAAGCATCCTACATTTAGATCTTGGGATGGTAAGTCTGTTAAACAAATAGAAGTTAGTCACCCAGATAGATACGCTATTTATGAGTTTTTAGATGACTTGCCTGAAGCAGAAAGAAATGAAATATTTGAATTTAATTTACCAAAAATATTTTTTATAGATATTGAAACTGAAATTGTTGATGGATTCCCAGAGGCGGCTGATGTTTTAGACCAACATGGTAATGTTACTAAAGAAGGAGCATCAACTCAAGTTCTTTCTATATCAATTGTTTATGATGATAAAATCATTTTATTAGGTCTTAAGGATTTAAGTGAAGATGCTCAATTAAGAATAAAAAATAACAGTAACAAATACTTTGAAAAGTTTGGTGCTGATTATAAATTCAAATATATCAAGTATGATGATGAGTTTGATATGTTATATGCTTTCTTCTACAAGATGATTCCAAAAATGCCTATACTAACCGGTTGGAACTTCCTTAAATATGACTGGTTATATTTAGTAAACCGTTCAAGAAAAATATCTAAGTGGACTAATGGTAAAGAATATAAAATTGATCCAGCAGTTTCTTCCCTAACAAAAAGATTAAATAAAATCTGGTCAACTGATTTTGAAGTTCCTGCCCATAGAATGATATTTGACTACATGCAATTGTATGAAGTTTGTGATACTTCTATTAAAGTAAAGGAATCATCAGGGTTGGACTTTGTGGCTAGTAAATTAGTAGGCGTTGAGAAAGTTAAATATGTTAACTCAATTTATAAATTGAAAGAAGACTCTACTATTAACGGGTATTCTTTTAAAGAAGGTGACATTTGTAGAACAGAAGGAGATACTTATTATATGTATGTTGGTACTGAGAGAGTAATATTTACAAAAGAAAACTTTTCAAAGCATAAAAGTCTTTTCAAAGAAGTAAATGTTTCTAACCTACAGAAGTTATATGAAGAAGATTTTGAAATCTATATGTACTATAACGCGGTTGACTCGGTTTTAGTTCAAAAGATTCATGATGCTCGTAATTACATTTCAATTATTTATGCGATTTCATCATTGGCTAAGATAAGAATTGTTGATGTTGTTTCTCAAATGAATAACGCTCTTGGTTCATTAGCTATTACAGAAGGAGTTTTAAGAAATAGATTCCGTGAGATGGATAATATTGTTCTTTTCCGTGATGAAAAAGGAGATGCTGAATCAACTATCGCTGGTGGGTGGGTAAAGGATCCTGTTGTTGGTATGAATCAGTGGTGTGTTTGTTATGACTTTGCGTCACTATATCCAACAACACAAAGACAATTCTTTATAGCACCTGAAACATTTGTCGGTGTTCAAGATGAGAAAGATAAATCTAAATGTTCAAATGGTAGACCAATTGATTTGGATAAACATGTTTTATGTGTTAATGGTGTTGTTTTTGAGAAAAGAGTATCACCAACTTTAACTATGTTAGAGGATGTTTATGCTGATAGAAAGAAGGCTAAGAAAGTGATGATGGATAAAAAAGAAGAATTGAAATCTATTATAGATGAGATTAAACAGTTAGAAGCAGAATTATAATACTCTAATTGTCTTAAAATCTATATTTGGAAGTTTTTCTTTTACTACTCTTGTTGCTTTTGTTATGTATTTAGCATTATCATCGTAGAAAATAGCTTTTTTGAATCCAGTTTCATTAAGTATTTCAACTATCTTCTCACCTTTCCAGTGTCCAGCATTTTTAGTATTATCAGGTATCATGTGTAATCCAAACTTAGGAGTTTCTAATCCAAATTCTTTTAGTTTGGATTCTATTTTACTTCTTAGACTTTCGGGTCTTGCTGTTACAATACATTTGTTTTTAATTGACGAGTATAGATTAGATAATTCTTTAATGCTGGTAGGTAAACTTATATCAGATAAATGAAAAACATTAGGAGTTACTAAATAAACTCTTTTACCTTTTCTTACCCAGTTACCAAATTCTTTAATTTCATCTTTAGGGTCATTTACATATATTCTACCATTTTCCCATTTTAAGTCTCTTAAATTAACTCCTATTCTTCCTACAGATGTTTTAAGCATATCACCAATACTTAAATCTTCTTTTAGAAATTCAATAGCTAGCTCTTCAAAACTTGGGGAATTAACAAGCGTGTCATCAAAGTCAAAGATGTATAAGGTATCTTTGTTTTCTAAAAACTCATTAAATTTTTTAATCTTCATCATTGAATAATTTATCTATAATATCGGTATATCCACCTCCAAAGTGGGTTATACACATAGTATATATTTCTTCTTTGATCTCATATCCTTCTGATATAAGTGCATTTACATAATTTTCAACATCTTCAATTGTAGTGTAGATGTTAAATTCATCGTAGTCGGTGATTAACATGGTTGGTAGATTATTTTTATATACTATATATTTATAAAAAACCATCAAAAAACCTATTTTTCAAACTATTTTCAAAAAAATTATATAATTTTATATAAAAAATTCCATCTATAATGTCATTAAAGAAAGACCTACTAAAATATAAGCCCAGAAAGGAACAGAAAGAAGCACTTGATTTCATTGATTCTGAATATCAAAAAAATAAATTGAATAAGTTTTTCTTACTTAATTTACCTGTTGGTTCAGGTAAAAGTCATTTAGCCTTAATGATTGCTGATTGGTATAAAAAGAATGTTAACAAGATGGCTAGAGTTGATATTATCACTAATAGTAAGATTCTTCAAGATCAATATGCAAATACATATCAGTCAATATCTGATTTGAAAGGTAAAGAAAATTATGAATGTGAAACTTATGCTTGTTCTTGTGCACAAGGATCGGAATTTAATAGATTAAACAAAACTTCTTGTGAAAGTTGTCCTTATTCTTCAGCTAGAGAATCTTACCAAAGTGGTGGTATTTCTTTAACAAACTTTTATCTTTATATTCTTTATGCTATCTATAATCCTAAGTTAATGGAAAGTAGAGATGCTAGAGTTTTAATTGTAGATGAAGCTCATGAATTTGATGATGTTATGTCTGACTTTATTACTATTAAAATCACAGAGACTTCACTTAAGAAATACAAATTTGCAAGTGAGTATGACCTAATTAAAAGATTAAAGGCTGTTAAATCTATTACTGATTATGTTGAGTTCTTAAAGCACTATAATACTGAGATAATAAGCACTATGGATTCGATGGCAAATGGTATGGCTTCTGTGCCTAGAAATGTAACAGAAGATAAAAGAGATTTAAAGATATCTAAGCTATTGAAAACTAAAAATAGCGATGTTAAAATGATGCAGTTAATTACTGATTTAAAACAACAACAATCAAAAATTGATGTTTTCTTAACTGAATATAAAGCAAATCCTAACAACTGGGTACTTGAAACAAGTTATAATGAAAAGTTAAGACAGAAAGAATTATCATTGGAGCCAATCTGGGCATATGATTACTTAGATAAGTATGTATTTAGTCATTATGATATGGTATTTCTGATGTCTGGTACTATCTTAGATAAGAATCTTTTCTGTCAACTAAACGGATTAGATGTTAGTAAGGCAGTTTACTATTCTATTTCTTCACCATTTCCACTTAGAAATAGAATGATATATTACATGCCAATAGGTAAGATGTCCTATAAGTCTAAAGAAGAAACATTTAAGAAGTATATCCCTTATATTAAGAAGTTATTAGATAAGTATAAGGGTAAGAAAGGTATTATACATACTAACTCATTTGAATTAGCAAATTGGATAAAAGATTCTATTAAGGACTCAAGATTAATTTTTCATGACTCATCAAATAAAGATGAAATGTTAAGATTGCACATTGAATCAGAAGAACCAACTGTAATTGTTAGTCCTTCTATGGATACTGGTGTCAGTTTTGATAATGATTCTGCTAGATTTCAAATAATTGCTAAAGTTCCTTATCCAAGTTTAGCCTCACAAAAGAATAAAATGAGACAATCTAATAATCCTGATTGGTATTCTTGGAAAACAGTTTCGGGTTTTATTCAAATGACTGGTAGAGCTGTTCGTTCAGATATGGATTATGCAGATACAATAGTTATTGATGGGGGTTTTGGTGATGTGATAAAACACAGTTCACACTTTTTACCTGATTGGATTCAAGAAGCAATTAAGAAAATTAACATTAAGATAGAAGCATAAAAAAACCCACCATATGGTGGGTTTTTAGTTATATTTATTTCTTTTTAGCTTTTGCTTCTTTTGCTGCTTTTTTCATTGGTTCCTTTTTATTACCGTCTTTATCTAAATCTAAGAAATCAGGTTTAGCTTTTTTACCACCCTTTTTTTCTTCTTTATCATCTTCTTTCTTATCTTCCTTTTTAGCCTTTTGTTTATCTAAGAACGCTTGAAACCCTTTATTAATTTTTTTCTTTTCAACTACTATAGGATTAACTTCTTCATCTCCCCAAGTTTCTTCTTCTTTTTCTTCTTCTTTTTCTTCATAGTTTCCACCACACTCACAATCAGTGCAATTACATCCACATTCTGGACAATTTTCTTCACCATTTCCAGGCATTACCTCATCATTACCATCTTCTGGCATTACATTAGGCATTACTTCTTCAGGCTCATTTGTAAATCTATCACCAAGATCTTGTCCAGAGAAGTGTTCGAATTTTTTTAGATATTTCATATCGGCTATATTATTTTTATAAAGTATATATAAATGTTTTATTTTCATTTTGTTGATTTTAATATATACTTTATGAAAATATTTAATTTTTTAGATTTTATTTTAGAAGCAAAAGAAGAATTACTTCTTCCTATTATAATATCTGAAGAATTTTATGAAAAACTTAACAGAATAGATTCACCAATTGCTAGTAAATTAAAAGCAATTAAAAAAGACAGACCGTTAGGTGAATATTCTTTTATATCCTCTGGTAGTTCTGAAGAAACTGTTAAATATACAGATACCTATAAGTTAGATAAGTATCTTAGAGATAAATATGATACTAGTATAGATTTTGATACATCTAAATATTTAAAAAGAGTTGTTGAGTGGGATCCATCGGATGGTATATGGAATGAAAATAGAACAGAAATTAGAATAGGTAGATTTATTAAAAGATTTTTTGGAACAGAATATACTGATGCTGAGATTGAAAAATTTGTTAATCAATGGAAGTCTTTAGAAGAAAACTCAACATTCGAATCATGGGAAGGTTGGAAGATTAAAGACGGATATAGGTCTAATAAGTACTTCTTTGCTGAGAATAGTTCTAATCCTCTTATAAATTCTTGTATGAATGACCAAATTCATTTAGTAGAATTCTATCAATATTGTTCTTCTGCTAAATTACTTGTGCTTCTAGATGAAGATGGTTTGATATTAGGTAGAGCTTTAGTTTGGACTGATTATATGAATAGAGTAATAATGGATAGAGTTTATTATGCTTTAGATAAAGATTATCATAAATTTGTTGATTATGCTAAAAAGAATGGTTGGTTTTATAAAAAGAGAAATATAAGTGGAGGTTCACCATTTATTAAAGATGGTAAAGAAGTTTCTCTTAAAACTAAAGTAAGTGTTACTAATGTATTTAACTATCAAGATGAGTGTGAAGATTCCTTTCCATATATGGATACTTTTTATTATGCTCAAGGTGAGTGGTGTATGAATTATGAGCCATCTAATGGTGAATATTATAAACTAAATGATACAGACGGTGCATTTGAACACCATAATAACTTATATGATGTTCACGGCCAATCAATATCTCATGATATTGAGGATTATTATGTTCATTCTAATGAACAAGATGGTTTAATTTATAGAGATGATTCTATCTATGTTGATTATAGTGGAGGTCAAGGATTTAATGATTACACATTTAGTGATTGGATTGAGAAGTCATACTTAGAAAATCCAAAGAATGGATTCGTAAAATCTGGAGAAGAATGGTATAATAAAAACCATTGTGTTTGGTCTGAGAAAGAAAAATCTTGGATTTATAGACCTGATGCTATTTGGGTTAAAAATGATTGGGTTAGTTGGGATAATTTTAACCCTGGTGGAAATAATATATAGTATATGGAAATTATTAAATTTAAAAAATATTCTTTACAAGATTCAATTTTGAATGACTTTTTAACCTCATTTGACAAAATGATTGTTGAATCCGATGAAACTGGTTATAAGGAAATGGAGAAAAAGATAATATCTGACCTAAAATTGAATACTAAATTAGTTTTTACATTCGGTGCTGGTATTGGAGCTTTTTATCCTATTGTTGATAAATTAATGAAGAATATGAATATAGATTCTATTGAACTAACTCCAGATAGAATTGTTTTATTAACTATAGCCGCTGTTACTATTATATTTATAGAAGAAAAGAAATTCAAATCAGCTGAAGAAGAAGCAATTTTAGTTAAAGATTCTAAGTCAATGTTGGAAGAGTTAAAGATGATGGGTATTGGTAATGGAATAGTTAAGAAATTAATAAAAGGATTAAAGTCTATTACAAATATATTTTCACTTATTGGTAAGCACTTAGGTGCTGTTGTTGGTGGATTTATTGATATGTTTGCTTATACAGCTATGTTAATACCTATAATGAATGGTATCTCCTATATTATTGGTAAGTATGATATGAATTTAGATACTATATGTGATAATTTTATGGGGTTAGCTATGGGTGTTGGTACGGTAATTGCTAAACATGGTATAGTAGAAATATTGAATAAGATAAAAGACAAGTTTCCTATTAGTAAGAAAAAAGTTATTGATGAAATAGAAACTCCAATCATTCAAAAGTTTGGTGATATTAAGGATAACAGTCCAGAGCAACAAGGTGATTTAATTAAGGAGCAGTAATTGAGTTTTTTATTTAAACTTAAATTATAGATCATATATAATATAATACAAAAAATATGAACATCAATGACTCCACAACTAGAGAAAGTCTTCTTTAATTTTATACTTAAAAACAAGAAGTTTTTCGACATAGTAAAGCCTTACTTTTTTAGAAATTCCGAGATACAATTTGTTTACGGTGTTATTAGAAACTATATGGTTAATAATAATGACACACAAATTCCAAGTCCTCGTCAAATTCTAGACATGGTTGCTTTAGAAGATAAAGAAGGAGTAATAACAAAAGAAATCCTAAAGTCTATATTACAAGTTGATCTTAAAGAATATGATGAAAAGAATTTTATTGAACCTAAATTTAATGCTTGGATTCTTTCTAATAGATTAAAAACAGGAACTGTTGATATTATTGATGAAACAAGAAATTTAGATTCTATATCTGATTTTGAAAAAGCTGTTGAGGCAGCAAATAGAATAAAAGGTATAGTTGATGAAATGTCTTCAACAAATTTTATTCAAGATGATGACTTAGGTTCAGATTTTGATGATGCTGAAAATCATGTTCAAGATTCTTCTAAATTTAAAGTTAAGTGTGGTTTTGAAAGTATAGACCATATGTTAGGTGGTGGATGGGATATATCTACACTTAATGTAATTATGGCTGAAACTAATAATGGTAAATCATTATGGATGCAAAACTTTGCAGTTAGATCAGCTGATATGGGATTTAATGTTCTTTATGTAACTCTTGAGATGAGTGAAAGAAAAGTTATGAAAAGAATGGGAGCTATGCGTCTTAAACTTCCTATCAATGATTATGATAAATTATCAAAAGATACTGATATGATTAAAAAGAGAATTGCTGCCTTATCTAAAGCAGATGGTGGTGATATCTTTGATAAAAAAGTTGGTAAGATTATTACTAAGTTTTGGGCAGCTGGTACTGCTACTGTTGCTGACTTTGATAATTATTTACAAAAATTAAAAGAGAAAAAAGATATTAAGATTGATTTAGTCATTGTTGATTATATTACTCTTGTGGCTGCTGCTAAAGGAACGGCTTCTGATAACCTTTATTCAAAAGGTAAACAGTTGGCTGAGGGATTAAGAGCAGTTGGTGCTAAATATAAGTGTCCAGTTATTACTGGTGTTCAAGTTGCTAAAGATGCTTGGAATGCTTCTGATATTACATTAGAAAGTGTACCAGAATCTAAAGCAATTGCTGAAACAGCAGACACTTTCTTCGCTATAATAAGAACAGAAGAAATGAAAAGACAGAACTTATACAGATTTAAGTTATTGAAACAAAGAGATGGTGACTTTTTAAAGTCTCAAATTAGGTTAAGCTTGAATCCTATATATTTAACACTAGAAAATGATCAATTTATTGATCAATAATAAAAATAAACTATTTATGGCAAAAAAAGTTAGAGATGATGACGAATTCGAAGATGAATTTGAAAATGATAATGATGAGGTAGAAAATACCGAAGACATTCAAGATGAACCAGATGATGAATCAGATGACTCTGATGATGACGGTAGTTCATCTATTATCAATGATGATGAAGATAAGATTGATATAGTTATCGAGATAGATGAGGATGATCTTGATCTAAATGATGATGATGATATTAAAGAAGATTCTTCTGAAGAAGATGAGATTGTTCTTTCTAAACACAAAATGGAAGGAAAACACTCTCTTAAATATGATTCAATCTTTAAGGGTAAAAAAGAAGATCCTTTAGATGAAGATAATCCGGATGGGTCAGCTCTTTACTACAAAGAATCAATAGAAGTTGATAAGTCATCAAACTACTATTTTGAGTCTATGGATAATGAAAACTACATTAGAACCAAATTAATAAAAGAAAAAGTTTATGTAGTTTTAAAAGATCATACAAGTATGAACTTCTTAAATAATAGAAGAAAGCCTTCTAGAATTGACTTTAATAATTATTATGAGTTGTTAAAAACTAATCTAAAAGAAGAAAGTTTTACCAACATTGAGTTGTTTAATGAGTTGTCAGTTTACTTTTCGGATAATTTATTTAACATGTTTAAGTTATTGGATAATAAATGGAGAAACTTAATTATTAATGAGTTACAAGAGCATATAGGTAGAACTAAAAATTCTAAGGAAATTTCAAATAGAAATATTTATATAGGAACAGAATTAGAATTTGATTGGATTGATAATGGTGAAGATAAATTAATAACAGGTGTTGTAGTTGAAGTTGATTATGTTAATTCCGTATTTAAAATAGATTCTTATGAAAATATTTATGAAGTTGATATAAAACAAATCACAAAAATATTGAATAATACTAAATTCAAGTATAATCTTAACAAATTAAACAACATAGATTTTCTTTAAAATTTTTATTTTTTAGGGTCATAAAAAACCTTAAAAAAAATAAGATGATGAAAATTGAGTTGAAACTTTAAATCGATATATAAAAAACAAAAAATTAAAATAATAAAAATATGAGCAGTATAAAAGTAATAAAAAGAAATGGAAAGAAAGAACCGGTGATGTTAGACAAGATTCTTGATAGAATCACACAACAAACTTATGGTCTTGATACTAAGTGGATTGTTCCATTTGAAATCGCACAGAAAGTTATAGAAGGTATTATGCCTGATATTAAAACATCTGTTTTAGATCAATTAGCTATGGAAACAGCAGCTTCATTGACTACAAAACATCCAGATTATTCTGTCTTAGCAGCAAGATTAGCTATTACAAACCTACACAAAGAAACTAAAAAGAGTTTTTCAGAAACTGCTGAAGATTTATACAAATATGTAAATCCAAAAACTGGAAAACACGCACCAATTGTTTCAGAATCTTTTTATAGCATTGTTAAAAAACACGCTGATGAATTAGATTCAGCTATTGTTCACTCAAGAGACCACAATTTTGATTACTTTGGTTTCAAAACTTTAGAAAAGTCTTATCTACTAAAAATTGATGGTAAAGTTGCTGAAAGACCTCAATATATGTATATGAGAACTGCCTTACAAATATGGGGTGAGAATATTGAAAAGGTAGTTGAAACTTATAATACACTTTCTGAAGGATATTATACACATGCTACTCCAACTTTATTTAACTCTGGCACAACAAGACCACAATTATCATCTTGTTTCTTACTTGATGTTGAAGATGATTCAATTGAAGGTATCTTTAATACTCTTAAAGAATCTGCTCAGATTTCTAAGAATGCTGGTGGTATAGGTATTGCTTTCTCTAAAGTTAGAGCTAAAGGAACTTATATTGCTGGTACTAATGGTACATCAAATGGTATTATTCCTTTCTTAAAAATCTACAATGAAACTGCAAGAGCTGTTGACCAAGGTGGTGGAAAAAGAAAAGGTTCAATCGCTATTTATATGGAACCTTGGCATTCAGATATTTTTGAATTCTTAGATTTAAGAAAGAATCAAGGTAAAGATGAAATAAGAGCTAGAGATTTATTTTTAGCTATGTGGATGAATGATTTATTTATGGAAAGAGTTGAATTAGATGCTGATTGGTCATTAATGTGTCCACATGAGTGTCCTGAGTTAACAGAAACTTTTGGTGATGAATTCCGCAATATCTATTTAAAATATGAATCTAGTGGAAAAGCTAAAAAAGTAGTTAAAGCAAGAGAAGTTTGGAATAAAATTCTTGAATCTCAAATTGAAACTGGAACTCCTTATATTCTTTATAAAGATGCTATTAATGAGAAGTCAAATCAAGCTAACATTGGTGTGATTAGAAGTTCCAACTTATGTGCTGAGATTGTAGAAGCAACTGGTATTACTAAGATTCAAAATGAAATTTTACAAAATAAAGAATTACTTGAAAAAGCTGGACTTTCTGAGTTCTATGGTGAAGAATCGGTTAATGAAACTGCAGTTTGTAATTTAGCATCTATTGCACTTCCTAAGTTTGTTAATAAAAACAGAACTTATAACTTTAATAAGTTGTATGAAATTGCTTACTCAGCTATCATTAACTTAAACAATGTTATTGATGTTAATTATTATCCATCTAGAGGTGCTAAGTTTTCTAACTTATTACACAGACCAGTTGGATTAGGTGTTCAGGGATTAGCTGATGTTTTCTTCTCAATTGGAGTATCTTATGACTCAGATGAGGCAAAACAATTAAACAAGGAAATCTTTGAAACTATCTATTATGCTTCAATTAAAGCTTCTTGTGATTTAGCTAAAGAACAAGGGACTTATGCTACTTATGCTGGTTCTCCTATATCTCAAGGTAAATTCCAATTTGATTTATGGAATGTTAAACCAACTAAGAGATGGGATTGGGATAAATTAAGAGAAGAAGTTAAAAAACATGGTGTTAGAAACTCTTTAACAACTTGCATCATGCCAACTGCTTCTACTGCATCTATTTTAGGTAATGAAGCTTCTTGTGAAGCACAAACATCTAATATGTACACAAGAGGTGTTCTTTCTGGTACCTTTATCTTAGTAAATAAATACTTAGTTAAGGAATTAGTTAAGTTAGGATTATGGAATGATAATTTGCGTAAGAAGATTATCAATGAGAATGGTTCAGTTCAGAATATTCCAGAAATTCCAACAGGATTGAAAGAGATTTTCAAAACAGTTTATGAAGTTAAACAAAAAGATGTTATTGATATGGCAGCTGATAGAGGAGCATTTATTGACCAAACGCAATCAATGAATATCTTTATGGATTCTCCAAACTTTGCTAAATTAACATCAATGCACTTTTATGGTTGGGGTAGAAGAAACTTTATAACTGGAACTGATGGTCAACCTATTATTCCACAAGGAAGTGATATTCAAGTTATCTATGATAAAGATGGTAACCCAAGATGTTATAGAGATAAGAAAGTTTCTCTTAAAACAGGAATCTACTATCTGAGAAATAAATCAGCAACTGATGCTGTTAAGTTTACAGTTCAAGAGGAACAAAAGAAATCAGTTGAAGAACAAATGGCTGAAATCAGTTGTTCACTTGACAACCCAGATGATTGTTTAGCTTGTGGATCATAGTATTCAAAAAATTATTAAAAAAAATAGGGAAAATTAAAAACTTTCCCTATTTTTGTGCTATAATTAATCCACCCTTGAAAAAACTGAAATTTTAAGGGTTGATATATACAATCAATCAGAAATATTTTTATAGTCTTATAAACTTTTAGAAAATTCTGAATATAAATAAACCGTTCTTTAAAATACAATTAAATTACTCCAGTAGTAAATTGAAGTGTTACTTCGCAGGATATGAAAAAACACACTTTGATGATTTCCTCTGGTCAATATAATTAAAAGCAAACATAGCGATAGTTTGAGATACTTCGATAAATATCAATTCAACTATACAGAAAAAGTGACAAGCGACAGCAAGTCTACTGTATTCAAATAAAACCGAAAGGAGATTTGAATTAAAGTGAAAAAGTCCGAAAAGCAACCCCCGTTAAGGTCTAAGGAATTCAGCTGATTTTCCTTTAAATAAAAAGCTGAGTGATATGGTCACTACAACTATAGGCAAAGTTTAGGAGAGAATTCTTTGTAACGCTTAGGCTAAATTTACTTGTTTGCAAATTATAAAAGACCAGATTAACATATGTTACTCTGGTCTTTTTTTTTGTAATTAAATTAAAATTAAAAATTAAAATATAGATTATGTCAAAATTTAACACAACTGCCCCAAAGGCAAAAACTTTAACTGAAAACCTAGCAGGTGGTCAGGCTTACAAACAATCTGATGAACTAGCATTAGTATCATTGTTATTAACTTCATTTGTTAATGATCAATTCTATAAAAATGCTCAAACAACTCTTGAAGATTTAAGAAAACTTTCTGAGAAAGTAAAAGATAAAGAGTTTGTTGCGAAAGCCGCTATTTTCGCTCGTGACCGTTTTGGTATGAGAAGTATCACTCATGCTCTTGCTGGTGAATTAACTTCACAATTGAATGGTGCTGAGTGGGGTAAGAACTTCTATGATAAAGTAGTTGTCCGTGTTGATGATATGACAGAAATCATGTCATACTACTTAGCATATAAAACATCTAAGAATAATCCAAAGTTTCCAAATTCTTTGAAGAAAGGATTTGCTAAGGCTTTTGATAAATTTGACTCTTATCAACTTGCTAAATACAAAGGTGATAATAAGGAAGTTAAACTTGTTGACGTTGTGAACATTGTTCATCCAGTTCCAAATGCTAGAAACAAGTCTGCCTTAGAACAACTTATTAAAGGTGAACTAAAAAGCACAGATACTTGGGAATCTAAGTTATCACAAGCTGGTCAATTAGCTGAGTCTGAAGAAGATTTAACTAAATTAAAGTCTGATGCTTGGTCTGAGTTAATCATTGGTAAAAAGATTGGTTACTTTGCTCTTCTTAGAAATCTAAGAAACATTATTAACCAAGCTCCTACTGCTATTCCAGCAGCATGTGAGTTATTAGTTGATGAAAGAATGATTAAGAGCTCTAGGGTTCTTCCATTTAGATTCACCACAGCTTATGATGAAATATCTAAGTTAGGTTCTTCTAAGGAAGTGCGTGATGTTTTAGTTGCTATCAATAAGGCTTTAGACATTTCAGTTTGTAATGTTCCAAAGTTTGATGGTGAAACATTAGTAGTTATGGATGTATCTGGATCAATGAGTGGTAAACCATCTGAAATAGCTTCATTATTTGGTGCTATTTTAGCTAAAGTTAATAACTCTGATGTTATGACTTTCTCTACTTCCGCTAACTATAAGCAATATAATCCAATGGATTCAGTATTGACTATTAGAGATGGATTTAGATATTCTGGTGGTGGAACAAACTTCCGTGCAATCTTTGAGAAGGCTAATAAGAAGTATGACAGAGTTATCATCTTGTCAGATATGCAAGGTTGGGTTGGTTATGAAACACCAACTCGTCAATTTGCTGAGTATAAGAAAAAGTTTGGAGCTAATCCATTTGTTTACTCTTGGGATCTGGCTGGTCTTGGTACTTTACAGTTCCCAGAACAAAATGTCTTTGCTTTAGCCGGTTTTTCTGATAAAGTATTCGACATCATGAAGATGATGGAGTTGGACAAGAAAGCTCTTTACAATGAGATTAAGGATATACAGTTGTAAAAAAAACCCACTCATTGAGTGGGTTTTTTTTATCCATTATCTTCTCTATAAGCATTTACAGAATCATTAATTTCTTGTCTATCTATTATAAATTTCTTAGTTTCTGTATCATATGAAGCTACTCCGTATAAGTCTTCGCTAATAAAAACTCCGATTAGAATATACCCTTCTTCATCATCAGTAGTATCCATATATTTATCAAAGTCTATCCCTTCTTTTCTATAGATATTTCTAAGTTTTTCTAGTCCTTCTAAGTATTCTTTATCTTTTGTTGAAATGTATTTATTATATATGTCTTTTAATTCTTTTGTATTTATCTCATCGCTTAAAAATGTTATAAAAAATTTATGATTGATACTTTCCTTTGTATTATCTACAGATTCTGGATGACCTACAGATAATGATGTAACTATATAAGTATTATCTTTTAATTCCAATCCTTTTGATTCCGCTCTACTAATCATTTCATCAATTGAGATATTAATTGTATTTAGATTATCAATAACTTTACTAAAATCATTTTTACCTGATTTTATATTATATTGAATCAAGCAGTTATATAACATTCTATATGTCTCATTATCATCAACTTCAGCGTTGACTGCTTTAAGTTTTGAATCAACTAAATATCTATATGTTCTAGCTGAAGCAAATTCTTTAACATCAAATAAACTATCATTGAATGTGTCTAATGAAATAGATTTAAATGTCAAGAAGTCTTGATAATCTTTAGATGTTCCAAAACTTTCATTTATAGAAAAGTCATTATATCTTTTTAATTTCATTTCTTAAAATTATTATTTAATATTATCATTTTAGTATGAGTAGAATGTTTAATAACAATTCCAAAATCTTCCATTACTTTTTCTTTAATAAAAGGAACTATAAAGTCTTCCTCGGATATTATCTTATAAGAAGAAGGTATTTTCTTTTTAACAGTTTCTAATGATACTGGTAAATAATTTTCATTTAATTCTCTTTCCCAGTTATCAATATATCTATACTTTAGTAAGAAATGAACAAATGTTCTATAATTATTATCTATTGAATCCCATCTATCTTCAAATGATTTTAAATAGTATGGATTAGCTAATTCTCTAACTTTTTTAACATCTTCTTCAAATGACTTTCTTTCACCTTTGTGTATTTCAACAGAAGGTATCATATCTCTAATAGTTATCCATTTGAATTGACCACCAAATACTTGTTGTTCCCAAAACTTTTTAATTACACTTGAATGTGAGTAAGAATAAACTTCGTGTATAACAGAACTTAAGTTAAGTAAAGGTCTTTTATATCTTGACAATTCAGAAACTACCTGGTTCCAATTACTTGTTAGTAAGGCATCTTCACCTAATATAGATTCTGCTTTTGAAAGCATTGTGTCATCTAAGTCATATCCAATTAACTTAACATCTGGTTTCATATTTTGAACAAGTGAAAGAAATGTTCCATTAGCGCATCCAAAATCTACAATAACATCAAAGTCTAATTTGTTTACAAAGAATAACTTGTCTTGCATTGACATTTTCATTCCCTCAATATATTCATCAAAGTCAGCGATTGGTTTATCACCTACTAATTCTTCAAGAAATAGTTGCCAATTTAGTATTTTCATAGAGTATATATTAAATTATTTCCAGATTTTTTCCAAATCTATCTTAGAATTTATATCTATGACTTTGCCATCTTTTTTAAGTGAGTATGTTTGTATAGGTTGAAACATCTTAACTATATCCTTTACTTTCTTTTTTTCTTCAGGTTCCATATCAAAGTTGAATATTTGAATAAGATTTTCTATCTCATTAAATGTTAATTTGTTTTTATCTCCTGAAAAGAAGGTAAAATTATAACTATAGTTATTAAATTTAGCAGCATCTGGTTTATTTGATTTACTAATTAAAAATTTAGTTAAACAGTTTTCTAATCCAATTGATGGTAAAGAATATCTATATCCATTGATTATAAATTCTTTATTCTTATTATCATAATGTCTCATTAACTCTTCAGTTATTATAAAGTAGTTAAAGTGTTTAGTATTAAATTCTATAACATCATTAATTCCTCTTTCATCATCAAAGTATTGTAATTTTATTGACTCACCTTTTGTGAATCTAACAATTTCAAAAAATAAGAAGATAATATCAATACTTTTGATATCATTGAATGTATAACCTTTTGATAGCTTAATATTTTTCTCAACAAGATGTTTTAATTTATTAATAACAACACCAACATTATCTTTAACATAATTGTGTTCATATTCTATAATATCTTCAACATCTGCTCTTTTGATGGAAATTTCAAAGTCATCTTTATAGAATAAACCTTGTGATGGTAATATCTTAGTATCTATCTTTTTTGTTAGGTTAAGAAGTCCTCTTAGTAAATCCATTAACATATTTAAATAATATTTTATTATTATATATTATTTCAATGAGGTTATGTTCATCTAATATATACATAATGATAATTAATGATGATTGTTTCAATTATATTACCACAATCCCTTCAAATTCAATTGATTTGGTGTTAGTAGATCCACCCTATCTTATATCTCGTTCATCTGGATTTACAAACTATTCTGATGATGCTAATGATGATATGAAGACTAAATATGGTCAATTATCTATTGATTTTGGTGATTGGGATAAATCAGAAATTGATTGGAATAAATTATTTTCAGAATATTATAGAGTCCTTAAAAAAGGAGGAACTGTTATTTTCTTTTATGATATATGGAAATCAAATGAGATTAAAGAAGCAGCTGAATTAAGTAAGTTTAAACAACCAAGAGTTTGTCAGTGGCAGAAAACAAATCCTGTTCCTGTTAATTCTAAACTTAATTACTTGTCCAATGCCATAGAGTATTTCTTTACATTTGTTAAGAGTGGTAAACCTACTTTTAACTCTGAGTATGATAATGGTGTTTATAGATATCCGATTTGTCATGGTAAAGAAAGATCTGAACATCCGACTCAAAAGCCTTTAAGTTTAATATCTGACTTAGTTAAGAAACACTCTAATCCTGGTGATGTTGTGTTGGATACATTTGCTGGATCTGGAACTACTGGACACGCTTGTATTTTAAATGATAGAAAGTACATATTGATAGAGAAAGAGGAAAAATATTTTGAAATAATAAAACATAGATTAAAAAATCTATCAACAAATAGTAATTTTAGTAATATATAAAAATAAAATATTAATTAATATGAGTATAATAGTAAAAAATTCACAACTTAATAATGAAACGGTTGAGGCTTTGAATATTTTAATTGATTTAGATATAAATGCAACAGCTGCTTTTAGATTAACAAGAATAATTAAAGAATTGTCATCTATTGTTGATGATAAATTAAAAATGGAGAAAAGGATTCTTGATAAATGGATTGAAAAAGATGAATTAGGTAACCCAGTTAGACCTAAAGATGAGACTGGTAATGTAGTTGAAGGAGCTGTTAATGTTACCAATGTTGAAGAATTTACTAAAGAAATGAAGTCTCTTATGGAAATTGAGAATGAAATTTCTTATGATAAAATTAAGTTTGAAGAATTAAATTTAACAACTGCTAAGGTTAAAGATTTAATGAAACTAGAATTCTTATTTGATTAACTATGCCATTTCCACATTATAACATATATCTCAGTTCTATTCTAAAAAGAAATAGAAGAAGGAAATTTATTGAAAAATTATTTTCTAAAAAGTCTGATAAGTAATTATCAGACTTTTTTATTTATACTATGATATTTTAATATATAGTATAAAATTATCAATTTTTAATGCCAAGTACTTATAGTATAAATGTTGGTTCATCCACAGAAGCTCATAGATTAGCAACAATTGAAGATGTTTTAAATTTACTTCCAGATAATTTAGAAAAATTAGTCAATCCTATTGATGTCAGAAGTGTTGTTTATTCTACTTGGGAAAACTCAGTATTTAAACAATTAACCGGTAGTGCTTCAATTGAATATATTGGTATTCATAGAAATGATATTTATAATAAAATTTATTTTGGTAAGAAACAATTATCAAGTAATGATATAATGAGTTCATCTCTTCTTAATAGTGATGTTGATACATTCTTTTATAACACAAAATCTGATTCTAATTTATCAAACCAATATACTAAAATAAGTATTTTATCTGGTACAAATTCTGGTTGGTATAATATAGCTCCTTATATGAGATCTTATATAGCAATCAGTCCTCCTAATCCTGTGTTAGCCCCAAGTATTATTGGGAGTTCTATTGCTGTTGGAAATACACCTCAAGGAATTGCGTTTAACCCTATTAGTAACACGATGTATGTATGTAATGCTTCATCGGCTACTATATCTGTTATAGATTGTGTTACAAATACAGTTATTTCTACAATAATTTTACCTGCGAGTTATCCTCAAAGAATAGCTTATTGTTCAGTAAATAATACAATGTATATCGGTAATGCTCCTCCATCTATTAATGGCAACAATGTATTTGTTATAGATTGTAATACAAATACACTTGTAGCTACTATAATAGGTTGTGGAGTAGCTTTGGCATATAATCCTGTTAATAATAAAATGTATTGTTGTAGAAATCTTACAGGGGTATCAGTAATTGATTGTAATACTAATACATTTACGAATATCGCAACTCCAAATTGTTCTAATATAGATTACAATTCTTTAAGTAATACTATGTATTTTACCACAGGAGCAAGTGGTAATGTTGTAGTTATAAATTGTGTCACAAATACTATTAGTTCTACTATATCAATAGGAGTTAACTCAACATCAATAGTATATAACTCATTAAATAACACAATGTATGTTAGTAATCCTGGATTGTCTAGTATAAAGATTATAAATTGTAATACCAATACTGTAACATCTACTATAACTACTTCGGGAAATGTATCTACCATGATTTACATTCCATTATTTAATTATATTTATTTTTCCAATTTTACATTGGATACTGTTGATATTATAGATTGTAATACTAATTTAGTAGTAAATTCTTTACCAATTTTTAGTGTTAGATATTTATCATATAATTACTTAACTAATATCATATATGTTACAAATCAAAATACTGCTAATGTCACATTAATTTCTGCTCCTCCTCCAGTGGGTTATAGTTTTTCACAAGTTATTCAGTATAGAATTACTAATCCATCATCTGGTAATGTTTATGTTACCACAGATTCTGGTAGAGTTTATATAAATGATATAGGTTTACCAACTATCAATGAGACAATCGGATCAGCATCAAACAATGCTATTTTAGAATATAGTAATGGTAATTTAAGTTGGACATTCAATAATTATACAGCAGCATCGATTGGTACACCTGGTCTTACTTTATCAATCTTGGGAAATCCAATTACAGTAAATGGATATAATATAGAATTAACAGATAGTAGACCAATTATTCAAGATTCATTTAATAGTATTCAAAGTGGACAAACATTTTCTAAAGCCACTTTGGTTGATGTGATAGAAAGAATGTTATATTCTTATATACCACCAATTGTTAGTTTATCTGTAAGTCCTTCTATTGGTGAGAAGGGTAATCCACCCACTATTACTGTTACATATACTATTACAAAGGAAACTGATCCTGTAATTAATTGTCAGTTTCCATCTGGAAATGTTATTGGATTTTCAAGTCCGGCTCCTATAAATGCTCCGGGAACTTCTATAGTGAGTGGTAATGTTACCGGAATAGCTCCTTTTGGGTTTACATCTTCATACATATTTCAGGTTACTGATTCTGGAGTTTCTAATGGTAATGTACCAACTACAGTTAGCACTTCAGCAACTTTTAATTTAGTTTATCCTTATTTCTGGGGTATTACTTCCTCAAATGCGGTAAATGCTTCTCAAATGAATTCCATACTTAGTGGTCTATCAAAATCAGTTAGTAGTAAGTCTAATAAAACTGCTATTTTTAATGGTGTTGGATATGTTTATTTTGCTTATCCAAGTAGTTATGGATATTTATCTCAAATTTTAGATGAGAATACTAATCCTGTTTCATTTACATATTCTATATATAGTGGACCAGGATTGACATCTCCAGGTTATTATTGGTCGAATGTTTCATACATAGTTTATAAAATTGGACCAACAACAGTCGGATTTCCAAATTCAGTTAGTTGGCAATTTGATTATTAAACTTTAAATAATTAATATATACAAAAAAGATAAAATTATTAATGCCAGCAACTTATAGTATAAATAATAATACAGCATATGAAGCGGTTAGATTAACCACAATAGGATCCGTACTTAATCTCCTACCTGATAATACAAATAAATTAATCTCACCAAGAGATACTAGAGATGCTATTTATTCATCATGGGAGGCATCTGTATTTAAACAATTAACCGGTAGCGCTTCCATTGAATATATTGGTATTGATAGAAATGGACTAAATAATAAAATTTTATTTGGTAAAAAACAATTAGCTGGATTAGATGTTCTTAATAGTACTTTATTAAATTATAATTTTAATGATACTGATATTTTCTTTTTTAATAACAAAAATGGTATTACACCAAGTAATACAAAAATATCTTTTTTAGCTGGTACAAATTCAATTTTATATCCATATGCTCCTTATATAAACTCATATCAAGGAACATCATCTTTGCATTTAGAAATTGTTAATCAAACAGGTGATATAACAATTGATAGTAGTATTGGTAGAGTTTCAATTAATAATGTAACTTTTCCTACAAAATTAGAAACCGCGTCGGCGTCAAATGGTCAAATATTAAAATACTATAATGGTAGATTAATTTGGGATAATAACACAATTAATCTTGCTTCAATTGGAAGTACCAACTCTGTTACTAATATTTATGGTAGTCCAGTTTTAGTGAACGGACACAGTTTAGAATTAACTGAGTCTTCTCCTATAATTGCAACATTTGGGAATATAGAACCAGGTCAAACATTTAGTAGTGCTCCTTTAACAGAAGTTGTTAGACAAATGTTATACCCACATTTAGGTCCTGATGTTAGTTTATTAATTAATGTTAGTCCTTATAATGAAACACCTAGTGGTTATACTACATCAGCAGTTGCTGAATTTGGAAATATATATGTTTCGGATATTGAATTAGCTTGGTCTATTACTAAAAAGTCAGATCCTGTTATATTTGCTGGATTGAGTAATTCTTATGTGGGTGGGTTTGCTCCTACTTTACCTATTAGTTATCCGGGATTAACATCTATTTCTGGTGTTTCTTTAGGATACACTCCTTCTACTTCAATGACTTATACTTTAAGTGTTTATGATAGTGGTGTTACTAATTATCCATTAGATAATATGGCAATTGCTACTGGATCAAGTACTGTTACTTACGCTACTGCCTCAGTTACCTTAGATTTGGTTTATCCATTCTTTTATGGCGTTTCCACTTATAGTGTTGTTTCTGGGACATCCAATTTTGTTAGATCTCAGTTAGATTTAATTATACCCACTCTTAATAAACTAATTGAAAAAGAATCTGATAAGTCTGTTCCACTAAGTGGTACAGGTTATATTTATTATTGTATACCAGAGACATATCAATCATTGGTTCAAGTAATTGATCAGAATGGATTTGATATCACTACATCATTTGAACAAATTTTAAGATATATTGGACCTAATGAATATAACCCACTTATAGAATCCCCTGATTCATATTGGGATAATATTGGATATGAAATTTGGAAACATGGACCAACTACTGTTGTTCCTAGTTTAACTGACTGGCAATTTAAATTAGCGGCTCCTACTACTACAACTACAACAACTACTGCTGCGCCAACTACAACAACTACAACAACTGCTGCACCAACAACTACAACAACAACGGTAGCTCCTACTACAACAACTACAACAACTGTGGCTCCGACTACAACTACAACTACAACTGCAGCACCTATACCTGATTTTGTATATGGTCAGTCTATTATGTATGATGTAGCTGGTGCGATTGATATAAGTTCACCCTTGAATATAATTGTGGCTAGTCCATCAACTGTAAAAGTTATATCTACACAAGGTCAGAGAACTCCAATTAATACAATTGGTACTGGATTATTCTTATTTACATATGTTCCGAATGATCCATTAGACTATGGTAATTATAATATCCAATTAGATTCAAATACATATACAAATGCTATGATTATTAATACTAATCTTACTCCACCTACTGCTCCTATGCCTAATTGTGCTATAGATACTGCAATTTGGGATAGTATAGATACTGTAAACTTTACAAGTTTGCAAATTTGGGATCCAACTTCTGTTGTAGTATATGATCCAAACTTTAACATAGTTAGTAGCACAGTTACTAGTTTATTACCAGCATCTATACAGTTTACTCCTACTATGTTAGGTACTTATAGTGTGGCTTTAGATTCATTTAATGTTCCTTTTTACTCGGATCCACTTAGACCTAATCCTTGTGTATATAGATTTGATATAGCTACTTATTCACCTGCTACAACAACTACTACAACAACTGCGGCACCGACTACAACTACAACAACGGCAGCTCCAACTACAACAACTACAACAACTGCTTATGTATGTCCATCTGGTGATTTTTATTCATATGTAAGTCCTACTAGCTCTAATTATATTACAATAGTTTCTGCTGGTAATATTCAATTAGTTGATGACAATTTACATTCTGGTAATATTACTGTTTTGGGCCCACCATCAAATACTAATCCTCTTACTAATGTTTATCCACTTCAATCGGGAACATTCTCATTTACATTTGATATCTTTGATCCTAATTTTTCTCAGTATGGACTATTCTGGATTGTAATTAGTGATGGTACTTATAGTTGTACTTATAAACAAATGCCTACTCCTCCACATAGTCCAGTAGATGCTGGTGTTTATATTCCGGATTCAGAGCCGGCTCCAATAACTTCAGGTAATGGCTCTTTAGAATGTGCTGTAAATGACTTAATTGCTGATACTGGTACTAAAAATATTGCTAGTCCAACTAACATTAATGTAGTTGATGTAAACTCAGTTATTTTCTGGGATGAGTCTTATAATGTAATAACTCCTATCACACCAATAGTTGTCGGTCATCTAAATGCTACATTTACAAGTTTAAATCCTTTATCAAATTATTACATTAGTGTGGATGGATGTTTATATAATGTTGTTAGTTCTGCATAAATAGTAAAATAAAAAAATGAATATATAGTAATATGGCAATAAATATAACAGATGGTTTTAATCTAAATTACGCAGCTCCAGTTGATTACAGAATGGTAGTTGCTGACTCTACTGCTAGAATAGCACTTACATATAAATATGATGGATTAAAAGTATTCCAATCTGATAATAGAAATACTTATATCTATAATTTATCCTCTACTAGTTGGGAAATTGAAAATTCTGATAAGATTACAGCATCGGGATCAACTAACTATATTCCTAAATTCACAGGAACTAATTCAACAACCGGAGCTTGGATACTTGGAAATTCACCTATCTCTGCTATTGGTGGTAATGTTGGTATTAGTACAAATAATCCAACAGGAGCGTATACCTATTTACAAATAGGAGGTACTAGTCTAACAGAAGATCCATATTGGTATTCTGGTCAATCTTTACCTTTAATAATTCATAAAGGTGGTGTTGCTGTAATTGGATATAATTGGTATTGGTCAGGTGTTGCTGATGCTTATTTTGATAGTGCTGTTGGATCATCAACAATATCATTTTTTGATAGTGCTATTGGATTTAGAACAAGACCTGGATCAGGATCTTTTGTTTATAGTATGTTTGTTTATCCAGGATATGTTGTCTTTTCAGATGCTCTAACTAGTGGTTCAACTAAATCTCCTATGATTAGATCTCAAGGATCTACTTCACATTCTACACAAACAACACCAGATTTTACTTGGTACAACAATGATCAAACTGGTATTTTTAGACCATCAGCTAATGTTATAGCTTTTACTAATGATGGTTCTGAGTCGGCTAGAATTACAGCAGATGGATCTGTTATTATTGGAACATCTACTGTTACTCCTACTCCTATTCATACACTTACTCTTTCTGAATTACTACTTGGTTATTCTAGTATGTTTCCATCTGTTACTCCAAAATTAAATATTCTTGTTGGTAATTCAATCTCAAATTATGAAGAGCTTATGGTTTTAAGAGGACTTAAAGGTTCTGTTAGTAATACATTAACAAGATTAGGTATTATTATGAAACTTTCTGATGAGTATGATGCTAATGAGTCTAGTAAAATGGGTGGTATGATTTTAGAATCAACACAAGGATACTCTAATTCACCATCATTGTATTTGACTACTGCTAATTCAAAAAGATTGGGTATAGATTATTATGGTAATGTCCTTATTGGAACAACAACTCCATTTTCATTAGGTACTGGTCAGGATTCTTTATTTACTCTTAATGGTACAGCCAGTGTTACTGCTGTATATCATGGCACTGGAACTAATAATTGGCCATCTATATCTTTTAAAAATGACCAAAGCACTGGTATTTATTGGGCATCTCCTTATACAATTGGTTTCTCTACTGCTGGCTCTCAAAGAATGACAATCAGTAATAATGTTGGTATTGGTTTATCAAGTCCTACTTATAAACTTACCGTAAATGGTGTAATACAAGGCAAATCTATTACTTCAAAAGTAGTTAGTGGGACTACATTAAATGTAGGTGGTAGTTTTTATAATGGTGATGTGCATTTATTATTTGGTCAAGTAAATGGGTCTAATAATTCATTTATACAATCTACTTCAGGTGATGTGACTTATAGTGGATCTAATATTGGTACAGCTTCTTACACATTGATGTTAAATCCAGGTGGTGGTGTAGTTCAATACTTGACTGGTAATCTTGTAGCTATATCAGATTCTCGTGAAAAGAGAGATATAAATTATACATTTAATTATGGCTTAGATGAAGTTAATTTATTAAAACCAGCCACATTCAAATATCTTAACTCTGATGAATCAGTTATGGGATTTGTTGCTCAAGATATTATGGATATAATTCCTGATTTAATTTCTAAATATAAGATATCAGAAGATGAGGATAGATTATCATTAAAGGAAACTTCAATTATGCCAATTTTAGTAAAGGCTATACAAGAGTTATCAGATAGAGTTAAATACTTAGAATCTAATAATTAATTATATCTTCTCAAACCACCAATTAAAGTAGATATAATTATCTCCAACTAAGTTGTAATAGTCAGGTCCATATTTTACTATGATTTTATCATTATGAGATCTGATTAACTCAATCTCAATTCCTTTTTCCATTTTTAGTTGTTTACCAGTTTCTGTTGAATAACAAACTACTTCATCATTTAAAAGTTTATACATTCCTGGCTCGGGTTTTAACCAAGCTTTAATAGTTTTAATTATTAAGCCTTTTGTTTTAATAATCCATTCTTTAGATTGATATAAGTCAAAATCTTTGAAAACTTCAGATTTGAACTCTGGATTATTCATAATATTTTTAATAACTCCCCAGTATTCTTCTTCTCCTATTATAAAACTAACATAAACATCATAATTAATATTATTAGATTTAGAAATTCTAATAACTTTCATGCTTTTTATATCTTGATCCTCAAGAGCTAATTTACTTCTTAGATTTCTATAAACATTTGTACCAGCAAGTTGATGTAAAATGTCATTAACTCTAGACATCGCTGCTCTAATACCATCTTGAAACTTGTCAAAGGCATTAAGTGATGACTTTGGATCATCAACATGTGTAGAAGCTTGAGCAGAATCTGGATTCATTCTTTGAAGGTTAAATTCCGTAAATTCTAAAATTAATTTATTCTTGCGTTTCATAATTAAATATATATATTAAAATCTATAACTATAAAATGAAAATTAGAAAATTTAATGAAGATGAAGAAGTAAATATTTCATCTGAAAGAGTTGATGAAATACTAAAAGAATTAAAACAATTCTCATCACAATTAGGTGAAAATTCAAAAATGATGGAATCTCTTATTAATGAGCTTTCTAATTATAAATCAGATACTACTAAAGGTAATGATCAAATAGATGATTCTATTGCATCATCACAATTTGTTAAATCAAATATTGATGATGCTATTGATAAAGTAGATAATGTGATAAATAACCTTATGGATTATAATGATAAAGGTAGAAAATATTTATACACAGAAAATAAGTAATTAATATGAGATTAAAAGAATCATTAAAAGATTTAATAGTAAATTCCGTTTTATATACAATTACTTTAATTAGAAGCCTTTTTGGTAAAATGGAAAAGAGTAACTCTAATATTACTTCTAAAATGGAGTTAATATTTGAGGATAATTTTCAATCATTTAATAAAGATGTTTGGAGAATTGGTCAACCTTGGGGTAAATTTCATCCAGGTTCTCCTTATCAATATTATGGAGATGAATCTGTTTTTATACAAAATGACTGTTTGGTATTAAATCAGATATATTCACCTAAACAATTAACTACTTGGGAAGATCCTAAAGTATATGATATACCTTACTCTGTTGGATTGATAACATCATATGAAAGTTATGGATATGGATTTTATGAATTTGAAGTAGAACTACCTTATGGTTCTGGATTATGGCCAGCAGTTTGGTTAAGTTGTGTTGATTCATGGCCTCCTGAAATAGATATTATAGAAGCTTACTCTGATAATAAAGCTAATTATAAGAATAACTTACAATCAAATTTTCATTTCAATATGGAAGACAAAAAGGAGTCTTCTGGTGCTAGAAATCATCCAGTTAATGTTCCATATGATAAATTGAAATTGGGTTGCTGGTGGACTAAGGATTTCATTAAAATCTACTATAATGGACATCTAGTTAGACAAATTACATCTGATTATATTTTAAAATGGTTTAGAGATAAGAAAATGTTAATTATATTAAACAATGCTATTAGACCAGAATATACTAAGGATATAGAATCTCAAATTTCAGAATTTAGGATTTATAGTGTAAAAGTATGGAAGTAATCATTGGAAGAAAATCAGATAGTTTGATTGAACAAGGTTATGTTTATGCTCCTTATATTCCAATTCAAACATCATCTGTTGTAAATGGATATGATTCTAAAAATACAAATAGAAAAAGAAAGATTAATAAGATATTTGGCTTAGGTTTAAATATTAAAGATGAATTCTTACCAAGTAAATCAATTACAAGTAGATACTCAACAAAGAATATAAATAGTAAATATTACGGAACTATAGAAATTAAAAACACCACTCAAATTTGAATGGTGTTTTTAATTTATTTCATATTTTAATTATCTAATATATCCTGTTTTTTCTTCACCAGTTTTAAAGTTATAACAAGTTATTGAATCATGACCTGGTACAACAATAACATCACCAAATACAAATGGATTCATTATATCATATTCAAAAATAGCAACTTCAATTTTACCGTCTTTTACAATAAGTACAAACTCTCTACCTTCTTCATCAAATCCTTCTTTTAATTCAGAACCATCTGGTAATTTACTCAAATTTCTTCCAATTTCTATTTCACCTTCTATTTCATCTGCTGTTAATGATCCTACTAATTTGAATCCTAAATCATCACCAGATTCCATGTCTTCGTTAAATTTTCTTAAGTGTTTCATATTATTTTATTTTTTTTAAGTATTGAATCTTTATTTCAAATCACTAAGACTCATAATCATTTTTTTAGCTTTTTCGGAAAGACCATTTAAATATTGGTCAACATCTTGAATACTATTCACATCAGGATATCCATTTAAATCCATTTGCAAATTATCAAATGTAAACTCACCACTTAAACCTCCTTTTTTTAATCCATGTGCAAGTCCTCTATAATAAGCTTGTTCTATTAAATCGGAAATGTTTTTAATAGTTCTTTCTTCAGCTCTTACGAAGTTAATATCTTCATTGAATTTCTTTAAGTGTTTCATAATTTATATTTTTTTTACTAGAAATAAGTTTGTTCAAAGTAAAGAACTTCAAATTTATTCTCATGATTTACTAACATTATCGCATTTAATAAGTCAGAATATTCAGCAACTGCATCATTTTGAATATTAACATATCCTTGAATAAAATTAAATGTAGCTGGATGAACATTAAGCGATGATTTTTGACCTTCTGAATATTTTCCAAAAAGACCATATTCCATTTCATAAGCTAAACCAACAATCTCAACTAAATTATTAAATGTTTTTGTAGTTGGAGCTTGTGGTATAACTGGAAGTAAGTTCCATTGTGTTAAATAATCTTGAAGACCTTTAGCATGTTCTAATTCTGAACTAGCTTCGGCTTCAAAGAAAGAAGCAGCTTTTTTATAGTTCATATTTTTACACCAGTTAGCAGCGTTTCTATAGAAATAGTGAGCAGTATATTCATCTCCAATTCTATCATTTAGCATTTTTTCAATTGCCTCTGGAAGTACATTAGGTTTAACTACACCACCTTCCATTTTTGTTTCTTCTTCTTGTTGAACTTGTGCCTGAGCTTGTGTTCCGAATTTTTTAATTTCCATGTGTTTGTATTTTATTTATTGTAAGTCAATTTATAAATTGTTCTATAAAGTAAAGCAACAACTTCATCAATTAAATTATGTAGATGTGTGTCTTCTTGTTTAATACAAGTTCTTTCTGTTTTAACAAACTCAACAACTTGTTTATAATATTCTAATTTATCAGTTGATTTAGTTTCCTTAGTATCAATTACATCATATTCTTCAATAAGACCGTACTGACCTTGATAAGTTTCAACTATTTCATCAATGTGTTCAATTACACCAGTGTAATAAGCTTCTAATGCTAAGTGAGCGGCGTGTGAACCCATATCGCCTTTAACAGTCCAGTGATAAACTTGAGCCATCTCTCTACTTTCTAATAATTTGGAGATAAACTTAGAAACTGATCCAGCTTCTTTACTTTCTTCTTTTTTATCTTCTGCTTTCTCTTCCGCTTTTTCTTCAGAACCTTCTGGTAGATTTGCTTTTGGCATACCCGCCATCATATCTTGATCCTCATTTAACTTTTTTAGTGGTGTTTTAAAATCTGAAAACTTTTTCATATTGTTTATTATTTTTAATAGAGTATATATTATTTATTTAAAATAAAAAATCCTCATAAGTATATATTAAAAACTTATGAGGATATATTTAATTAATGTAAAATATTACATTTTTATTCCATTTAACCACTTATTAACTTGTTTTTCCGCCATATCACATATTTGTTCTTTGGTGAATCCCATATGAGCCATTATATCGAATATCATTATTAAACAATCTGTGGATTCTAATAGAATATTATAGTTAATTCTACCTTCATCTTCTGTTGTTCTTTTATATCCTTTTAATTTAAGAATTTCTGCTGACAGTTCGCCATATTCTTCGCCTAATTTAAGACCTCTTTCAATTAAGCCATGTTTTTCATATTTAGAAGCGTTTATAACTAAGTCATAAACATAATCAATTAATGTTTCAGAGATTATTTCTTCTTCTACTGGTTTTGACTTTCTTTCAAACTCTTCTATTAAGATTGTTAAAATTGAAACTTTATTAGACTCTTCTTTAGATAATTCTACTCCGTGAATAGACTCTAAATACTTTTGAGCCTGTTGATAATCATACTGATTTGTTATTGGTTTTAGTTCCATAATTTGAAAATGTGAAAATTAAATTTAATATATACTATGTAAAAAATATAAGATTATATATGAAATATGTAAAAAAGTTTGAGTCATTTGTTTCTGAGAAGTTAGTTGCTACTCAACCAGCTCCTTCTAAACCAGAAGTTGCTCCTGATACAATTGAGAAGCCTGCAATGCCAGCTACTCCAACACCTATTAAAAGAGATAGAACATCTCCAGTTCCTGCTCCAGCAAAAATGGTAAAAGCAACTGCAATGGATGTTGCTGAAAGATTTATAGAACTTGTTAACAAATCAGGAGATGATATTAAAAAATATACAGAGATAAAATGAAAAGCTTTGAACAATTTTTAAAAGAGGAAATTTCTATTAAAGGAAATAAAGGTATACCTTCTGATAAAATTTCAGATATTGAAAGACAAGGTGCTGAAAAAATCAGAGGAGTTAACCCACAACAATTAATGGGTCAGATCATGGGATTTCTTAGACAATCTCAATCATTTACAAGAGGTAAAGAAAAAGAATTAGAAAAACTTGCAAAAGAAGTTATTGAAGATGCTTTTGGATTAGTTCTTGCTAATGTGGATTTAGACATAAATATGTTAAAAGATGGCAACAAAATTGCTGAATTCGCTAAGAAAGAAGATGAAGAGAAAAAAGAGGAAGAAGCTCAAGAAGAAGAGGAAGAAGAGGAAGAATCTCAAGAAGAACCTGAAAATGAAATTGACTTAGAAGCTCAACCATCAAGAGAAGAAATAAAATTAGCAGTAGATAAAAGAAAGATAATGAATAACATTATCCAAGGTGAAGCTAAAAACACAAAACATATTTTACACTCTGATAAATGTAAAGAAGGATTAGAAAGAATATATGGTGCTAAATGGAGAGAAATCTTTGATATTTGGGACAATATGTCTAAAATAGCTGATAAGTTAGATTGGATTATTCCTATTCAACATAAAGCTAATATGATGGAAAATGCTCCAGGTGGTATGGCTGGTTGTGTTAGTTGTAGATTTCCTAAAAAGAAAAAGAAAACAAAAGACGAAGAAAAAACAGCTGAAGATATTATTAAATCATTAGAAGATGGTGAAGATATGATGGATAAGCAAGAAGATATCAAAAAACTTTTAGGAGTAACTAAACCTACAATTAAAGCTAGAGGTATTGATTTCCCTATGTTATTACATGAAACTGTTAAAGGTATATATGAAATGATTGCTGATGTTGCAATGCCTAAGGGTAAGAAATTAGCAACAGAAGTTCACAGACAAACTTCTTCATTTGCTGATGAAGCTGAGGATTTCAGATATGGTCCTTACTTAGCACAAGATTTAACAGATTTTATTGCAAAGAACTCTAAAGTAGACAAATATCCAAATATTAAAGAATATGTATTCGGTAAATTAATTGATTCTAGTAGATGGTCTGATGAAGAATGTTTATTAAATCTTAAAAATGTATTTTTAGAAAGTCCTGAGGGTAGACAACTAATTGATAGCTTAATTGATGAGACTATTGAAGAATTAGATGAGTATAATAAACAAATGGCTGAATGGGAAGCTAAAAATAAAGATTATGAAGATTCTAAAAAGAATGAGCCAAGTATTGAAGAAGTTCCAGAGTGGTGGAAAGAAGAAGGTGATAAATCTGAAGAATCTGAAGAAGTAGATTATTCTAAAATGTCTCAAAGAGAAATTCAATCAATGATTGATGATGCTTTAGATTCCGGAGATTTTGAAGTAGTTAAAAAACTAAGTCAATATCTTAAAGAAGGAAAAGAAATCTATTTGAAAGAAATAGAAAGAATTAATGAAAGTCATAAATTTCATACAAGAATAAAATAAAAATATATGAAACTACATAAGTATAATCAATTTTTAGGTGAAAAGCCATTAAATGAAAATCTTGATAAGGCTAAAAAGTTCTTAAAAGATAGATTTATTATATCTACAGCTGTTAAGGATTTAGATTTATTAAAAGGTGAGCTAGCTGCTCAAATGGAACATGGTGAAAAAAGAACTTTAAGTTTAAAAGATTTTACACCAGAACAACAAGATGAACTTAGAAAAAAAATCAGAGAGATTAAACTTACTGATGAACAGATAAGAAATATTGAAAGAGAACCTGATTTTGTTAAATTAAGAGAATTATTAAAAGATAATTTAGGTTATTTATATAACTTCACTTATATGTATTTTGTAGAAATGGTTTCTTTTGATGAGATTAAATCTATGTATGATAGAGTTCTTAGTTATGGTCAATTACTAGACAAACTTCCTAAGAAATTTGATGCTAACTTTATTGATCCAAATGTTCCAAACAATGCTGAAAAGTTAGTTGATGGTTTAGATACATTAGAAGATTATAAAAAGATTAAAAAAGTAGTTGATAAATTAACTCCTGAACTTAAAAGAGATTATACAGCAGCTCCTGAAATGATTAAAGATGAATTTGCTCAAGTAGCAAGAGCATTTAATGATTTAGGTAAGAAAAGTGATGGTACTATTGATGAGGTTGAAAGAGAAAAGTTATGGAAAACTTTCTTTGGTGAAGTTAGAATTATTGATTCTGATCAAGTAATTCACGGTAAAGCTTATAAGAAAGGTGATAAAAGGTATTTTGGTCCACTTTTTAGATATAAAAATATTAGAGAGTTTATTAAAGCCGCTCAAAATCACTTAAAAGCATCTGATAATAAAGATACTATCGCTTTCTATGATAAGATTAATAAATGTAATGAAAAGTTTGGATATTTAGGCGCTGATGTTATGTTTGATGAAGAAGGTATATTAATAATTGAAGTTAAATCATTCCCAGCTAATGTATTCTTAAACGGTCACACAAGACACTGTATTAAAGATTACATGAGTCAGTGGGATAATTATGTAGGTAATCATAATAATAAACAATATTATATTTATAACTTTAATATTCCTCAATATAATAACTTATCTGTTATTGGTGTTACAATTGAACCAGCTCAAAGAATTAGAGCGGCTCACGCTAAAGATGATAGTAATGTAGCAGGAACAATTAAAAACATTCTAAAGAATTGGGAAAGTGAGTATAAAATAGATACTGATTTATTTACTAATGCTCTTAAATCAATGACTAAAGAAGAAATTGATAGAAGAGAAAGAGCTAAAGTAGCTGAAAGAGAAATTGTTAGAAAAGGATTAACAATTGAACAAATACTTAAATATGTAAAAGAAGACGGTGCTAATATTAATAAAGATAATGCTAAGGCACTTGAAAATGCAGTAGAAGAAGGTAATATAGAAAAAGTAAAGGTTTGCTTAGAATTGGGAGCTTCTCCTAACTTAAAACCTAAAGGACCAGATGCTATTATATCAAAAGCTAAAGGATTAGATATGATTAAATTATTAGTATCTCATGGTGCTGAATTAACTGGAGATGTATTCAATCAGGTTCTTAGTGATATGGAAGCTCTTGAATATTGCCTTAAAGCTGGATTGGATCCTAACTTTAGTGCATCACTTCCTTTTAGAAAAGTTTGTAAAGGTTCTTGGAAAAACAAAGATGAAATTGGAGAAGGTTATTTTGAACCATTTAAAATGTTACTTAAATTTGGTGCTAAATTAACTGATGATAGAGGTAGAAATATGATTATTAAATGGGCAGCTGAATATGGTAGGATAGATTTTATTAAGTATTTAGTAGAAAATGGTTTAGATAAATCATTTACTGACGGTGACTGGAAAGAAGCTATTACTTGGATTAATCACGCAAGAAAAATGCCAGAGGCTACTAAGAATGAGGTTGTTAAATATTTACAATCTAATATAAAAGAAAAATAATAAAAAACCCACTCTAAAGTGGGTTTTTTATTTGATATATACTTCATATATTTGTTAAATGAAAACAGGTTCAAGGGATATAAATGGTAATTGGGTTGATGAAACACCACAAGCCAAATTAAGAAATATGTTAGGCTCATTTTGGACTTTATCTGAAATTATAAATGATAATCCAGAAATTTTAACAGATAAAGAAGGGTTAGAATTGATAAAACAACTAGCTAAAACTTGTGAAGATCATAAAGATATAATTACAAATCTAATTAGCGAAACATGCAAGAAATAACTTGGGATATATACGGTAATCCTGTTCTTCTAGATATAGAAGAATAACTACTTTTTAAGTATTTGATGACTCTGAAGTAGTTTATTAAAATCAAAATAGTCCTTTTCTATTATAAATAGAAAATTATAACCATTCATCACACAATACTTTTCCTTCATTATATTTTTATCCAAATCAATATTATAAGTATAACTTGATTTTATTTCAATTATCAAATTTAGTTTTTCTATAAAAAAATCAGAATGATATGTGTGATTAGTGTTATTTGATTCTAAGATATATTCAATCGATGGTCCATTTGAAATTAAATCTATAATATTATTATTTTCACAATAATTCAAAAAATCTAACTCATATGAACCCTGTGTGAATAACTCATCATTATAGTATATTATTTTATAAGATGATAGTAATTGTTTTTTAAAAACATTACAATCTTTCATTGGGTTTGTGACACCGTAGTTTAATAAAAAAGAGTTCTTCTTTTTATTCTTAACCTCTTCTATTTTTGAAACATTATTTACTCCGTAGTTAATTAATAATCTATCAACCATTTTATTTTTTATTTCATCTGATTGACTTGGATGTTTAACTCCATATCTTCTAATCATTCCTTCGGTCATTAGTTCTCTAATCTTGAAAGGACTATCTACTCCATAATTTAAAAGTGTAGTTTTTGATTTTTTATCTTTTATTTCTTTAGATTTAGATGGATTATCTACTCCATAGTTCTTTAAGAAGGTCTTTATTTTTTTATCTTGAAAGTCCTTATTTAGTGATAAGTTATTATTTTTAAAATAAAATGATCTTTTTTTTAGTCCACAAGTCTTACAACTATAAATTCCATTTCTTTTTACATTTAAATTATATTTTGAATATCTAATTTCAGATTCACTATTACATAAATCACAAATAGCAATAATTTTTACTTGAGATGACTTTTTTAAATCAATCACTTTTATTTCAATCTCATCATTTGAAAAGTCATATCCTAAATTTGAATAGTTTTGTTTTAGACCAGATGTTACTTTAAATTTTATAAATTTATCCTTTATCATAAGGTATATATTAAAACCTACATATTCCTTTTGAGGATTTGATAGATAGTAAAACTATCATTAACATCCTCATATGGTTTGGGAACTGTTGAGATGCTTAAAATATCTGATTTTACTAACTTACAGTGTTTTGTCCAATAATCATCCCAGTTTTTATTTTCCACTATGGACATAAACATTTCGGTTTTGGTGAATTTTCCGCCAGAAATTCCTATTGCATTTCTCCAAATGAATTCCTGTCTCGGTTTCTTACCACCAACCTCTTTAATAATAGGTGGATAAGTTAATTTACAAGATTCTAATTTAAGCGTTGATGGCGAAAGAACTGTGATGTCCTCAGATACTTTATCAAATAACTTTTTTCTTAAAAGAGTTGAGAATGTAACTAAATCTATAATATCACCTGCAGTTGATGAAAATGAATAACCTTCAATTCCAATCTTTGTAGGTTTAGTAGGGTCAATATTATCTAAAATGTCTTTGATAATACCATCAGTTATTCTATCATAATCTTTTAACTTTATAAGTTCTCCCTCTGAATAATCTTCAAATTCTCTATATTCAATAAATCTATAAGTTACATATTGTTCAGCCATTTTGAACCATTTTTTGATTCCGGTTTTACCAAATGCTGATGATTCTCTACAATAGTTAAACA